GTCCAACTGGATATACTGGCCCAACTGGATATACTGGCCCAACGGGAGATACTGGCCCAACGGGATATACTGGCCCAACGGGATATACTGGCCCTACTGGTCCAACTGGTCCAACGGGAGATACTGGCCCAACGGGAGATACTGGCCCAACGGGAGATACTGGCCCTACTGGAACTCAAACATTACAGCAGGTATTAACTGTTGGAAATTCATCAGTTACACCAGCTGAGTTTACTGGTAATAGCACTGTCGGGGGGTTCGATTTAACTGCAAATTATTCACATCAAGGAGTGAACATAACGGCATTATTAGTGGTCCCGCCAGCTACAGTTGATGTTGCTAAATATACGGATACTGGATTAGAAATTCATTATTTAGGCACAATAGATAAAGTTTCTTTAAGTCCAAATCTTCATATTGTTACCTCAGAAGCCGGACCAGTTGGTATAAATGGACTGGATGTGATTAATGTAGAATATACAAATAATTCATTTAATTCTAGTTTTTTTACAGTTACCCAAACTAGTGAAACAGATAGAGCAACAAGTGTTTTAAAAAATACAGAATTCTTTAATAGTGACTCATTTATAACTACATTAGATACTAAAAGTTTAACGATTAACGAAAATTTAGTTGACCGTATTTATATAAATACAGATGGTCTTACCATTACAACGCCTGCTATTACATACGATTTAATCACTGCATATTCATATAATGGATTAAACATATCTACACAACAATATCTACCACCAGGTCCTCCAGTAGTTGTATCTAAATATACGGATACTGGATTAGAGGTGAATGATTTAATCGGGAATGTTACTTTAAATACGAATGGGTTATCTATAACAAATGGAAATACGACAACGCTAAATGTTTTAACTGGATTATCTACCAATATTATATCAGCAAATGTTTTAACTGGATTACAAATGATAAGTACTACCGATTTTACAGAACAAGTTGATTTTACTACATTATGTCCGCATTGTGATATTGCCCCTACATTTTATAATGATTTATGTAATAAGACCTATGTAGACAGTCGTATTGCTTCAGGTGGATCAAGTTTTTTATATTTAAATTATGAAACTACCCAAACACCTTTATCCTTTAAGCAATTAGGATCACAGCTTGTATTTCCATCAGGAAGTATAGTAAATACAGACCAAACAGGAGATCTCTCTGGTATTACACTAATATCTAGCTTTATAACAGATGTAGGTGTTCCTAACGTAAATGTAATTCCAGCAGGATTATGGACGTTGTCGCAATACGCAATGACGGTTGGAGGAAATAGTGGAACGCTTTATTATTATTTTGAATTATATTTATATTTTGATGAGTTCATTCCTCCACAATTACAATATACATCTAATATGTCATCTGATGTAAATGCGGACGTAGTTCAAACCATATATAATGCCAGTATATCATCTGAAATAATTACATGTAATTTATCAAACCGAATTTTAATTAAAATATACACTGTTGGAACTGGTGTCGTACTTGGATCGACACTTAATAATTATTATCAAGATGGGTATTATTCTTATATGACTTGCCCTCTCATTGAGGGTAGTGGGTTATTGACCGCAGATAATATTTGGAGTGGTTCGAATAGTTTCTCTATCACACCAAATACAGTAACTCCTTCTGCTGGAAACAATAGTACTTCAGTAGCAACCACCCATTTTGTTCAATCTGGATTTTGTGATTTAGTATCCGCACAAACGGTGAATGGTCAGAAAACATTTAGTTCTAGTCCTATTTTACCAACGCCTGCATCCGGAAATAATACAACGTTAGGAGCAACAACAGCATTTACACAAGATGCAATAAGTATATTTAATAACACCGCAAATACGTGGGGAGCAACCCAGACAATGTCAATAATCACAAGTTCAATTAATAGTTTGTCCGCAGCCGCAGTAAGTTTATTTTCATCACTAACTACAGGTTCTATTAGTATAGCAGCATCCATTACTTCAGGTAGTGTATCTTTAGTGAATGGAACAACAGCAACAGGCCCAGTTTCTATTGCTGCAGGACTTGGATCTTCAGGTACAGTATCTATAGGGTCAACGGGTCGTCTGTTGAATATAGTTGGAACAACAAGTTCTACATTAATTACTGGAGGAGTTACATGTGGGGCAATTACCACTTCAGCACCGATCAAATTAGGTACTCCTCCCATTAATAATACTCAACTTGGATGGCTAGCTGGAGCTTCAAGTCGTCCAGTTTTTACTACTTTGTATGCAACCATTACGCCATTAGCTATAGCAAGTTTAACTGTTCCTGCAGGTGTATATATGGTATCTGCATCAGGGGGGCCATCATCTATTAGTGCAGGGACCCTTACAAATATGACACTAGGATTATCTGCTACAGGAACTCCTATTGTAGCAGGAATTACACCCCCATTCGTACGATGGGGTGGTCCAAGTATAGCCTATACAGGATCATCAACCTTACCCACTTTAGACATATCTGGAATTTTTGGAATAACCACTTCTTCTACAATTACGTTGACTGTAACAATCACATTTACTGGGGTTGGTTCTTTAAGAGTTGGTACGTCATTGTTCGCCCCATTTACAGTTGTAAGAATAGCATAATTTATAAAAATAAAATAATATAGTACAATAATGTCGGAAGTGGAATTATATGCGGTAGAAGCCAAGTTCAACAGTGCAAAAACGGAATACATTTCACTTATGGGAACACTTAAAACTTGTTTAGGTAAAGAACGAGCTTCTAAAAATTGTCAGAAGGCAGCAGAATTAAACGCAAACATACAAACGTACCTTATTCAAATGTCAAATCTTATGAAAAAAACGAATGCGAATTTGCCCAAACAACAAGAACTTTTAAACTTAGCTAATCAATTAGATAAAGACATGGGGAGTTTAGTAACGAATGTAAAGAACCCCGACATAGAAGTTTTTTCAACAATGAACCAACAGAATGCAATGATGTGGACTATATGTGCTATTACTGTTTTTTCAGTTATTGTGTATCAATGGCAAAAATAAATATTTAGTTTAAAATATGGAAACAATTAAAAAATATCTTTCGGGTAAAAAATATGCATCTTCTAATGTCCGTTCCGCCGATGGGACCATTGCGTACATTACACCTACAGGAGTTTCTAAAATTTATCCCTCCATGGACGTATACAATTCAACGTCTGGTAAAAATAATTGTCCTGCAGATTTTATACAATTAACCCCAAATTGGAATGAACTTGGGTTTCCAGTAGGAACACTTATGGTATCAGGTAAATCTTGTGGAAATGAGCATTCTTACGTACAGTCTACTCCTCCAGAAACAAACTTCGATTGGAAATATTATTTAAAACAGAATGGGGATTTAGGTGCTGCTGGAATAACTACGAACCTACAAGCAAAAAAACATTGGGACACTTACGGTAAACAAGAGGGTAGATTGCCAAATGCCACCATTTTATCTTCCATGGCAACGTTAGGTAAAGTGGGGTACGTCGATGTAAACACGACTATGCATTTAGTCCCTCCTACTTATACTGGAACATACACCTCTTATTTAGCACGATCAAATGTTACTGGGATTAATATGGAAGATTGTACAAAGCCAATACCGTCCGTATGTTATGGAGATCAATTAATCCTTGTAAACAACGGACTAAACGGATCTATGAATTCATCCTCTTTTTTAGAAATGGGAACAACCGTTACTAATTTATTTTTAAGACCACCTGTTGGAATGGATTTACAAGGTAGACCAGTTCATTATGGAGACCAAATCAGTGTAACTACCTCAGCATCCTCCTACACTTCAGACTGTGGATGGTGGGGATGTAAAGTAGGTAGAGTAAACCCAACAACAAATCAATTTGAATTTGGCCCAGGGGGAGAATTAGCCGCTACGTTTAGAATTGAGCCTCCTAAAGGGTCCGCTCAGTCGTTAGGAAGTGAACTTAAATACGGGGATCCATTTTCATTTAGTGTACTTATGACAACTATAAATAATGTATTGGAACAAGACGATTATTTATCTCCAGGAGAGAGTATAAAAAGTCCAAACGGGAAATACATTTTGATTTATCAAACGGATGGAAATGTGTGTTTGTATAATACAAGTGGGGGAGGAATATGGTGTTCTATGGCGGTTCATTCACCAGGTAAATTAATATTACAAGGAGATGGAAATTTAGTAGCTTATGGATCTAATGGAATACCTGTATGGTCCACAAAGACACAAGGCCAAGGACATGCTCCTTATTCTTTAAAACTACAAGATAACAGAAATGTGGAACTTACCGATTCAATTGGAACAGTTTTATGGAGTTCCCAAACCACTAAGGGTGCGTTAAGTACTAATGTAACAACCCCAAAGTTGGCCTTTGTTAAAAATTCAACGGTTACATTTGGTACGTATAAAGAAGCGAAGCATGCCAATATATTTTCATTTAAATTACAAACAAATGAGCCCGTAAAATGTGATGTAAATGAATTGAAAAAGGCATGCGACGACGCAAATTGTACTGGGTTTATTCATTCTACCACAAATAATACGTGGCAAATGATTACACCTACAACAACTACCACGGATTACAAAATAACAAATACGAATCAAGATGTATATTTGAAGAATTCAACCGTTAATTTACATGATAAATCATGTGAACCTGGAAATCCAAAATTCATTGATGCCACTTTATTTTCAAATTATGCAGAGGGAGGAGGATTTATAGATGGAAATAAATCTCAATGTAGAGTAATAAAGCCTCCGATAGTTCCTAAAATAAATGACGATATGATAAACCAAGGAAAAAAATATATTAAAAAATACAATGCTCTTACGGTATCTGATTTACAAACTCAAAATGTAAATGTAGAACAAGATATGCGGGTAAAAACAGATGAGTATGAAAATGTGATAAAGAATATTACAAAAACATTCAAATCTGGAACCTTAGAGCAACAGAATGTAGACATGACGGTATTTGATGATTATAATAAAAATCATACCATTTTATGGGGAATTCTGGCAACTATCATTTTAGTTTTTATTCTAATTTATAGAAATAGGGCTTAAAAAAAATAAAATTGTAGAGTATGGATGATATTTTAAATGAAATACGGCAACTTCAAACAACAGAAAAACAATTGTATAAAGCAATTACACAAAATGCCGAAAATGTTGCTTTGGGTAGACCCAATACGTTTTCAGATTTGGAAATTCAAAATATTACTACACAGATTAATTCTTTATCCGCAACAAGAGTTAATTTATATAATTCAATTTCAAATACGTACCACAGTCAATCAGTAAATGAAACGAACGCAAAGAGCAATTTAGAACAACAAACCAAAACACTTCGTTTACTTGAACAAGAGTTAAATAAATCAAAGGAAAAATTATCTACATTAAAAGATGAAAAGTATAACCAGTTAAAAATGATTGAAATAAATACTTATTATAGCAAACAGTATGATGCTCATCGTAGATTAATGCGAATGATAACATTAATTGGAGTATGTCTTCTTGTTGCAATTGGGCTTGAATATACACCATTAAAAGTAGTCTCTACTCCACTTACGATACTTATTTGTATCGTTGGAGGAGTGTTTATTGTTAATCGAGGTATCAATATGGCATTGAGACGAAATGATAATTACGATGAATTTATATGGCCTATGGCTCCTACTACGGATAAATCTTTAGCTACATCAAATAAAACTGGATCGCTCATTAGTATTACTGGAATGGATATGCCTTATATATGTACGGCATCCTCATGTTGTAATGAAGGCACTGTATGGGATGACAAGATTGGATGTGTGGTTAGTTCTGGCCAAGACATACCCAAATAAAATAAAGAGAATGAACATGGATATTCAAACAAAATTAGATAATATACAAGAACAACGCCAAACTCTATTAACGTTGTCACCCAATCAACATATAAATAAAACTCTTTCGTCTCTTTATTTAGATATAGTGAGTGCTTTGAAGAATAAAGAAAACGCGCCGCTTGAAATAAAAGATGCCGAAATAAAATATTATAAAGCAAAATATGGAGATAATTATAAAGATCAGTTAAAGTTAAAGTTTACACATGAGAGTAGAATACTTTGGAAAACCATGATGGATGAGCATGTAAGTAGATTGGATAAAATGGATAAATCACTTGCTGTATATAAAACCGAGAGGACCTATTTAGAGAACATAACTGAAGTTCAAACCTATAGTCTAACTAAAATTAAAGATTTATTGGATAAAATAAGAGATTCTAGTACTGACATAAATAATCGTAAATCATTTTACATGGAACAAGAACAGAAAAACTTGAGTACGTGGATAATTATATGCAATTGTTTTATTTTATCCTTTGTAGGTATTATACTTTACCAATATGGAGACCAACTTTCAAATATAAAAGTGTCTGGCCTGGTTATAACTTTATTATCTGTAGTGTTTCTACTACCTTATATTGTAAAGTTGATAGTTAAATTCCCAACTACTATAAATGTGTATACCGAATGGGGATACGACCCTACGGAATCAAAAGTTCAATGGTTAATACTTATTCCAATTGGATTGGTTGCATTGTATTTCCTAGTTGTTTATTTCATGTAAACTAAAGCTACAAGTGTAAAAATAATAAGAGTAAATAGTATTTTACGTTTTTCATTCCATATTCGTTGAAGTTTAGTTTGTTTAGTTTCATAATGCTGTTTAAATTCATCGTAGTGGTCGGATAATGAAATGATTGGCTTATCTATTCTCTCGTTTATTTTATTATGGATAAAATGCATCCATTTAATAAAATCAGCTCTAGTGTCTAAATAAGGTGTTACTGGATACTTCTTTAGTATTTTTTCAAATGTAGTTGCAATTGTTCTATTTGGCATAAATTCATGCAAATTATAAATAAGACGATGATGTATTTTTTTAGTTATGCTTGTAGGATGAATGGGATAATTAAAAGCAATGGTGTGTAAAACAAACCAGTAGTGGGGCCCCCAAATAGTTGAATCCATTAGTATTTAAATATAAATAAAACAATTTTCATAATGAATAAATGCAATAATTGTGGGAGAGAATGGCACGTATATAAACAGTGTAAATCGCCCATTACTAGTAGCGGAATAATTAACGTAAATGAAAAAAAAGAGTATTTGATGATTTGTAGGAAAAAAACCCTAGGGTATGTTGATTTTTTAAGAGGGAAGTATTTAATGACCTCTATCAATCATATCACAAACTTAATTAGTGAAATGACCCTACAGGAAAAAAAAGATTTAACTGAAAAAAAATTTGGTGATTTATGGGGGGATTTATGGGGGGTGAAACCAGACGGAAGTTCAGAAGAATTGATTGCATGTGAAAAACTTAATTGTTTAAAACGTGGGTGTGTAATCGGACTAGAGTTTGTTACGTTATCTGGGTTAATTACAAATAATTTGACAGCATGGGAAGAACCAGAATGGGGATTTCCAAAAGGTAGACGAAATAATTATGAAACGGATATTATGTGTGCTTTGCGAGAATATGAAGAGGAAACTGGATACGATAGAAAGGACATGTGTTTAATTAAAAATATAATGCCTTACGAAGAAATATTCACTGGTTCTAATTATAAGTCCTATAAACATAAATATTTTATAGCAAAAAGTAATAAAAGCATGCAAAAACATAACTATCAAGAAAATGAAGTAAGTGATATTCAATGGTTTTCGTATGATGAAGCTATTTCAAAAATAAGACCTTATAATGTAGAAAGGAAACAGGTATTATCCATGGTTCATACGATGTTGGATGAATATACTTAAATTATTTTAAACTTTTATACTATGGATTATTCTATTTTAGAAATTGGGGATGTCTCCATTTTCCCCATTCTTACAAAAAAGGAGGCTGAAATACTTTCTAAAAGAAAAGACTGGACGGATCTTATTCAAAAAATAGTTGTCATGGCTTCTTCAAAAAGTATTTATGAACTTTTTCCAACTCACATTCAACACATTCAACAGTTCATTTTTACATGGAATAAATTTAATCTTATTGATTTAAGACCTCTTGCTGCAACATTAACCCGTAAACTTCATAGGATATCTATAGATAATCCAGACTTTCCTGATATAAATAATCCTGATTTTAATTCAATACTTACAGAATACGCCGACTTTAATATAAAAGGAAAAGTATACAAACCATCCCGTGATGAAGTAGCTGAAATTGCGGACAATTTATGTAATGCATCAATTGAATTATCCACCTATCAAACGGTAGTTCGTAACTTTCTTTCCAATGATACTCCTTATAATGGACTATTGTTGTATCATGGATTAGGAACGGGTAAGACGTGTTCTGCGATAACCATTGCAGAAGAACACCGAAGATTTTTAAAGCAAAGTGGGCTTGGAACCATTGATAACAAAAGAGGGAAACGTATTTATGTTCTTGGAGGTCCAAACATTAAGTCTAATTTTAGAAAACAATTATTTGATGAAGCCCATTTATCAGAAGAAGGCGGAGAATGGGTTTGTAAAAGTTGTGTAGGTAATGCATTTCTTCGTGAAATTAATCCGAGTGGTATACAAATAAGTAAAGATGACATTGTGAAACAAATGGATGAATTAATTCATAAATATTATAGATTTATGGGATATATTAAGTTCGCAAATAAAGTAAATCTATTAACAACGACTGGACTAAGTATAGAACGACAAATTAAATCAGAATATGAAAATTGCATGATTATTATAGATGAAATTCATAATATCAAAAACAATGATAAAAATTCAATGGGAGAAGATAATGGAGGGTTTACGCCAAGCGAAGCACTCGATTTGATTACAAAACATACAACTGTAAAACTATTGTTATTGTCTGCAACACCCATATTTAATTCGCCAAGTGAAATTGTATGGCTTATGAATTTGTTACACCAAAATGACAAAAGTAGAACGATTGACGTCAAAGACTTTTTCGAAGAAGACCAATTAATAAAAAAAAAAGAAACTGAGTTTATTCATCATACAAGGGGATATGTTTCATTTGTAAAAGGTGAAAATCCATTTACATTTCCTTATCGTGTTTACCCAGAACATTTTGGTAGACCCGACGTTATATTCCCTACTACTGGATTTTATGGAGATAAAATCATTCCGTTAAGAACACAAGTATTTCCATTACAAATTGTTGAAAATCAAATGGAAACGTATAAGGAAGTACGAGTTGCATTAGACGAAGCAAGAGGTGATAAAATGGCAAATTCAATTGAATTGGACAAATCCGTCTTATCCGTTCTCAATATGACTTATCCAGGAAAAGAGAGTAACATTGACGCGTTTATGATTCATTCTAAACCAGATCTTTATTCGTATAAAGAAGGGACAGAACACTGTTTTGATTTAAAAGTGTTACGTAATTATAGTGCAAAAATACATAATATATGTAAATGTATTGAAGCTTCAAATGGAATTGTCATGATTTACAGCAAGTTGATTGAAAGAGGAGTTATACCTATGGCACTTGCACTTGAATCAATGGGATACGCAAACAGCCATAGAAATTTACTCGATGGAAATCGACCTAAAATAGGAACCTACTGTCTTATAACTGGGTCGACCTTAAATAACGCAGCAACCATTTCAAAAATCAATTCAAAAGAAAATGAAAATGGTAAACGAATAAAAGTGGTTATTATTTCAGAAGCCGCATCTGAAGGAGTGGATTTAAAAAACATCAGACAGATACATATCATGGACCCATGGTGGCATTTAAACAGAAACGAACAAATTATTGGACGCGGTATACGATTGTGTAGTCATAAAAATTTGCCATTTGAACATAGAAACGCTCAAATTTTTTTATATGTTTCTATTTTAGACAATGTTGAATTGGTAGATCATTTTATGTATCGGTATGCAGAAGAAAAGGCCGTAAAAACTGGTAAAATTACCCGATTGTTAAAACAAAACGCAATGGATTGTGTAATGAACCATGATCAATTCCAATCTATAAAAACAATGAACGTTGTAGTTCCACAAATCCTGTCGAATGGCGACCGTATCAAATACCCTATTGGGGATAAATCCTATTCCATCATGTGCGACTTTATGAAAGAGTGTGAGTATGAGTGTAATTATTCAGAAAAAAAAACTAGCATTGAAAGTTCGCTTTTTAACGTTCAACGCACGATTGAACAAATAAGAACTTTATTTAGAGATGGATATGTTTATACAATAGATGATTTATTTCGCGAATTAAATGTGAGAAGTACAATTTCCTATGGTCAATTATATGAAGCATTGTCTCAAATGGTGGATTTGAAAACGGAATGTAAAGATAGTGTAAATAGAAGTGGATACATCGTGAACCATGGACCCTATTACATGTTTCAGCCAAACCAGTTGAAAAAGGATATACCAGTATATGAAAGACGAATACCTGTAAATGAAACTATACCGTTTATAAGCATTATTCCTAAAAAAATAAATAAAGTCGATGAAAACATTACTAAAACAATGCGTAAAAATTATGATGAGACACAATTGAGCGTGAGTAAAGCAAATGAAACAAAGGATAGCTGGTATAGTTTAGTGCCCAATACACGAGAGCATTTACGAATGACCCTTTTAAAAAAAAAAATCGTTATGCAAGATGATGTACTAAACCAATGTATAATAGATCATATGGTTGAAATGTTGTTGCATGAAGAATGTAGAGACCTCTTAAATTATTTATTTTCAAGAAGCTTGGATGTGTTTGAACAAAAGATTAAAGATTATTTTATAATGAAGGACCATACAGTTTGTATATGGAATTACGATAAACTCGCGTTTTTAAAATTCGATGAAACATGGAAGGCCTATCACGTAAACGAAAAATTTGTACCCATGCCTTCCTTTGGTAATGTAGTTGGAGGAATAACAAATAATGGAGATGATAACCGTGTGTTTAAAACAAGAGATATGACTATTTCAGAAATTACACATGGACAAATATGTAAAAACCATTCTCATAAACCGATTGGATTAATTGAAAGTGTGTTACACCTAAAAGAATATGATTCCTTATCTAGAAATAAAATATGTTGCGAAATCGAATTATTATTGAGATACTTAGAAAAAATAAAACATGAGAATAAAAAATGGTTTTTATCTGCCATTGAAGTAGTTCGTGAATCAAATAGATACGTTACAACAAAGGAGGCGAGTAAAAAGTCCAAGGATAAAGCGGACTTATACAAAATAATAAATCTAATAAAACCTCGCAATGAAAAAAAATAAATCGAAATAAATTAAATAGATTTAAAGTACATAGTAAAAATGAGCGTATATAAAAAATCTCTTTTAAACCGAAATGTTTTAATTCCAATGAACCAGATGGGGGGGAACGTTACTGATTTATTACGCGAATCATTAAAAGTAATGGAGGGTACATGTGTAGAGGAGGGTTATGTGCAGAGGGGATCCATTAACATATTTAATTATTCGTGCGGAGTTCTTAAAGGACCTTCCGTACATACCCAAGTTACATTTGAATGTTATATTGCAAATCCATTTCCAGGTGAGACATTTGATTGTGTAGTGGAACACAATACAAAGGCTGGCATCAAGGCAAGATTAAATGAAAAGGAATCGCCCTTTATTGTATTTCTGGCGAGAGATCATCACAACAAGATACCTGAATTTTCAGAAATTAAGGAACATGACATTATACAAGTATCTGTATTGGGACAGCGGTTTGAAATTAACGATCCTAAAATATCCATTATAGCAACGTTAATTGAAGTTAAAAAAGAACCTGAGATACCTGAAACGGTCAATGAAATAAAGAAAGAACCTAAAAAAGAGATGGATCAATTCGTATTTTATTATAGATCGGCTGATAAGCCTCCAGGTAACGGGAAAGGTGAAGTTGGAAAATCACAAGAATACGCTGAATTGGGTAAAATACCGGATTGGCGAAAACAGTTAAGCCATTTTGATGTGGCAAAGTTTCAATGTGATGGTTCTCCTGAAAATAATATTAACTTTCCTGCTGGGTCATCATGGAATACACTAGAACACTTTTGGCAGGCATCTAAATTGTCACTTGCTAATCAAGAATTTGCAAATACATTATGTGTAGGAGGTAAAAATGGTAATAGTGATGGTGCACAAGCACAACGACTTAGAAAGGGGATTATAATGACACAAGAACAGTTAACTGAATGGGAGCGTATAAAAATGGATGTGATGTATACTGGCGCTCTCGCAAAATTCAGTCAACATCCAGAAAAACTAAATATTTTATGTTTAACTAAAAAGGCAATGCTCATGCATTTTTCGAGAGGTGAGGAACTGGAAAAATTCACTCATTACGAAAAAGTCAGGGATGAATTGTGTACAAAGGAAACATAATCTTTTATAGTTGATTAAGTATGAAATACGCCTATTATATATTAACCGTGATATTAATTTGTATTTTCATTTATATTATAAGAAAGGTTCTCCTTAAACGAAATAAAAAAGAACATAATGAACCTAAAATATGTGAATTGTTTTATTTTTTTACAGCATGGTGTCCCTATTGCAAAAAGGCTAGGATAGAATGGGACAAGTTTAAACTGGAATGGAATTACAAAATGATTGATGGATACACTCTTAAATTTCAAGAAATAGATTGTGACATGAATGAACCTTTAGCTACAAAATACAATGTTACGAATTATCCGACTATAAAACTTATAAAAGATGATATAGTAATTGATTATGATGCAAAACCAAATGTAGAATCATTAACCCGTTTTTTAACTACAAGTTTTGAATAAATTGAACTATGATTTATTTTATCTAAACCTCTCATTGAATATTGTCCAGTGTTTTAATCCTATATTTTTTTCCAATAGAACCATTGATTATCGATATGCATTTTGAGAACAAATATATTCGTATATCCCAAGGATTTTATTCGCATATATTTTGCGGAAATTGAAGTTACTTTAGAACATTTCCTTAATTTTATATTTACATATATATATATGAATGACCGATATTTGTTGCCACTTGTTCAGAATTTTGATAGTGATATAAAGATACCCAGATCCGGACGACAGACTGATACCTTATTCAGTCAGATTTTACCTACTTTTAACACATTTGATAAAAACGCCATTCAGAGCGGCATATATGCGGGTGTCATTATTAAGGCTATAAAGGATAACAGAATAGATGAAATAACCGACTATATTAAGACCGAATATATTCCTTATCTTACCAAATGGGAAACCCATAACCCTATGGACCCAGTATTATCAAAGGATGTGATATATAGGGACGCCTATAATACCGCACTCAACACCCAAATATCACGACTACAGCGTAGAGCTTATAGAGCAATTAATGCGTTAGAAAAATTACAGGAATATTACAATGCCGAAAATCTACCAGATTTACAAATTAAAAATATAATCGATGGAATAATGTTTAGTTTTAATTTATGGCAACCACTCCATGCTGGCACCATACCTGCTCATTCAGCATGGACCCAAGGGACCCAAAGAACCGTAGGTGGTGAAAATTATACCACATTTGAGACATGGGAACTACCAGAGGTAACCCCAACGAAATGCAAGAATGGCCAGACTGGTTGTTCAGTTTCGGGTGGAAAACCAAAATATAGAAATAGAACTAGAAATAGAAATATAAAAAGAACTAGAAATAAACGTAAAACCCGAAAATAGAATAAACGTATTATTCGATAATTTATGCCTCTGTGAAAGAACAACTTTATACCTTCAAGCTAAAAAAATATTGTAAATAATCTTAAATATCAGACCAATAATTAAAAGTTTAATATATAAAAGTACAATCTCCAATTATCTGTTCCATTTCTTTGTATCATTTTATTATAAGTATAAAGTAAAATGAGTTTATTAGGAATAATAGGACTTTCCATAACTGAAATTTTAGGCGATACATCGTTAAAAGAGTATGCAAATGGTAAAGGTATTTTTTATTTAGGAATAGGAGTTTTAGGCTATGTTGGTGTAATTATTTTATTAATCATTAACTTACAAGGATCAACCCTTTTGATAGTAAATAATGCTTGGGATGGAACGAGTAGTTTAATTGGAAGTTTATATGCTTATGCTATACTAGGAGAAAGGTTTGATAATTATTTACAATATATAGGTGCAATATTTATTATATTTGGACTTTACTTTTTAAAAATACCTTTGAAGAGGACCCATCCATTTTACATACCTGCATAAACTTCAAATAGTTATAAGATTTTTAATCATTCGTTAATGATTAAAAATATACGCGACATTTAGATTCGAACTAAAGACCTCTGGGTTATGGGCCCAGCGCGCTAACCTCTGCGCCATGCCGCGGTAATACTCGAGGTGGGATTTGAACCCACGAAGCCGAAGCACGGGATCTTAAGCCCCGCCCATTTGACCAGACTCTGGTACTCGAGTATGAACGCCCTCGGACAGTTTTGATCTGTCTACCTTGCGATTAACAGTCGCACGCTCTTCCGATTGAGCTACAAGGGCATTACTATATAATTTGAATTGCGTTTAAGTTCATTTTTTAAATATTAAAATTGATAAAGTTAATTGTAAAAACACCTGATAAAAATGTTTTTTCAGTATGAAGGGTTTAGATTTGAATCGTTTAAACGCATTAAATCATATGAATTGGTTAGTGGACGTAAGTATTTATTAATTATTGGAACTGTTCGAATAAAGGGAACATTTTTATATCATTCAGAGTTTCACTATTTGATACATTTTTATGTGGATAAAATAATAGCGGCGTTTGCTGTAAACGGAACTTGGATATTTGAATTCATTGAAGTAAAGAAAAAAATAGTAGAGGCAATGGAAGCTAGAGCTTTAACTATGATTTTAAAAAATCTAATTGATGAAACGTTTATATTAAATTAATCTTACATGGCTTTTGAAGTCTGGTAAAGACTTTATTCTAAGTTCAGTAAACACGATGTTTTTTTACTTTGTTTTATAATTGGCGTAGGATAGGATTGATGCGTTGTTTCCACAATCGTATAAGATTGGCTGTTATAATAGGCCCTTCTTTTTTTCCATTGATTTTCAAATGTAGGGTGACTATCTACAATGTCAATCACAAGTGGCATCGTATGTTTTATACGCAATATACGACCCACCGCTTGGGTAACATCTGTTTTTGGAGTGGCTAAAATGAGTGTAGACAATGATTTAATATCAAGAGCCTCTTCTGCCATTGCGTACGTTGCTAGAATAATTTTTTTAGTTTCACTTTCTTTAAGTGCAGACTGTTTCATGCCACCAATGTAATAACCCACTGAAGCCAACCCTCTATGTTCTATCGCATCGTATAAATAATTTAAGAGAGCCTTTGTATGTGCTAAAATCATAATTTGGTTTGTAGTAGATAAAGGTAAAAGAATAGTCAATAGATTTAAAATGCAATCTTTTCTTGGATTAAATTCACTTATTTTTTTAATCATACACGTGTAATTTGTATCCCCCCTAAAATTTCGAATGACTTCATTAAACTCTTTGTTGTCAGTTGAATAGGAAACTTTATGGATAAAAACGGTTGTCCTTTCACGTTGAGCGGAATAAGCGATTTCACCGAGAAATAATTTAAATACTTTCGTTAACCCATCTTTACGTTCCATCGTGGCAGATAGTCCAAGCATGTAAGGCGTTACTAAATGAAATAACGCATTACTAAAAACTTCAGCTGCAATGTGATGGGTTTCATCTATAATAGTAAGTCCAAAATCTTGAAATACCTCCTTTGGATAAGTTCGCATTGAAATGGATTGAAGCATCCCAATGACAATGTCTTTCTTGATGTCAATGGTATCTCCTTGTATTCGTCCAATGGTTGCCTCAGGTAAAAATTCATGTATTCTTTCAATCCATTGTTCTAGTAAGAATTCTTTATGAACGATTACAATGGTTTTACGTTTTAGTAAATGGATTAAATAAAGAGCCAATATTGTTTTACCAAACCCACAAGGCAATTCTAGAAGACCGCATTTTACTTTCATAAATGCATCAACTGCATCTTGTTGATCTTTACGAATGGTTCCTTTGAATGAAAGGTGAATGGGTGTTCCTTCAGAAATATGTAATGGAGCAGTCCCATATTTAGAACCATAAAATCTAGGAACGTATAATTTATTTGGAGATTCGCGATAGGCAAAGAATTCTTTTATGTCGCCATAGTCTTTCGATCCTTGTTTAAAGGTAAGATTTCTTTTCAATTCAGTTTGTTGTAATGGTGTTAATAATTCTTTAGGAATAGTATACCCTTTAGGACCTATAAACATTTTTTTAAATGTCATTTGACCGCATTTTAACCATCAATTTTAAAAAAAAATAATAACATACATTATGAACCTTCTACATGTAATAGTACTTGTATTGATGTGCATGATTATTCTGTTTAATATTAAACTTCCATCTGAAGTAAAAACATTCGGTGAAATACCTATAAACATTACTCTGTTGTTTATAGTATTTTATTTATTTACACAATCTCCAATTTTAGGAGTGGTTGGACTTATTGTAGCCTATGAAGTAACCCAAACGAAACAACCAAGATTTATTCAAACAGAATTACCAAATGATGGTGAATTTACTCCTCAAAATCAATTTCAGGAAACGTTAGAAGAATACATTGTGAAAAGAATTGTGCCTTTAATCCAAACACAAAGTCCAGTTCATTTAAATTTTAAGAATAATCTAGATGATACGCACAATGCTTCCACTCTATAATAATACTATAGGGTATGAAATCTGAATTTATCCTATTTGCTGGAGCCGCCTTTTACATTGCAGACACGATTTATGATGGTAAATATTCTAGTCAGTTTACAAAATATAAAAAACATTTTAAGATTGCTTCTGTATTGTTTGTAGTCTTTTCGCTTTACCTATTTATGCGAAAAAATCCATCGGAATCACGTAACATGATGGGACATTTAAACGGAATGATAAAATACATGCCGATTGATAAACAATCCAGGGATTTATTAGCACCCTTTTTAATACAACCCCAAGAACAGCGAATAATGACATCTGGAGGAGATGCCACTTCGAGAAGTGTAAGCGGTACCAAAAAAAAATGGGTAGCCGCTCAACAAGGATGGAAATGTAAAGATTGTAATGCACAATTGGATGCATGGTTTGAGGTAGATCATAAGGTAAGATTGGCGGATGGAGGATCAAATCAAGTAGACAATTTAGTGGCTCTGTGTAGAAATTGTCATGGTAAAAAAACAACGGTTGAAAATTTATAATGGAATATAGAATGAATGACTTCGTTATAACTATTATATTTGCAATAGTGGCATTTATTTTTATAGTTAGTGTTTATGTTTCTGGATCATATCACACCAAAACAGAACGTATTTTAATATTGGTTACAGTGATATTTTTATACTTACTTTATTTCTTTTTTATATATTTTCCTCAAAAAACTGAAATAGATAAGGAAATTGCACATACAAAAAAAAAATATGATAAATACAAACAGGAGGCCGAAGCTTTTTATGTAGAACAAGTTAAATCGGCGTGGATAAATGCAATGAATGATCGGAATAAATATTATTTTATCATTCTAATAAGTTTACTTTATTTACCAGTACCATTATACATTATGTATTTGTGGAGACATGTTATAACCAGAATGGTTGATTTTACGCTATCCATTGTTTTTTTAGCCTTATCGGCATTTATAACTACTTTAGTATGGATTTATAAGTATGGATTATCCATTAACTACCTTTATATACCAGCATCCATGTCGTTTCTTTTAGTCGTGTACTATTTTTATAAATTAAGATTTGGATGAAACGATAGATAATACTGTATGTATCATCGCGTCTGAAGGGGATGCAGACAGTTTAGTAAGAACGTGTTCAACTGAATGAAGTGACACCGCCATTTTTGAAAATAATGGAGAAAAAAACAGACCGTGCTGTTTAAGTTTGGTATTGATTTCAAATATATCATATACACTGTAGCAATGGTTCACTTGTGTGGCTACTTTATAAATATGTATAATAAACTTATGAATATCTGCTATGGTGACTGGATCTAAATTTTCAACTGGTTCTACAAACTTCATGGTTTGACGTGCCGCATTTTGAAAATCCAAGAGTACAAAGGATTTAAATATGTCTATAAATAAATCCCGTTCTTGTGGAGTTAATTGCACCATACATCCAAAATCAATAATTCCGATACGATCTGGCATAAATAAAATGTTTCCTGCATGAAGATCCGCATGAATAAACCCGCTAAATAGACTATGAACTATTAAGTCAGTTAAAAGATGAATGCTCATTTGTTTTTGTTCCACCGTTAAACTTTCTAAAGGAATTCCTTCTAGCTTTGTCATGATAATTTCGTCTTTTGTGCAAGTTATAAGAGTAGGGATTTGTATAGAAGGATGATCTGTAAACAACGATTTGAATTTTGTTTGATTTTCGACCTCTTGACAAAAGTCAAGTTGAGTTAGAAAAAGGTCGCGTACTTCATGATAGGATTTAATTAAAAATGGAATGGAATAAAACCAGTTTATAACCGATAGAACTCTATAAATAGATCTTAAACCGTTAACTACACGTTGATCTATGTTTTTCCGCTTTGTTTTTATAATAACAGTGTTTACGCCATCCGTGGAACCTTCAAATAGAATGGCAATAAGACCAGACCCAATTATTTTAGTATAGGGTATAGTTGGATAAATAATTTCATCCTCTGTATAGGGTATCGTATGAATGTTATGAACGGCTATCGCTTGAAAAAATTTAGTATAAATTATATTTACCCGAATACATTTATACCAAAATAATTCAGTATCAAACTTGCCCGTAAACAAATATTTTACTCCTTCATAAAGTGAAATACCTAGAAGTTTGAAAATCTCCATTTTACTTTAATCGGTAGAAACTCTTTATACCGAAATCATTAGAATAAAAAAATATTTCTTTTTAGATAATGGACGTTGATTTAAATTTAAGCAATTATTCACAATGCGACATCGAATCACTATTTCAACTAACCAATGGTTATGGAGAGAAAGACATAGAGGATAAAGAACGAGCCCTGATTTCCAAACTAACTCAAGTGGATGTAACTTCAAGCATGAAACTAGAACTTAATAATTTTTTAAGAAGTGCAAAGGAAAAACTAAAAAATCTGTTAATTCCGAAAACAACAGATCCCTTTATTTACTCAAACCCTAGTGAATATTTCAAGGGAACTCTAAATCCAGTTGAAAAGAGAATTATTACCAGAGTAGTTGGTATAGATACGATGTTTAGACCACAATATGAAACTACGAAATCAACTGATTTTACTTATACCCTACCTGAGTATATTAAAAACGTAGTTTCCATTAAAATTGCTGCAATGGAACTTCCCAATATGTGGTATATGTTTTCAAATTATGCAAAGAATAATTCATTTACAGTAAATGCAAATGATGCCACCACAGTAGTCGTTATACCAGAAGGAAACTATTTAGCTGAAAGCATGGGATTTATATTTAAAGTGATCGATTTAGTCCAATTTGATGTAAGCCAAATAAATTCACGTACCACGATCTATTCTGCAAATGCGTTTACAGTTAATTTTGCGACGGACAACTTGCCACATATTCAAACGTGTGGATTTATGCTTGGATTTAAAAAAACATTTTATACAAGTACGTATTCTGCTACAAAATATAGACACGAAATTACAAGCGAGTCAACATTCGGGGCCGCGTCGGACAATTACGTTTTTGTAGAAGTGGATGATTTTCACAATAATTTTGTTACGGATACAGTAGTTTCAGTCATTCAATTGAATGGTACACCAACGTATATTGGAAAAAATATAATGGCAAGAATTCCAATCACTAGCAATTTTAACTCAATCGTTATCAATAATGTAGCGGATGGACAGTTTAAAACCAGAGACTATTTTGGACCAGTTCGTTTAGAGCGATTTCACATTAGATTACTAAATAGATTTGGCAGCGTTCTTCAATTGTTAGACGATTATTCAATGTCTTTTGAAATTAAGGAATTATATTCGTAAACAATAAATAAAATCGAAATAAAAATAAACTACTCTTTAGATTACAACAGAAAATGAATGCATATCTGGCATGTCATCACAGTAAAGATAAATCGGAGTGTACCCACACTCGTATAGGAAGTACCGATCATAACGTATTCGGGGGGTCTTATCACATTACGGATTTATCTGCGTTTTACACGCACTACGTAAAACATGTGTTTGAAGACGGCCATAAAGAATATTTAACTGAAAAACAATGTGAATGTGGCCCCATTGGGATTGACATTGATTTTAGATATTCAGAAGCTGTAAGAGCATATACGCCTGAAAATATAGTTGAGTTTATTGAAATATTACTTGAAGAACTACACAAAGTATTTACTATTGCGGACAGTTTTCAAATTTATATTTTTGAAAAGCCGTCCGTTAACGTAACCCCTACAGCAATTAAAGATGGAATTCATTTTATTGTAGGGTTAAATTTAGATACACCAGGCAAGACCGTTATTCGGAATAGACTTTTAAAAAATATGGACATTTGGAATTCAATCAAAGTAACGAATGATTGGAATTCAGTATTAGATGAAAACGTATTCAAAGGACTAACAGGATGGCAACTGTACGGTTCGAGAAAACCAGGAAACGATGCTTATAAATTAACCTCGGTTTATACATGTAAAAAAGATAGGGATGATTATGAATTACATTGTTCTTCTGGCGAAAACTTCCCATTAGACCAATTTTATAAATTATCTATTCGAAATCTTGAAAATGAAACTCCAGTTTTAAAAGAAGCATTTAGACAAGAGTATGAAGCAGCCAAACAACGAAAACGGTTGCGGGTAGTAAATACTGACATGAATAACTCAGGTGAAATTACAAACATGGCTTCATTAAACAGTGCCATTGAAAGATTACATACTTCTCTTGAGATTTCAGATTATATCATACAGGAAGCTCATCTATACGTTCTCAGTCTACCAGATACCTATTATAATGATTACACAAAATGGAGCAGGGTTGGATGGGCCCTTAAACAAACCGATACTAGATTGTTTCTTACATGGTTAAAATTCAGCAGTCAATCGTTAAAGTTCTCCTTTTCAGATGTTGCTGAACTTAGAAGACAATGGACCAGTTCATATAAAGGAGATGAAATGCTTACGATGCGATCCATCATGTATTGGGCTAGAATTGAAAATAAACAAGAATATGATAAAATTAAAGAAAAAAGTATTGAACTATCCTTAGAAGAAGCCATTAAAGATTCATGTTCGGAATTTGACATTGCGTCAATCTTATATCAATGTTACAAGGATTTATTCGTATGTGTTGATATTAAAGGGGCACGATGGTTTCAATACGCACATCAAAAATGGAATGAAACAGATTCTGGAACTGAATTGCGGAAACACATTACAAGTTCAAGAGGACTATATGGAATTTTCGCCAATAAACTAAATCAAGTAAGCCAACTTATGGGAACAATGCAACCCGATGATGACAGACATAAGACGGTTAAAAAGAAGTATGACAAAATTCACGGAATTATGGTAAATACACTTAAAAAAACGGGAGATAAAATAATGAAAGAGGCGTCCCACATCTTTTATGTAAAGAACTTCTTAAACTTGCTTGATAGTAAGAATGATTTATTATGTTTTACCAATGGAGTGGTTGACTTCGGTGTCAATCAGTTTCGGGATGGATTGCCAGAGGACTATACCCATAAGTGTACCAATATTCCATATATCAAATTAGAAACGGCAGACCAAGCTATTGTAGAAGAAGTAACCAACTTCATGGAACAACTATTTCCAGATAAAGAATTGAGAGATTACATGTGGGATCATGCTGCTTCTGTTTTAATTGGAAAAAATAAAAATCAAACACTCAATATTTATGTTGGTAGCGGTAGAAATGGAAAAAGTATGTTTGTAACTCTGATGAGTGCCATACTAGGAGATTATAAAGCAACTGTTCCAATTTCTCTGATTACAAAGCCCCGATTGAATATTGGTAGTGCGTCGCCAGAAGTGGCAACATTATTGGGAGTTCGGCTTGCCGTAATGCAAGAATCATCTATTCATGATAAAATAAATGAAGGAACCATGAAAGAATTAACTGGTGGTGATAAAATTTTGTGTAGGGCACTCTACCGAGACCCAGTTGAGTTTATTCCACAATTTAAATTAGTCATGTGTACTAATAATTTACCTGCCATTGATGGTAAAGATGATGGTACATGGCGGCGTATAAGAACGGTCGAATTTAAATCATTATTCAATGAAACGCCTGATCGTTCATCTAAATATCAGTTTAAGGTAGATAAAAATTTAGATGAAAAATTTGAATTATGGAAACCAGTTTTCATGAGTATGCTGGTAGAACGTGCATTCATCACAAATGGGGATGTAAAAGACTGTAAAATGGTAATGATTAATTCTGAAAAATACAGAAACGATCAGGACTACTTGTCCTCCTTTTCCAAAGAGTGTATTGTCATTCAAACTGGCGGTATTATGCGAGAGCTTGAATTACATGATAAGTTTAAAGATTGGTGGAAGATCAATTACGGTAAAAATGAACCAAAGGGTAAGGAGTTATTTGATTACATGAATAAAACATTCGGTCAACATAGTGGAATTTCTAAAAAGGGAACGGTATGGTATGGGCTTAAGATTATTCGAGATGAAATGATTGAACAAATGGATGACATTTAGGTATTCAGGGCAATTATTTTCTCGTATAAAGTAATTTCATCTTTAAGTGCTTTCATTTTTTCACTATTACCTGATGTTTGCGAAATGGCGTTCGTACACAATAAATCACAACTTTTACTACAATCTGTCGTACATGATTGTTCACATGGCCTCAATTTAGACGTGTTGCCTAGAAAAAAACCACCACGTCTACGTTTTTGTCTTTTTGTTCTCTTTCGTTTTCCACCTCTCAAATAAGGTAAAAATGCTGGATTTTCAGCCATTAAACGCGTTAAATCTGGATTTTGATTTGACGCCGTTATTCTATCAATAATTCGTGCACGATGTATATTTTCAGCTTCGGTAGATTGCAACTTTAACGCATCTCGTTTTGTGACTAATCTTGCAAATTCCTCTGATTGGGCATACGTATCTTCTGCCGCAACCCTACAATAAGATCCACAATTTTCAGCACACTTTGTTTTACATTTTTTAATACATTCCAATTTTCCACCTACTTGTTTAGAATAAAGGTTTAAATTTAAATTACTCACTGTTTTATTTGTGTACATTCTATATTACTTTATTTTAAATAATAATCATATCCATTTTAATTACATTGAAATACGCGATTGCTCTAACTATAGTTATTTTAGGATTTGCGTTATCATAGGTCGTATAATATTCGGGTAGTTTTTTTGCTTCAGCTAAATTTAAAAAGTATTCTTCTACCATAGACCGCATCAATATAAGTTCATTCTCCGCTGCTAAAAATGGAACAGTAGGAATAAGTAATTGTGAACTCATCACAAAAGAAGATAACCTAACATAATGGTTTAATTCATTGGCTAATCGTGAAAAATAATGATTTGGTTTACCAGTAAGCAAGTTCGTATTAGATACAAGTAACTTATCCCCTTTAAAACATAACTCTTTACATGTATCGCGAATAATTTCAGGGTCAATGTTATCTACGAAAAGAATTGATTTTTCAAGTATTTGTCTAATCATGTCAGATGTTACCTTTTTAAGTTTAATGGCTTCATTTAACTGTTTACGTAAATCAACATGTTGACCTATTATCGTTTTTAGTATGCGTCTACATTCAGCATAAGTATTCTTCTCAATGGTTTGTTTGGCCACATACATTATTCTTTTTTTATCTTTCGTAGATGGAACTTTTTCATATTCATATAAAACATGGTGTGTATATGCTTGTAAAACTGTTTTTTTATCTTGTTCTGGAACGCATGGCACAAATGCATTTGTTTCTGTAAGAATGCCTATGATTTCATTTTCTACTACTTTATACATTGGTTTGCACGGAATATAAGAGGAGAACTCATTTAATTTTCGTTCGGTTTGTTTGTAAGGTTGAATTGGCATGGCAGTTTCTGCAATGTCTAAAGTAGAAGATGGGTAACAAGGAATAAAAAAATCATCTACAGATAACCCTATGCATTTATGGTTATCTACAACCTGTTTTATATTTGTAGAATAAGGTTTTAAACTAGTATACAGTAAAAAGGCAACTTTATTTGAAGTAATTGGTCGACATTTAGAATACATAGCTATAATTTGGTCAAACGCACTTTTTAAAAAGATACTCTTATAAGAATGAAACAACGTATGCGTATTTTTCTTTTTGTTATGTTCAATGATAGGTTCAAAACAATTGTTTTGTTCTAGTAAAATTAAAACACGCCTTGTTTTATCAAAAGTGTCGTGGCTGTAATAGTTCGTTGGACAAATAATATCAAGTGTTTCAGTTACTTTAAGTATAACTAAATTTACATTAAAAAAATCACTTACAATTTCCCATAAATAGGTGTAATCCATGGGCTGGGTCATTAACACTTGTTTGAAAATTTCTACAGTTTTAAATTGTTGGATTAAATTACCGTTATTATAGGTACTAAATGATAATGCAGCAGTATGTATTAATCCATCTATGGTTTCTTTACGCGTAAGAGATTTATATTTTGAAAATAGGGTACATGCTTCTATACAATCTAAAAAGTGATGAGGGTCTTTTACGCCATAACGAAATAAAAAATTTCCTTCTTCAAGCATACAGTTTTCTTTCAATTCAAATAAATAACGAACCTGTTTAGGTAAATGTGCTACTACTTTATAGGGCATCGCCCTTATTGTATCCGTTTGAACGTATTGGGTAGATTCGGGTACATCCTTTTCTTTTTTATCTTCATGGGTTAATTTATAACAACATGGTCCGCCTTTAGTCATCATTTTAGGATAAGGAAAAGTTCCATCATTTAATTCATAAACAGTTCCGTCTTTTACTAAATCCACCTGTTTTGTCCCAACCTTTTTAGGGTCAATAATTTTTTTACCCACGATTTGTTCATTGGTAAGAGGTATATGATTTTCCATATCCCAATATCTAGGACAAATGAATGTTTTTCCACTATGCACTAATTTGGCGTAGTCTTTTACATTTTCAGCCTTTTCTTCAATCTCACTTAATGCGATGGGTCTATGCATCACTTTACAATCTCTAACATACGAAGATGGTAAATCTGGGATGTTTTGTTTAATGCGATGAACTCTAAAATCAGTACTTTTTAAAAATAAGTCTAGATTTTTAACCTTTGCACCTCCATATACTTCTTCATCTGACCCAGCTTCATATTCAACCTCTTCAGAGTCAGAATCCGAAGAACTCTCGCGTTCCACATCTGATCCCTCTTCATATTCAATTTCCTCATCTTCAGGAACAAATCTAGTTTCAGGGGCAGCACAACTAATTTTTTTGTCTGAAATAAGAATAGCAGCATAAGCATTCATATTTTTTTGAATGGAATGAATGTAATAAATGGATTTAATATTAGTCAATTGAATACTTAAATTGGTGGAAGAAGTAGTTATTGTAGTCGGGAACCCAATTTTCTTAAATCTTCGCTTGGGTTCATAGGTAGAAATAATTTCACTTATTTTAATATCACTATAATGAAACACTTCCTTTAATTTTTTTCCGACATTGCCGTTATTTTTTAACGTTTGACTACAAATTTCCTGAACTAATTCAGATTCAGAAAATTGAGATACTCTACGATACCGTTTAAGTTCTGAGTTGTCATGTATTTCATTCATATCGATAAAAAACTGATTTGAACAATCTTTATCTTCCGCATCTTTAGGTATACTAAAGTTCATGGTGTATTCCATGTTTAGGATTACCGCATTTCTAATACTAGTAAATACTGGATAAGCATACCCGCTTTTACGCATAAATTCATGTACTGTATGTAAGATTGGTTCATGCATTTTCATAAACGCGTCTACTTCATCCACGGTTGAAGGGTCACATGTAAGTTCACATATAATACTGCCATTGTCTGTGAATGCGTACTTTATGATATGGGTTGCATCATATTTTTTAAACAGAACTGTAACCGACTGTTTAAAGGATTGATCTCTTATTAATATTTTGTTTCGATCTAATAAGGGAATTTTATTTCCATGTATATCTTCAACCACACTAAATAATTTATATAAAATGGTATCTTCTGCCCCAGAATTGTATTGTATCATTGGTATATCATCCGTCACATGAAGTAAGTTAAAAATCATATCCAGTGGAATTAACATGGGTTGAAACGCATCTACTCTACATACCATTCTAACAATTCCATCACTTAGTAACGGAGGAGGGACAAGGTCAAATAGTTCACCCAATCCCTTTACATCTACGCCAACAGAACGTAAATCATGATTAAAATAATACGCATCAAATTCTGGTTTTATACATACATATATGGTATCCTCAAAAAAAGGCATGTAGTCTAACAGTAGCTTCTGCATGTATTGATCTGGTTTTATAGCATTATATTTATCAATATCCATTACATTTGCTGGATTTACAGCGGCATCCATGGTTTGGCCAATTGGAAAATCCATAAGAACATTGTTTAAATCTTCAAAATCTTCCTCTGTATAATCACGATTTTCTAAAACTGGAACTGGCTTATTTAAAGTAGACAAAAAATTATGATAGTGAAATCGTTCAATCTTCTTGAATGGCTTATTGACGATTGAGAAAATCACCTTTGAAGTATAAGAACGATACTGTTTTGAATAAAGATACACATCATTTACGTCACAATCCAATAACAATGATATTTTATAACAAGCAGTTTCAATTGTATCGTCTTCATAGATTGAAACGTTTATTTCATTCCCCAAATGTATAAACTTCATAAATTGAATGAATATCTTTTTTTTTAAATAAAAATATAAATGTAATGGCATTCACCAGATTTTATGATGATCCGGATAGAGTTATGAAACATTTACAAGAAAGTACAGATCAGGGCATGTATTATTTAAATCAGCCTGGTAATGGAGATAGACCACACTACATTAAAGATCCTTCCATCATTTTACAAAAATGGGGGGCTAATTTACATAAGAATAGAGTTGGTGTTGAAAGCGAACTTCTCGGATTAAATTATACGTTGTCAAAAGACCAAACTAGAAAACCATTTACTACTACTGTAATGGAGTATCCAACCTATACAAAAGAAATAACGTGTCAGCCTAGAACAATTGCTCCAGTATGGACTGCTAGAGATTTGGAACAATCGCATCGATGGATTTTACCATTGGACCCACAAGAACATGTTATTCCATCCTTTGATAATAACATAAGTACCCGAATTTTAGAAAAAAATAAACAATTAGGTTAATATGGCAAGTTTAGAATTATCCACGTAAAAGGCTATGTTTATAAGTATACCAATTTAATTACGTTAAATATATTCGAACAATAAATAACGCACAATCGGCTGCTGAGTATATGTTATGTTCATCTACTTTAGGTATTGTACTTGGCGTAATATAGAGTTGATACGGAACCATAGACAGTTTTGAAATATCTACTTGATGTGAAATGGCATCAATATAAAGCCCATTCAAAAAAACGTTTTGTATGGTAGAATGAACATCTACATAAATATTGTTGTCATCGTCCATTTCTAAATTAGTTTTTGGATTACATACTACAGTAAAATCATCATAAAATAATTCATGATGCCATAAAGGAATTGAATACTTTTTACAATTATGCGTATAGATATAAATACGTTGTTCTATTAAATCCGATAGGGATGGTTCAATAATAACAATCGATAAACGTTTACGTATACTATCAAATACAGGTTCTGGTACAACTTCTTTATATTCCATTAAAATTGTATACAGTGACAATAAAATAGAACTATCTAACATAGATATGACGTAATGAATGGATGAATTAAATAAACATGGAATAATCGGATCTTGCTCTGATATAAATGCATAGGCCTCATTTAATTCTTGAAACTCTTCTTTGTTTCCATTTTTATCTGGATGACATTTAAGTGCCTTTTTATAATACATTCGTTTTATTTGTTCTGGAGATGACCCTTTATGAACTCCTAATAAAGCGTATGCCCTATTCTTATTCATACTTTAATTAGGCGAACTACCTTTAATCCTAATAAAGTTTTCTTTTGAAGGAATAAGCATTATGTTTCGCACTTTTTTAAACGTAAATGCAGTATTTAAGAAAGATAATTCCTTTTCTCCAGCGGTCATTTCATGCGTAACCTTAAGATTTCCATATAAATCTTTAAAGTTAACCCGCTTAATTAATTCAAATCCGTAACTTTCCATTACCTTTTCAAAGTAAGGAAAATAAACCAACCATTCCGTATGAGTATTTCCAATCATAGCTTGCAGCACATCGATTTGATAACCCAAACAGGACTTTACTGAAATAGAGGAATGAATGTATTTTTTAGTGATTGCACATAATGGTTCTCCTTCACTCTCAATGGTATAGGTATCTCTATCTTTTAATTTATCAAATACCAATTCGCCATCGTAGCACGTTCCTACAAAATGACCGTTGAGTTTAGTACATTCGGTGACATTTTTAATAAAACGTGTAAGTGAAGTTTCATCTACAAACATATAATGCATCGCAAATTGTATACTAGATACATCAAAACCGTCTTTAGCAACGCCGTATCGGTGTACCACTCCTGGCTCAATTTGATGTTTTTTATCTTCTCCGAATAAATACCGCACCACTATTTTATCTATTTCACGAGTAATTGCATCTCCTGTTTTTAGTCGAATGGCACTATTACCTTGAACAAAAATTCCCCTCAAATTTTGACGAGTAGACCAGTTTTCTAAATATCGCTTACATGCACCATCGTCTTTATTCATAATGTTATTTTCATCAATGTCAACCCCAAGCACAAACTTAGCTAATTTCCATTTATCTAAATCTCCCCCCTTTCCAACCGCAAAATCAATTACGGTTTGATCCTTTTTTATAATTTCAAGTAAATTGCGTTTTACATCATTGTGAAACTTTTGTAAACCAGACCGAGGCCCACTTTTCGGCTCATAATATCTTACAATCGTGGATTCCTTACCTAACATACTTGAGTCAATGGGGTGTTGTATAGTATACCAATTACTTGCTGCCGTATTGAACCCATTTGGATTTAAATGTTTCATCTTATCCCATCTTACTCTTAGAGGTATCCACTTTTTATCATACCGACATTCAACAATCATGTCGGTTTCTATAATTTCAGTTGCTTCTGTCCGAATGATGCCATCATCATCTGCATGCACAAACATTACGTGTGAATGGGTATCAAAAGGGTTAGTTGGTTTAAACAAAATTTTATTTTTCGGTAGTGCAATTTCATATCCATTTAAAATACTATAACTCGAATCCGCATATAAATCTCCCTTTGAAAATCCCACATACAATTCAACCTGTTTTACTTTTACTTCATTTATATAATGGGTTTTATCCGTAAATTTGACTAAAAAGTCAATGGTATTGTCTTTCACTGGTTTCCATTTAAAACTTAAATCCCATGTAATTTCTCTATCCTGTATTTTAGTATTATGTTTTGAAATACCTACGCCAAGTAAAGTTGGGGTAAAAATGAGCCCATCCGTATGGTATACCATTTTTTTTGTCAAAATCGCACTACAATTTTCTTGTGTACACGGTTGAAAATCTTTATAGGAAAAACTAAGGGGTCCATCGCGTAACGCCAATATGATAGATTTTACAATTTCATATCTAGTCTCTTTATTTCCCTCGATAAAAAGAGCATTTGAACGAACATCTTTTTTTACATCAAAATAGGCATCAAATGCGACGTACATATTTACTCGGTTGTTGTCAATATCAAGTGTAACGTGTTCTCCATCTAAAAGCGTTCCGTCCAAATCCGATTTACATCCAGTATATTGAATTCCAAGTTGTTTAAAATGTGAAATGATAAAATAAATCCTCTTTTTTATTATAAACAACATTTTTCGTTCACCATCTGCTTTATCTGTAACACAATAATCAGTTAAAATTGTATCTAAATGTTCCTTCTGTAGTGTAATAGATTTAGGGCCAATAAATTCCTTTGTTTTTATAATGTCTTTATAGGAAGACCGCACTTCATCCATTTCAGTAAGACTAATTGGAAAATGGGATTGTTGAAATCCTCTAAGAACAAACGTAATTGCTTTTTGGATATTTTCTTTTAAGGTTACGCTTCGTTCAAACTCGGCTTCAATCTCGTACGATGGAGTTGTTGTAAAAAGAGCATCTAGTGAATCGCTCATTCTTACAATACTGCAATCATACACAAATGGCACTCCTTCTTTGTATAATCGAACTCTGTTCATGTAACGATACATTTTTTTATGCTTTAGTAAGTCTACAGCTTCCGCTATTTCAGTTTCTTTACTTAACGTTAATGTAGACCAATATTCAGGAATGACAACTCTTTTTATTTTTTCCTTTTTACTGTAACTTGCTATACTAACTATCTGGGTTTGACAATAATATTGAATTTGGTCAATTCCAAGTAGTTCAACACGAATGGTATGATTTTCACCTGAAATGACAATACGCATTAAATCTTCACCTTTAACATCTTTTATTTTAAACCCTGCCATGAGTAACCATTTAATGACGTTGTTATACTCCGTTTTTGTATTTTCTCCTCTTATTTGAGTTTCAAATTCAAATACATCTGGGTGGACGTCCTTTGATTTTAAAAAATCTTTAATAATGGAATCCATTTTTTAATACTATATACGTATTTTTATTTTTAATCAATTTTTGTTAAAATATATACGTTTATAAAATGGATGTTATTATAACGGGTGGAATTTTAGTTATACTTCTGTTTTTTATAACAACTTTAGGGAAAAAAATTAACGAACCATTTACTATTCAACCTACACGCCAAGATGTATTATTAGACTTCCCCCTTAAACAAACCATTCAGGCAACTCCTGTGAATTATGGCGACTTGAATAAATATATTTATAAAACACCCATGGCATCCTATGAGCAAGTTACCAACAATAAAAGATACTGGGATAATCCAGAAAACGGATCTGCGTTATATCCTCCCATCAATGGAACATCCATGTACGTTTAAAACCTATGGAGTTTTTTAATTCGTTCGCATACGTCTATTCCATACATAATTTTTAAATAACATCGAAGACATACAATTACATCAATCATTGAATTGTGTAGATTTTCAGCGTCTTCATGAAATAAATGTTGATGTAATTCAGACAATCTGGGCCATTTATTTAACTTACACATTCGAGTAGTTGCCAACATCGTACAATAGGTTGGTTTTACATTGGTCCATACAATTCCATTTCGCAAACATTCGACATGTAACATATTAAGATCAAATCGAATATTATGACCGATTAATAAATCGCACTGATGTAAACACTCCGCAAATATGGAATAAACTGGCTTGAATGGAAACCCTATGGCTTTATTCATAGATGTAGTAATTCCATGAATGTGATCGTTTTTAATTTCACAAGGCGATGTAATTACAAAATCATATTCCGTATATTTATAAGTTTCTGTATCAAATAGTAGAAAACTAAGTTGAACGATATTAGGCCATTCACTCATTGTTTCTTTTAAAACTGGAACTTTTGGTGGTAACCCAGTTGTTTCTGTATCAAACACAAGCAATTTCATTTTTATACAAAATTTTACCTTTTTAAATGAAATCAATTTTTATTATATTTATATATGACAATGAAAAGTGTGTTATGGCTTCTTTTTCTATGTACAATATTGTTTTTTAGTTTAGGAAATACAATCATTCCAGTGATATCTATGACTAAACAAAGTCCTAAATATAAATCACCAACAGATTACTATTCTGATGCAAATGCTAGTCAAGGGGTGTTTTCAAAAACAATAGAACCAATGGCAAATGAAGACACCCAACGCGGTACAAAATTAACGAGTCTCATCGATAACATATCAAATGGTAAAGCTAATAATGCATATGGAAGTAAAGACACCCAACGCGGTACAAAATTAACGAGTCTCATCGATAACATATCAAATGGTAAAGCTAATAATGCATATGGAAGTAAAGTTTTGCCAGTTATTACTACTATAAAGGGGCTAAGTGTAGGTGGTTGTAACGGTACGCAATATGGTTGTTGTCCTGATAATGTAACTGCTAAAAATGTGGATGGTAGCAATTGTGCTGTCTATCCTCCAGTAAATGTAGGATGTGCGGGTACTCCGTTCGGTTGTTGTCCTGATAATGTAACTGCCAAAAATGCTATGGGTAATTGTTCTACTGCACCAATAAACATGGGATGTGAAAATTCGCCTTACGGTTGTTGTCCTGATAAGATAACTTCTAAAAACGCGGCAGGTAACAATTGTTCTACTATTATCTGTGCAAATTCACCCTATGGTTGTTGTAATGATAATGTAACTGCTAAAAATGTGGATGGTAGCAATTGTTCTGCATATCCTCCAGTAAATGTAGGTTGTGCTGGAACAATATATGGTTGTTGTCCTGATAATGTAACTGCCAAAAATGCGAATGGTAGCAATTGTGCGGCATATCCTCCAGTAAATGTAGGTTGTACGGGTACTCAGTTCGGTTGTTGTCCTGATAATGTAACTGTTAAAAATGTGGATGGTAGCAATTGTTCGGTTCAACCTCAGGCAAATGTAGGTTGTGCTGGAACAATATATGGGTGCTGTCCTGATAATGTAACTGCTAAAGATGCAAATGGCAATTGTCCCGTGTCTAATCCATATGCAACTTTAACAAACCAATCCGTAAATTCAAGTTCACAATCCATTGTGCCATATAATACAAACACGGTTTTTATACCTCCTCCAATTGGAACTGCTAGTGGAAATACGATGAAATGTCCTGACCCAGAGCCATGTCCTCCTTGCGGACGTTGTCCCGAACCATCGTTTGATTGTAAAAAGGTTCCTAATTATTCAAGCACGAATTCCGAATATTTACCCATTCCAGTATTAAATGATTTTTCACAATTTGGAATGTGATAAAATTGATACAAACAAATAACGTAACTCCATTATAAAAAATGTTGAAACTTACGCTTGGATGTATGTATGCTGGTAAAACATCTGCATTAATAAATGAGGTTCAATTACATGAAAACTACACAGTGATTGATTATGGTGTAAATACGCCTCTTACACAATTTATGATTTCTCATAATGATGAAAAAATTATATGTTCTAAGACATACAATTTATCTTATTCTGAAGTTGAACGATTTGATACAATATTTATAAATGAGGCACAATTTTTTAAAGGGTTGGCTTCATTTGTAAAAGAATGTTTGCATAAACATAAAAACGTGTATGTTTATGGATTAGATGGGGATTTTAAACAAGAAGTATTTGGTGAAATACTGCAGTTAATCCCATTATGCGATGAATATGTTAAATTATATGCTGTTTGTAAATGCGGGACAAACGCATCATTTTCGAAACGTTTATCTAAAAATAAAGAACAATATTTACCGCACGATGTTTATGTGCCTGTTTGTAGAGAATGTCTTATGCTTTCCGAGTAAATTTCCCCCCAGTTTGCTTTCTTAATACCCATCCAGCCTTTGTATAACATTTTTCAAGTTCTGGATCTAAAATACAATCTATAAAATGTTCTTTTGTTCCGTTTTTTAAATAGTTTTTATACGAGGATGGGTTCTCTGCAATAATATCTTTTAATTCAGGAATTTTCAGTGCATTAAGTTGTTCTCGTGTGAATTCGGATGTAAAGGAAGCCTTTTTTGTTTTTGATGCCTTAGCTTTGGGAGCAGGTTTAGGTATTTCGGTCGCATCTTCAAGCGGGGATGAACTAGGAACTGGTGGAACTGCCTTAGGAACTGGTGCAACTGGTGCAACTGGTGGAACTGCCTTAGGAACTGTCGGAACTGGTTCCGCATCTGCGTGTAGTTCATCTTCAGACGAGTCTGAATCGGGCTCCTCCTTTTCGTTTAATTCATCATACCAAGGAGTATCCGCAAATTTATTTTTAATTATTTCAGGAAGACCTTTCCAATCAAAACTACATTGTTTATTGTAACAAACCAATTCATAATGGTTCTGTCCTGAATATCTCAACACTATTATTTTTTTTACGGTTTTAACAACATCTTGAAAGGATGCAACCGTTTTTTCTATTTTTCCATCACCTATCAATACAAGTAACATGATAGAACGCATGGATTGATACATCGTTAATACAAGTTGGTCCGCATAAACTCCAGGAGTGGATAAGTGTTGTGTATAAGCGTCGATAATTTCATCTTGCGTTGTTAACGAAAAATCATTACCAAAATAGTCTCGCATAAAATGGGACTCTTCCTCTTCTACGTCTTTATCGCCTGATACTGGTTGCGGCAAGAGAGCATCCTCATTTTCTTTTACAGTTAACAATATTTCATAACTAAATAGAGCTTCGGGTATATGCTCATCTACAATTTTTTTAAGTACTTCTTGTTTAAGTTCTTCCAGTTTGGATTCATCGTCTCCAGCATCCTTTAGTTTTTGAACAAGATCAGGATATACTTCTTTTATTTTCCTTGGTTTACTTGCATTATAGTAGTCTACTATAGCGGCAGCCGATACAGGAGAAATATCTATAAAGTTTCCAATATCATCACGGAGTTTTTGTATTGCTTCAGCAGTAGGCTTTTTACCTTCTCCTTCTAATACAGATTCGAAAAAGCAGTCTCCGTTTGCCTTATTTGGTTTTATCGTAAATAACGACTTTTTAACCTTTTCTGTTTTAGATGCTGCCTTTTTACTTTCAGGTATTTCAGAAAATGTTTTTCCTTCTACAGACCACTCTGGTTCTTCGCGTTTAGCAACATTGAAATCACCCGCATCATCAAAATCGTTCTCGCCTTGTTCATAATATCCAATTCTGCGGGTTACATGGTCTCCATTCACTTCATATACATTATAAACAGTTTTACCATTATCTTCGTGTGCTTTACCTACACATATTTGTGTAGTTACATTTAATTTGACTGATGTTATTTCAAACACTCGTGTATTATGTCCTATATCATCCTCATGTATGTTATCCATATATAGTTACTTTATATTTATTTTTATATTCTTTTTGGTCGATTTTTTTTCCAAACGTGAGACCTTAACTAGTAGAATTGCTTTTACGCGTAACCTAAAACATAAAATATATCTAGATATAAGTATGGCAGGAACACGTAATAAACAAACACAATCTGATTTTTTAGCGAACCAACTCGAACAAAAAAAAACAATGGAATGGTACACTCCATCCGTTTTACAACCGATTGCTTATCCTTGTCACGGAATTAACGTTCAAAAGGCACCTGCACATTTATTATCCTCAAATGCAGTTGATATAGAAGGATATTTATACGGAATTGGTTCAAACAATTACATTTTCCCAACTCAAAACCCATCGGTTGATTTAAAACCACTTCCAAATGTTTCGTTTTTTCAACCCACCAATCTATACCTTCCTCGTTTGCCTCCTTTTCTTGAAAATCAGCGACCTGGAATTTGACCGTTTTTTGCGTCTTGTTTTTCTACCACCCCTTTTCTCTATGTAAATAAATTCGATGTCTTTAGTTATTTTTAAATATCCAAATTCCTTTTTACTCTCTAAACATGTAGCTATTAATGGAGGATCTTGAATTTCTAATGAAACAAATCCATCATTTACGGTAAATTGTGTAGATGTAGAGCCTGCCTTTAATAATTCTATTGGATGTTTAGTAAGATCAAAAAAATCATCTGGATCTGCTCCGCCCGTTCCGACAATGTGTACGTCGAGGATAAATGTTTCAAAATTTAATCGTTGGTGTTGGTATACATGAAAGTCAGCACATAAATAATGAAGGGGTCTGGTATTTAAGTTATTTGTAAGTATTAAAGTACGTAAAAAATTAATGAGTGCAAGATTAATGTTTGTAGGAGCACTTTCCGGTTTTGTGTCAGATGCTGGTTTATATCTAAAAATAAGTAATGGGTGATGTGCTACAAAAAATATACGTGTATTATCTTCAAATAAACTAGATGTACGCCTAAGTAGATCAGCCAATACTATTAATTGACGTTGTCGGTAATCATTGGGGGACCCGACCATTCCGAACATATCTTTATAACATTCCATTTCTTCTACGTTTGAGTATTCAAACATGGATGAATCAATAAATATGTAACAATCATCTCCAATCATTCTAATTGGAGGTTGAATGGATACATTTGTTTCACTAAGCCCATTTTCCCGTTGTACACGTATATCTATTTTGTTAGTCCGTGTTGCATTTAATTCATCTATTATTTCCATTTCAGCCTTTATAATTTCACATTTTGTAGGATTTGATATTATTGGATCAAACACTACCTTTTCAAGATCAGATACGTCCATTTCATGATTACCTGTAATGATATCAATAGGTATATCTGGTAACATTAGAAGTATTGTTTTAATCGTTTCTGTATTTATTATCTTACGTTTTTTATTACGTTTATCAGCATAATAATTATCCCCTGCAATAATAAGATTTGTTGTAGACTGTTTAATTGATGATAATACTTGTTGCATCATTGGAGTTGAGCCAACCAACATATCTCCCCAACAACCAAACATTGCTACTTCCATAAAATTGACATGTTATTTTTTTTTTATTGTTTATAAATAATGATAGATTCTGAAATGACAAAATTAATACAAACACAAAGCCTAAAGTATATCGTTCGAAATTACAGTCTCACTATGGAAAATGTTATAAAATTTGTAGTTACGCATGATATGAAATATGATGATGATGATGTAAGCCCTTACATGGTTTCTATATGTCAACCCCATTTAGATAGAGATGAAATATATAAGGCGTTTGGATAAAAATTGATTTAATTGGCTTTATGACTTTCTTTTTTAAAAAATGCAGTTTTCAAGTGAACAAAGTTATGCGTACGATCTTTACATGAAGGGTCACAATGTTTTTCTAACTGGTCCAGGTGGAACGGGTAAGTCAAAGTGGATACAAACCGTTTCTACCTCGAAAAAACGAATTCAGGTGTGTGCCATGACAGGATGTGCAGCAATTTTATTGGATTGTAACGCTAAAACAGTTCATTCTTGGGCAGGCATAGGTCTGGGCGATGCTTCAAAGGCCCTGGGTTGTAAATTTGCAAGAGATAGATGGCGGTTAACCGACGTACTAATCATTGATGAAATAAGCATGATGTCGGATACACTGTTCGAATTATTGGATACTGTAGGTAAAACCATCCGTAAATCATCTCTTCCATTTGGAGGAATTCAATTATTGTTTTGTGGTGACTTTTATCAATTACCTCCAGTAAACGCAAAGTTTTGCTTTGAAAGTCCTTTATGGAAAAGTACATTTCCATTGACCGTTCAATTATCTATTTTATTTCGCCAAAAGAATGAAACGTATCAATCCATTTTACATGAAATTAGAAAGGGTACAATATCTAGTAAAAGTAAAGAATTGCTAACAGCAAGAATAAGAGAAGGAAATGGATCTACACGATTGGTTCCTACTCGTTCAAAAGCAAACTTTATAAACGACAAAGAATATGTTGCGTTGTCTGGTCCAGAAACAACTTATACAATGAAAGTGTCTACTAAAAATAAATATGATGCTGAATTTTTAAAGAAAAATATATTATGCGATGAAACGATTAAGCTTAAGGTTGGAACAAAAGTCATGTGTATCGTAAACGTAAATGAGAGCTTATGTAATGGTAGTCAAGGTGTAATTGTAAGAATGGAAGACTATCCAGTCGTTCGGTTTGACAGTGGAGAAATAACCATTCGGCCTCATTGTTGGACGACGGATGACAGTAGCATTTCACAGCTTCCATTGATTTATGCATGGGCTATTACCATACATAAAGCACAAGGAGCAACGTTAAACAGTGCTGAGATTGATTTAGGAAACGATGTATTTGAATGCGGTCAAACCTACGTTGCACTGTCTAGGTTAACTGACATTGAAGGGTTATTTCTTACAAGTTTAAACGTTCATAAAATTAAAGTAAATCCTAAAGTGGTCGACTTTTATGATAAAATAAAAATATAATGAAAAATACATGGGGCGTATTCTTAAGCAAGAAGATGGACTTTATCATGTAAAAGGAAATTCATTTCCTGTTCTTATTGGAAGTAGAGCACAAGTTGGACATGAAACTGCGTATAAAACCAGTGGCAAATTAACTAAAAAGGATCTTTTTTTTAATGGCAGACGATGGGTTTCCTTATCTAAACACAAATCTTCCAAATCTAGAAATCGTTTGTTAGAACATGGTTACGGAACTAAAAAGGGAGAGTTCGGAATGGTTCAAATAAAACCTAAGTGTAGAAAAACTAGACGAAAAAAATAAACTGTGAAAGTGGATTTAAATTGAATTGAATAAAAATAACAAAAAATAATAAAAAATGTTGAAGGCTGAACTAGAAGAAAAGGGCTATGCCATTCGCACCGTTCTATCGGAAACAGATTGTGCTTACGTAAGATATCTTCATCGTGAATGGCATACCTCACTTCCCGGAACTCCCGAACGAATTCACGGAATATATAAACATCATGAAGTGGGACATCAACGGTTTGTATGGTGGGTTAAAACACGACCAGCCGTACAAGCAACGTTTGCTGAAATATGGGGGACTACAGAGTTAGTAACTGGATTTGACGGTGCATGTTATTACACAAAAGAAGAAGTACACGCGGATAAAATATGGATACATACAGATCAAGCGCCAGATACGCCAGGATGTATATGTATTCAATCTGCATTGTCTTGCACTGAAAATAAGGAAAGAACCATCGTTGTATATGAAGGGTCTCACCTTCTATGGGAACCATACATGAGTGAACGAAATCTAAAGGGTAAAAAGAATTGGTTGAAAATTGATCCCGCCTATCTTGATACTATTCAAGATAGAAAACGAATACTACATTTAAAAGTGGGCCAAATGGTATTTTGGGATTCGCGAACCTTTCATCAAAATCAAAATGGCAAAAATGGTGAATATAGGCTGGTTGTCTATGTATGTTTCCTTCCAAAATCGTCAAAGAAAAATACAAAGGCACAGCAAGCAAAACGGCTCAAATATTTTAAAGATCGCCGTACTACGTCACACTGGCCGTATAGCTTACATGTGAACGGGAAACAGCCACAGACATGGGGAGATAAAACTAAACTTATTGAATATGACAAGCTTGTACCTCCGCAACTAGATGACCTTGATATTGCAAGTATTTTATAAACATATTTAACATAACCATTTATAACAGAGTATAATGTTTTTTTTATCGTTTGGCGATTGGGGTGAAAATTCCCATATCAAAACAATGATATCAACTCTCATTCTCAGACTTAATCCAGATGCAATTCTTTCACTAGGAGATAACTTTTATGATTACGGGGTTTCATCCATCGATGATCCGTTATGGGAAAGTCAGTTCAACTCTTATTTTTTTGTTAAATTTTATGCCATTCTTGGAAATCATGATTATCTTGGGAATACATTGGCTCAAATACAGTATTCAACTATAAATTCAAATTGGATTATGCCAAATCGATACTATGATCGTATGTATGAAGACGTTCATTTAATTGCTATTGACACGTATGAAATGGCCTATATTGAATCAATGTCAAATGCGGTAAGTATGGGACAAAATGCGTCTGATTGTTTTCGTCAATTAGATGCATTAACTAGAGACAAACAGCTTCAATGGTTAGAAAATTCTTTAAAATCAAGTAAATCAAAATGGAAAATAGTATTTGGTCATTACCCCATTTATTCAAATGGGGTTCACGGAAATACGACCGAATTAACTAAAACATTGCTCCCTCTCTTAAAAAAATACAACGTTCACTTATATTTAGCAGGTCACGATCATAATATTTGTTATAGAGAAGATAAAGTCCATTGTCTAGTATCTGGAACTGGGTCTAGAGTAAGTCGTATTCATTCAAATACGGAGTTTGTTCACTTAAGCTCTTCTATTGGTGTTGCTTACATAAAAACATCCATGGAAACCCTAGAGTTTGGATTTTATGATTTGGAAGGAAATACTATATTACAAAAAATTATATAATCTACCTTCAATGTAAGATTTATCATACGTAGCCAATTTAGTTTTAATGTCGTGAACGCTATACGCAGCAATTATTCTTGTAGGTTCAACGATTAGTCCAATACAGTATTCAATGCTATCGTCTTCAAACTTAAAAGGAGCTGAATATTTTTTAAGGTTCATATGTAAATCAAACACGGCGAATACGTTATAATAATGGCGGGGAGTTTCATAGGAAACTAAATGAACTATAAACCATATTTCATTACAATAGGTAAACCCACATGTAGACCCTCTTGCATGTTCAAATATTCCTGGTAATTTCGTTTCGCGAACCGTACATAATTCATTATCCTTTATAGTGCATAGAGTTAACGGGTTCCATTTATATACAACATGTAATTCATTTTGTAATAGTAGCAATACCCAATTTTTTTCAATTACATGGCGTTGTTTTATTCTTGTATATTCCAATACATCCTTAGTATTGTCATATTTTCCAATACATATGCTTAAATTATGTGTTTCATTTGCAATGGATCCTATAAATAAAGGTTCTTCCCCGAATATACGAATGTCTTGTATTCCTTCTTCTACACATGTATCGAATAAAGGAGTAGAGAATAGTTTTTCTTCAAGCACATTAAAAAATGTATCCAGTTTAACATTTTTATTTAACGTAATTATCTTTCCGCCACCAGTTTTATATCCTGAATCAATCGTATAATTAACATAGCGAATATTTGCCAGGTACCCTAATTCATGTGGAATAATTGACATGGAGGATGAATTAAATGTATCGGTAGGAGAACTGTGACTAGAACTTAAGTCAGTCACATTTAACGGAATTAAAATATCTTTATAGAATTTCATGTTGGAGTAAACGTTTTGACTATGCTTGCCTGAATTTAAACATTGGGTTAATTCAAATGGAACCTTCTTCAATCCAATATAAGCAGCAAAAATATAAAACTCATACATTAAATTATAATACATGTCACTATAGATGTCACATTTTGTCATAGCATCTTTGTATAATGTGTGAGCAATCTCGAATGGCCCATTTATTCTGTAATGCGTTATAAGTTCATATAGTAAATCTATATGATTTTTTACGGGTGTTATGGTTCTATAATCACGCACAACCACATCTTGTTTATATTCAGTTAACGTAGGACACATACTATGAATTTGGTCAATTACATATTTTTGTTGAAATTCACTTGTAAATATGGTTTCTGACAATTTCATGGCTGCTTCACTAATGCACTTTGCCGCTTCATCATTTTTAACTAACCATTCTATTTTTTCAATTAAATCAGATAAATCGTACAGAACTGGAACATAATTTACCATTGGAATTAGATATTGTTTAAACCAATACGTATTGTCTGGATGTGTAATCATAATGGGCACTGCACCCGACCCAAATACCCATTGATGGTTGGATGCAATATAAGATCCATCTATAATGAATATGTATTTATGGTTCATAAAGGTTTCTAAGTTGCAGTAGTCACCGATAATGTCATCTGGTTCAGAATGAACATTTTTAATTAATTTAACATCAGAATGAACACAATCTTTTAATAGCATGGTTATGCTTTTTCTTAATGGAGAGGAGCTACTACCTCTCCAAACCCCAATGGGTAATCGTTGGTCCCATTGCAAAGTTGGCATCATTATACTTTTTAATCCACTGTTAAAAGTGTCATCGTCTAATGGAAGTAAAAGAGCATTACACTGATTTCTTGTACACAATGCCCCAATTATTTTATCGGGGCGAGTTAGAAATGATTTCATTTTATTATAATTATGCAGGGTGAGACAATCTGTATTGTCGACTATAAAAGAACAATTATATTTTTTTAAAAAATTTACGATAAAAGTTTCAATATGTCCATTTTTTGAACACACACTATAATTACCCCACCAATAGTATTCATGTTTACCGCACAATGATTTTGTGGAAGGCAATTGTATATGTTCCATTAATATTTACAATAAATAACCCTTTAATTTATAAATACATCATCATTTCGGATTTAGGTTCATCCATTTTTAAAAGTTTGCGTACAATTTCAGGTGTAACCGTAAATGGGAACTCCACTTTCAATGAAAGGTCTTCTTCAAACAGGTTAGTACCTGGTGTCATTAATCGAAATAAATTAATTTTAGCATAAATGTTTTCAATGCATCTTTTTAAATTACGAACTCCCTTTTCTCTACCCGTATAGGTTTCAATAATGCAAATAAGAGCCGCATCTGTAATAATAACGTCTTCGGGTTGAAACGAAATATTTTGACGAATGGATTTAGACAGGTATTGTTTCGCAATCACGCATTTTTGAGCGGTTGTATACCCTTCCGTTTTAATAATATTCATTCTATCTCCTAAAATAGAGTTTACTTTAGACCGATCATTATAACTAAAAACAAGAGTTGCTCTACTCAAATCAAGACCAATTCCCATAAAATATTTATCTTCAAAATGGGCATTTTGGGACGAATCCGTTAAATGTGTCAATATTCCTATAATTTCCTCACCCTTAGGCGTATCGCTTACTTTATCCAATTCATCAAAATAAATAACAGGGTTCATGCACTTACTCCGCATCAAAATGTCAGCAATTTGTCCCCATACGCTTCCTTCGTATGTAATCATATGTCCTTCTAGTGTGCTACTGTCTGTAGCACCTCCTAGAGCAATGAATGAGAATGGTCTTTGTAATATTACACTAATTCCCTCTTTTACCAAGGTAGTTTTTCCAGTACCCATAGGTCCTTCAATCGCAATAACTGTTCCAGCACCTATAGGATTTGAAATAAGTTGTCCGATGTATTGCATAATTTGCATTTTTGCATCATTCAATCCATACGTACAGTTATCCAAGCACTGTTTTGCGTTTTCCATAAAGGCATGGCATTTTTCGGTTCCATCGGATAAGGATACAGGTAACTTATGATATACTCCAAATGGTATTTTCATAAACCCGTCTAACCATGCCCTATTTTTACCGATTTCACCATCACTTCCCTGTTTTAATTGTGAAACTTTATGAAGAGCAATCGCTTTATAATTGTCTGGAATGTCCGATTCTAAAATTTGAATTCTGCTCGGTTTTTGACACTTATTTATTCCATGTAATACAGTTAACGTTGATATTAATACGGTTTGTTCTTCAGTTGTAAGTGTTGCAAAGTATTTTACATCACTCATTTGTTTATTGGAAATGAGTTTTTCGAATTTAGTTTCATTCTTATTTCGGTTATTTTTTTCAGCATTCAGCTTTACAACCTCTTGTTTTTTTTCCATTTCTTTATGAGTTTTCATAAATTCTTTAAAAATGGGAAGTTCTTTGTACATGTCGGATAAGTCATTTCCAATTGATTGTACCTTTTTTATGAATTCATCCGTTTTAACAATGTCAACGGGTTCTTCTTCTTCTTCCTCTTCGTCTTCCTCCTCATCCGAATCGGTATATTCTGTTTCATCATCGGGTTTTATGGTAAATGTAATGTTTACATTTACGTCAGAGTCCGACTCGGTTTCATAATCCGAGTCTTCAGTTTCAGAATCAGAATTATCTTTTTTTGTTTTTGTCATATGTTTAGAAGGTAATATATCTTGTAGTAAAGATTTAAACTGTGCCTCGTTCTTATTACGCAAATTGTAATGATGTGGCATTTTCTAATAGTTGTAAAGAAGTATCTTTAAAATCAATTTTATAAATTATAAAATAAAATTAAAGATAATATGAGTAAATCCAGAATTATTGGTGCAGGTAATGCTGGTTAGTACAATTTACAATTGTAACGTTAATTTAAATACGGCGGGAGGTTCAAAAAAACAAGGTCTTCCCTTTAGTTTAGATAGTCCAAGTATAAATCGTAGTGCTATACGTAATTCAGTTGGATGTAAACGCAATGTTATTTTTACAATCAGATAGGAGGAGTTGGACATACCGCAAGAGTGACATATGGGGGGTATTAGACCAAAAGATCCATATATTTATGTAAAATAAATTTACATAAAATTTGAAAGATTTTTTTTTTTACACTTTGTTTTTCGTTTTAAATTCATTCTGGTAGATTTTCGTGTTCGTTTTAAACGTTTAATGGTCTTTCGTTTTCCTCCAATCATATTACGAATGCCTACTAAATAGTTTGTTAATACAACCGGATCATGAGATCCTTCAGTAATACTTCCTTGTTCAATTAATTTATTACGTATACATTCACGGTAAAGACGAACCCTTTCATCTTTGTCTGTTACCGTATCTATCGATGGGTTTTCTTTACTACATTTACCCGCAAAAGTACCTATTTGCTCAACTGATACTGGTGATACTATTTTTATCAGTGTATTGTATTGGTCTACTAACTCAGTAGAAATGCCTTCTGATCTAGCATCTACTCCTGCAGGACCAATTGATGTAACTATACGTTCTACAACACCTGGCGAACATGATAGATTATTCTGTGGGCTGGTTGGATCAAACACTCCATGTGCAGTTATATTATCGACTACAAATGATGTAATGTATTTTCTTTTAAAAAAATCAGGTTGTCTACTAACATATTCAAGTGCAGTATTGATTAATGTACGCGTGTCTGTTGTAATTCGGTCTGTGGTTACAATGGCCAAACAGGGTGTTAATACTTCAAATTGTGCTGTAAGGCTGGGTCGCTCTTCGTCTGGAACATATGGTAAAAATGTTTTTAAATGGCCTTCCACTACACCTCTAAAATCTCCTACAGGTACATTTGGCAGACCTAAAATTGCATATAGAGCAGATTTATCTATATCTGCAAACATGTTATGTATACCAAATGCAGGGCCTTCATGCCGTACTTGTACTAATGCATTCGCTTGTCCTGCTAGTCTTTGATCACGAAATCTTGCTGGTCTATTTTGATTATTTATATGTGCATGATAAAAAATATGGTTACTAATTGCTACATTAGCTACATCCCAATTACTTATATCTTGATTAAACTCATATGCATCCCAGAACATCGATGCCATATTTAATACACCACCTACATCCCATCCACCAACACCCATTACTAAAGGACGACTTAAAGGACTATTAAACCTTCCTGCGCCCTTAAACATATAGGACATATTAGTAACTCTATGAACATCCCATTGTAATGGTTTATTAAACGCGAGTGCATTACTAAACATATAGGACATATCAGTTACATTACTAACATCCCATTGTAATGGTTTATTAAACGCGCGTGCATTACTAAACATATAGGACATATCAGTTACATTACTAACATCCCATTGTAATGGTTTATTAAACGCGCGTGCATTACTAAACATACCCATCATGCTTGTAACTTGAGTAACTGTCCACGTTGAAATATCTCCATTAAATGTCTGATTATCTTTAAATAACCCATCCATATTTGTAATATGTGTAACATCCCATAGCCCTATATTCATATGTTCAGATTTTCCCGATATGTATAATCCTATTTCGTGTTTCAATTCATCTTTGGTTAAAGGAATAAATGGCATTTACAATATAAAGATATTTAAATATGTTTATGTTTATGTTTACACTGGATATGTGAACATGCAACTGATAAAACCTATCACATTAATAAAGCTTATTCATCGATTAAATTATAAAACGATCATGAAAATTTCTAACCTATTTTCAAATTATAACGTGAAACGGAATGATGTTTATAAAATTGATTTGAAAACAAATTATATGTATAAATAGAATAAAATGATTCAGGAATCAACCATTCTAGGAATTCAATTCGGTATTTTTTCGCCTGATGAAATTAGAAAGAGTTCAGTTGCTGAAATTGTTAGTAGGGACACCTATGTTAACAATAAAGCAGTTGTAGGAGGAATGTTCGATACGCGTATGGGAACACTTGAACCAGGTCTAATATGTCCAACCGATGGATTGGACTATATTCAATGTCCTGGATATTTCGGACATATTGAACTTGCAAGACCCGTTTTCTACATTCAATATCTAGATACTGTTATCAATATCATCAAATGTATTTGTATTAAATGTAGCAAGATTTTAATTGATAAAAATAAATATAGACATCTTCTAACTCTATCCGCTGAACGTAGATGGAAACGTGTTCATACACTTTGTCACAATATAAAAAGGTGTGGAGAATTCAGTGAAACTGGGTGTGGGTGTCAGCAACCTTCAAAATACAAACAAGAAGGGTTTGCCACAGTCATTGCTGAATGGAAATTTGACGAGAAACCAGTTTCATTAAAAATAACGCCAGAAATGTTCATTAAAATTTTCCGCCGAATTTCAGATGAAGACATCGCATTTATGGGATTTAGTCCTATCTGGTCTAGGCCCGAATGGATGATATGTCAAGTGCTTGCAGTGCCTCCTCCATCCGTTAGACCATCCGTAAAGTATGATTCATCACAACGAAGTGAAGATGATCTTACCTATATTCTAGTTCAAATTATTAAAGCAAACAGTACACTTAAGAAAAAGTTGGCAGACGGAGCAACTACAAATACAATTGACGACTACCACAGTGTTTTACAATTCTTCATTGCCACATTAATTGATAATAAAATTCCAAACGCAAAACCAGCAGCACAGCGTTCTGGACGTGCGTTTAAATCAATTAAAGATAGATTGAATGGTAAAACTGGGCGTGTAAGAGGCAATTTAATGGGTAAACGTGTTGATTTTAGTGCTCGGTCAGTGATTACACCCGATCCAAATCTATCCATTCGTGAACTTGGGGTTCCTTTAAAAATAGCACAAAACATTACAAAACCAGTCACGGTCAATTCAAGGAATATTCACAGTTTAACGAAATTGGTTTTGAATGGTCCTGAGTATCCAGGTGCAAAATTATTGGAACGAACCATAAACGGCCATACCGTTCACATTTCATTGAAATATGCTGACCGTGAAACAATACAGTTACAAGAGGGTGATATCGTCCACCGACACATGTTGGATGGAGATGCCATTTTATTTAATCGACAGCCTACTCTTCACAGAATGAGTATGATGGGGCACATTGTTCGCGTTATGTATAAGGGAAATACATTTCGAATGAATGTAGGAGACACTAAACCATACAATGCTGATTTTGATGGAGATGAAATGAACCTTCATATGCCACAATCGCTTGAAGCTGAAACTGAACTGAAACACCTGGCCGCTGTTCCTTATCAAATTATAAGTCCAGCATCAAATCAGTCCATTATTGGAATTTTTCAAGACTCCTTACTCGGTTCTTTTCAGTTTACACGTCCTAACATTTCATTTGATCCATTGACGGCCATGAATTTAGTAGTGAACCTAATAAACGTAGATGAACGGATCTTTTCGAATGAAACGGTTTCAAACTTTAAAGTGTTGTCGCAAATTCTGCCACCAATGACTATCAAACAGACGAATAAATTATTCAAAGATGATGAAAACGCCGCAACATCAAATAATATAATTGAAATTGTACGCGGAGAGTATAAACGAGGTCAGTTAGATAAAAGTGCACTTGGTGCAACCTCAAAAGGGTTAATTCATCGGTTGTTTAACGATTTTGGAAACTTTGCTTCTGCCGACTTCATTGATAATATTCAGTACGTTGTGAATGAATACATGAAAATAAGCTCATTTAGTGTAGGAATAAGCGACTTATTGACAAGTCAGTCTACACAAATTGCAATAAAGGAGTGTATACGCAAACGACAAGATGATGTAGACGCACTAATTGTAAAAACTCACATGAATATGTTTGAAAATGAAACGGGTAAAACAAACATGGAAGAATTAGAAACTCAAATTGGGGATTTACTTGGAAAGGCAAATGATGAAGCTGGTAAAATTGGAAAGGCTTCCCTTCAACCAGAAAACAGATTTGTTATTATGGTTCATGCTGGTTCAAAAGGTTCCGATATTAATATTTCACAAATGGTATCCTGTTTGGGACAACAGCAAGTAGAAGGAAAGAGAATTCCCTACGGATTTGATCACCGATCTCTACCACATTTTACTAAATATGACGATACACCGTCCGCAAGAGGTTTTGTAGGGTCTTCCTTTATTGCTGGATTAAATCCATTTGAACTGTTCTTTCACGCACAAGGCGGTCGTATTGGTCTTATTGATACTGCTGTGAAAACATCCACTACAGGATACATTCAGAGAAGGCTTATTAAAGCCATGGAAGACTGTATTAGTTTATATGATGGAACGGTTCGAAATAATAAAAATAAAATCATTCAGTTCACCTATGGAGAAGATAATATTGATGCTGGAAAAGTGGAAGCGTTTCACATGCCATTGTGTGAATTAAAAGTTCCCGATATCATAGCACATTATAGCGTTGAGGGAATTAGTATGACGGATGAAGCCGTCACACGGCATAAAGATCAGGATCATGTGTCTCAATGTAAAAAATGGGTTGATTACATGTTAGCAGCAAGAGATGATTTGATAAAACATGTGTTTAATTATAAAAATGAGTACAAGGTTCATGTTCCAGTGGGAATTCCATTTTTAATTTCAAACATCGGTAAACAATTCATGTTGTGTAGCCAAACCATGGTTGACATTACCCCAGTTGAATTATTTTCATTGTTAGATAAATATTACGCTAAATTAGAGGGACTTGGTCCTTATAGGCCAAGCACCCTGTTTAAAATCATGTTCTATTATTGTTTATCTCCAGTAAAATTGTTGGTGAAAGAGCATTATACACGCGATGCATTGGTAATGTTATTGGACCAAATTGTAATGCAATATAAACGTGCCATTATTCAGCCAGGTGAAATGGTAGGCATTATTGCGGCTCAATCCATCGGAGAACCAACCACACAAATGACATTGAATACGTTCCATTTTGCTGGAGTGGCGAGTAAATCTAACGTAACCAGAGGAGTTCCAAGAATTGAAGAAATTTTATCATTGTCCGCAAATCTTAAAAGTCCATCCATTACTGTATATCTAAAAGAAGTGGATGAAACCAATAAGGAGAGAGCACAACATTTCATGTATGAACTTGAAAATACAAAATTACAAGACATCACTAAAAAGGTTGAAATCATATTTGACCCAGATGGAACCGCCCAAATGACGGATAGTTCCTTTATTAGAGATGCTAAGGAATTTAAAGATTTGTTGCAAGACTGTGTGGAGGCACAAGAAACAAAGGAAAATCCTTGGGTAATTCGAATTGTATTAAAAGCAGAGGAAATGTTGAATAAAAAAATAACAATGGATGATGTAAACTTTTCTCTTAGAAAAAGCGAGTTTAACGCAGTAGACTGTGTTTATTCTGATTATAATTCAGATGAGCTTGTATTTCGTATTCGTCCATTTAATCCAAGTAAAAAGGAAAATAAAAATAAAAATAAGAGTGTGTTTTACGACATGGATCACATTTATTACTTGAAAGAGGTTCAGGCCAAATTAATGAATATTGTTCTTAGGGGAGTTAAACATATTAAAAAGGTAAATATTCGTGTTATAAAAAACAATGTAAAATGGGTAGATGGCGAATATGAAACCTGTGAAATATGGGTATTGGATACAGTAGGGACAAACTTATTGTCTGTTCTTGGGCTAGATTACATTGATGCTACAAGAACCATTAGCAATGACATTAAAGAAACGTGTGATGTTCTCGGTATTGAAGCCGCAAGAGAATGTATTTATTCAGAGTTAACAGAAGTCATTGAATTCGAATCGTATATTAACGACCATCATAAATCTTTACTGTGTGATAGAATGACATGTACTAATCCGATGACATCCATTTTTAGACATGGCGTGAATAAAGATGACATTGGACCTATCGCAAAGGCATCGTTTGAAGAAACCCCTGAAATGTTCTTTCAAGCGGCAAGACATGCCGAATTAGATAATATGCGAGGCATATCTGCAAATGTAATGTGCGGGCAAGAAGGACATTACGGGACAACATCCTTCGGGTTGTTACTTGACATGGGGGCAGTAAAACATTTAGAAGTTAAGAAGCCCGTTGAAATTAATGTAGAACAAGGAGGAGTTGCCAGTTCATGTGACACCATTCAAATACATAATAATTTAGGGTCGATTGCTACAACTCTTGAAGATAGTACAGAAGGAGAATTTATTAAATTTTGATTTGATAATAAACCTAAGTTGTTTAAACAATTCTAAATGCTTCACATATACAAACAAGTTATCCAAAATGAAATTCCAAACTATGAGAAAGAATGTGTTTCTAACTCAGTTCAATATCGCCCGTATGTACTAATGAATACGCTTACAAATATACAAACCAATCGGTGTAAAAACTTTTCTTTTTTTATCGAAACTAATATTTTTTTAGATGGGTGTACTAAAAAAATAATAACGAAAATATACATTAAATCAATCGCTTGTTATACTGTGTTCACTAGTTTAATTATACGGTATAAACGACGACGAATGAAAGCATGCAACACCACCGATTTATCATGTACGCCATTGAATGAATGTAAACCAAGTGATCTATTTGAATTAATCGACGGTAACAAGTATATATTTAAACATAGTGACATGTATAACATTATACAATCTTCTATTACCCATGCAGATGAATTTATGATGGCTGTACCACTTCGTATAAAAAATCCTTATACAGGGATACCATTTACAAAAATGACATTGTATAAACTTTTCATGATAATGAAAAGAGTTCCGCTTTTATTCATGTATTATATGAAATGCGATTTTAACCCAGACATATTTCTGGTTCAATACGAAGGCATTCTTCGCACTTATATTATTCAAAAAACAATTAATGAGTATAGCCATGATAATCTACGAATAATTATAAAGGACATGCTATCTAAAACAACCCTATACAATATTTGTACGGGTATGAAGGAACCTATTGTTTTAGCAAAGGATATAAAAGGTGATTTGATTAAACTAAAACCATTAGTCCATTATTACTACAATTCTTTATTTTCATTAAATCCTTATCAGCGACATATAGAACACAAACAATTAATTAAAGATTTAATTAAATTAAGAAAGAAACCTTTATCTTTACTAATGTATCTTCTGGATTAAAATATTTAGTTTATACTATGAATATATTAATTATTATTGTTGGGTTCTTAGTAGTAGTTTATGTTATATCCTGGATATTTAGTGGTAAGAAGACCCTTAATAATTTTGCTAGTGCGAAAACAGAGCTTATTATTCCAGCCACTTCACTTCCAACAGGAAACAGTGTAAACTACAGTTATAGTATATGGGTATACATTGATGATTGGAATTATCGGTACAATCACGAAAAAATTATATTTTTAAGAGGATCCATAAATTCTTTATTTATGCCATCTCTTTCACTTGCCCCTACGGATAATACATTAAATGTAGTTGTATCCACGAAAGATGAACCATTTGAATGTTCCGTTCCAAATATTCCACTTCAAAAATGGACTAATCTTATTGTATCTTTAAATAATAAAGCACTAGATATTTATGTAAATGGAAAACTAGTAAAAACGAGCATTCTTCCGAGTATACCAAAAGTTGATCCGAACGCATCGTTGTATTTAACCCCTAGAAATGGGTTTTCAGGATACACATCTAGATTTAATTATTGGAGCGATGCACTTAATCCACAAGAGGCATGGAACGTTTACAAAAAGGGTCCTGGAGGAAACATTTTTAGTAATTTTATGAATCAGTACAAAGTCCAATTAAGCTTTTTAAAAGGGGATGATGTTAAGGCATCTTTAACAATTTAATATATCACTATTATAATGAAACCATTCGTAAAAACATCTGTAAAAACATGCAAACGAAACTTTGTAAAATATAAATATGGTAGAGAAGAAATAGTTGGATTAAAGGGTACAAAACGTAGATGGATACATCGAAAATATAATTTAAATTTTGATTTATATGAAACCCTTGTCCCAGATAAGTTTAAACTTGTAAAATCATCCCCCGAATGTGTTCCTAACGGGCTTGAATTAGTTGAATGGGGGCATCAATCAACTTTATTAACCATTAAAGATATTTGTAAAATGAAAAGAGGAGACGTTATTGATGTTGCCGTTATAGATAGAAATGTATTAGATACGGACCGAATAAAAGAACGTGTACTTTATAAACCTACTGATTTTTTTAAACATGTAAAAGGTAAATACATTCATGATCATGGATTAACAGGAACACTTATTTTACCGGATGCAATAATTGAAAACTTTGAATTTCATGTTAGACTTCGTGCAGCTTGGTATCCTTTAACAAATGGAATATTGCCAGCACACGATAAACAACATTTATTTGATTTGTATGATAAGCCTATTAAATGGCAAGATATGCCAACTACTATGCCAGTAGGATTTAGAGGGCCAATGATAGAATGGTCTAAATTAGGAAAAAAACCATTATATTATTCCTATTAAGTTATAATGTTACTTTTTATATAAAACGTAACATGAATGGAGTTTAAATTACCAATACAGTATGTAGAACATAAACTAGTGGATACACATGTTATACAAGATCTTGAATTAATTGATTCAGAAGAAGTTTCGGTGTATGATAAACTATTTTCCCCAAAAACATCAGAGGCAAAAGATATTACGCGCGAATTTGCAAAGTATTACACTACAGATGAAGAATTTTTAAAACAATCCATCACTTTATTTAAAACTCCCATTCACAATGCAAACATTACAGAGTTTGTAAAGGAAATACACGCTATTCAAGAGAATAAAGAGTTCAAAATTAAATATCAATATGTAGAAACATCATGGTTAGCTGCAATGAATAAATCATCTTTATTTTTAATGTTGATTAGCATTTATTTTATAACGTCCCCTTTATTATTATTGTTATCCCCCATTTTAATGATGTTATTTCCATTTGTTATGATAAAACTGAGCGGACATGATATTAATTGGGAAAATTACATGGTTATTTTTAAATCTGTTATAAAGCATCATGCCATTGGAGGATTATTAATTGGATTTAATGAGGCAGACAACAAGCAACGAATGTATTTACTTGCTACGGCAACATTCTTTTTAATACAACTTTATACAAATGCATACTCCGTATACGTATTTTATACGAACATGAACCATGTTTATACGGTGATTGACACGTGTATTGCCTATATAGCAGATACTGTTATATGTATCAATGATATACAAGAAGCAACAAAAGATTTAACTACTTATGAATTATTTCATAAAGAATTAGACGGTCACATGAATATATTGTTAGAATTCGGTTCAAACCTGACTGGATTACGTAAACTTAAAAACTGTGGTAAAGCTAGAGCAGTATTTTATGAATTTTATGATAATAAAGAATTGCAACGAACCCTGAACTATACGATTGGATTTCACGGGTTTATCCAAAACATAAGTCGGCTAAAAAAACAAATGGGTAAATCTATAAACTCTTGTACTTTTTCATTAAACACAGACTTTTGTAAAGCATACTACCCTATTAAAAATCCTATTAAAAATACATATTCACTTGATAAAAATATTATTATTACAGGACCTAATGCTTCTGGAAAAACAACCATTCTTAAAACAACGATGATTAACGTTTTATTGTCTCAACAAATAGGTTGTGGATTTTATAAATCAGCCAATATATGTCCGTATGAAGCATTTTATTGTTATATTAATATACCAGATACATCTGGTAGAGATAGTTTATTCCAGGCTGAAGCAAGACGTTGTAAAGAAATTATAGATGAGGTCATTAAGAATAAACGAACCCTTTGTATATTCGATGAATTGTTTTCTGGTACAAACCCATATGAGGCAACCGCTGGGTCATGTTCATTATTAAACTATTTATCAAAGTATCCAACCTTTCGTTTTTTACTGACTACTCATTTCATTGATGTATGCGAAAACTTAAAAGATACAGATATTCAAATGAAACATATGAAAATAATTAAGGATGTGTACACGTATAAATTAAAAAACGGTATTTCCTATGTAAAAGGAGGAATTAAGGTATTGGAACAATTAAATTTTCCTGCATCCATTGTAAAAGGATGTACTACTTATGCGGATAAAAGAAACGATAAATAATATATAAAAGGAGTAATGATGACTTTTGTAGCAATCATATGTATTCTTTTAATCGCTATGTTTGTTTATTTTAGACAGAGGATGTTGGTATGTGAAGAAAAACTTTCGTTATTAACCGAAACGGTAGAGACCATTGCAGGTATTACACGAACAAGTTTAACAAGTTTACCAAGTTTACCAGAACCTACAGATCCTATCTATGAATGTTCGGAATCGGAAAGCGATGACGATAGCGATGACGGAACGGACAGTTCAGTTTCTGTGAAATCGTATACGCCTGTAAAATATGAAAATAAAGAAGCAACTGAATTAGTAAACGAACTAGTAACAGAACTATGTGATGTATTTTCTAAAACAAATGTATCGGATGATGAGAGTGAAATAGAGCCGAATGAACTCGTAGTTAAAAAGATAGAAGTTGATTTATACAATTCGATGTCTGTAAAAGAATTAAAGGAAAAGGTAACTGAATTGGGTGGCCCAAAATTAAAAACCAAAAAAGAATTGGTCGATTTTCTTAAAACCGAAATAAAATCTAATGTTGAAGTATGAACAATATACATCATGATTTTCCAGCATTGATGGAAGATGGACGGTCCTATTCAAATTGGCAACCAAGTGCAGTTCTTACAGAACAAATTAGGAAGCGTGAAGGTATTAAAACAAACTGGGAATATAGAGCCTATTTACAAAAAAATGCTGATTCTATCATAGAGTTTGACAAATCGGTTGCGTGTAGCCAAACGGGTTGTCCTTATTCTTATACAAAATCTCCTACCATTCATACACAGAGTGATTTAAAAGATACTTATCTTTCTAGACAAGAATTACAAACTAAAATGTACACGTTTATAAATTAAGTTTTATAATGAATGGGTTTGTAGAAGATTTAAATGAATGATAAATAGATGGATTAGATATAGGTTGTAGTTTTAATATATCAATCATAGTTTGATATTCTGTTTCTTGGTCAATCGACATTGGATACATTTCAGGATCTTTGGATAGTTCACCGCCATTTTGGGTTCGTCCTTGTTTATGTCTTGATTTACGTGTTGGTTTACGTGTTGGTTTACGTTTTGATTTACGCGATTTTCCTCCAGACATTGTACGTACACAACAAGCTATTCCTATAAACCATTTTGTGTCTAATAAATGTTTTACTGTTTCAGCAAACCCGTTTTCTCGTTTTAGTTGAGGATCAAGAACGGATAATTTTATTTCGTTTTCGGTTGGTTTGAATGAAAGTAATACTGTATGACCTAACCCAGTTTCCCAATCCCGAATATATTTTATAATAATATAATAATTTACACCAATTTCAAATGAAGACGGAAAAAAACGTCTCATAATTTCTGTTTGTATTGCTTCTGAATTATTGTCAAATTCATCAAACCGAAATCTATTTACACTAAGTCCATCTATACCACGTCTTGTACCAATAATCGATGAAATGCTTTTAGGATTTGTATGATCGCCTATCAGTAAACCTGAATGTGAATCTACCCACGCCGACTATGTGCAAATACAATTTCATCTACGCCAGATTGCGCCTCTTCTCTGGTTACAATCCCTAATAAGAATAATACATTCCAACCACATCCATAGGACGACATCTTACCATCTATTCCGCGTGTTTGAATTACCCCTTGGGTTTTTGTTAATATACTCAAATCTTTATCAGTTTTAAAAACTAAAGGTCGATCAACCATATTTTACTCTTTTATTTTAATTGTTTCTTGAAAGTGAATTTATATTCTTTTACGTATAGAATATAAATATGGAATCCTCAAATTATGTTCTATTATGTACATTCTTAAAGGTAATTGTGATTTAAAATATAAATTTCACAATTATGCATGGATTTCAGCTTCAATGGAGCATTCTTGTAATATTCTATAATATGGTAATAATGCATCGTTTTCATTAATTTTTGCGACTAATTCATTTTTTTCACGGTCTGGTTCAAGATGAAAGGTACGCGCATATGTTTGCCATGCAGCATTTTCTGGATAAAGGGATTGATAAATTCCAACAGGGATTATACTATCATTTCCTACAGATAAATATAAATAAGGAGTAACGGTTCCACCTGGGGGGTGTACACAATTTCTGTATACTCTAGCAACAATCTGTTGAAGTTTTGCAATGTCATATGGTAATGAAAATACATGTATAAAATCTACACGTTTTAATGTAATGCCTTCTGCAACACAATTATTTATTATTAATATTTTTAAATTTGTAGTCGTTTCATCATTAAATAATTTAATCAAATCAGATTTATTTTCTGAGTTACCTTCATCTTCTGTATATTTAAACATAGTAACTGGATCATTATTATCTTGACTTTCGCCTCTGAGAAATGCAAACATATTATCTTTACTAACAACACCTGGAATTAACACCTTAGGGTTAAGTAGTTCAATGTAATTATACTGTGTTAATATTCTTCCAATTATTACGGCAACATATCTTGATGTAGCATAAATGACATGTCGTCTATCACTATTGGCTGTTATTTTTTCCATGAGGGCCTTTATTTTACCATTATCCATTAAATCACCTAAAACTATCTTCGTCACTCGTTTTTCTTCTGCAGATAATGTAGGTTTTTCTGGCGATTTAAGATCTCCAGCATTTGCCATTTCTAAATCTTTTGAATAGACCCTCATTTGTTCTTCCGACAAAAAAGTTTGAAAAGAATGTGTAAATCTTACAATAACATCATCCATTTCGTCTGCACGCCCAGAAGAAAATCCATTCTCATCCAGATTTCTAGGTGGTGGTGGTGTTACATTAATAGTTGGACTATTTAAAGGAAACGCACAATCCGCAAATTGTGGTTTTAATGCACCAAACCTTGCCTGATTTAACCCATTAGGGTCGCATACAAATTGTAAATACTTCATACGTAAAGCTTGTGTACGAGTAAGGGGGCATTCTATTATATTTATGAATGGGGTTCCAGCATTGTTATAAATATGTTTTTTATCCTGAAATAATATTAATATTGGCATCATTTCTTTAATATTTCCAAAAAAAGAAGCCCGACCTGAACAACATTTTCTAAATTCGCCGTCATTTTTTATACGTGCATATATTTTACCCACCACGTCAACCGTTCGACGTTCATTTGAAAATGCATAATCGTATGGTGTCATGGACCTTTCAAGACCATAATTATGTTCAAATACGCTTTCATTTACTGGCATTAATTCTTCTCTGGCTAATATATTTACAGCAATTGCAATTTCGTATTTATTTTTTATAATTGGAGTAGCACTTAATAATACAAGTTGAGTAGCCTGAGGTCTATGCATTAGTTCATTATATAATCTGTACGCTTTCGGCCTTCCGGTACCTTTACCGGTTGTAACATGACTAAGAAAATCTGTCATCTGAATCAATGGAACGCCAAAATCTAGTTGGGGGGTACCTTTGATTGGATTTCTGCGTAAATCTATATTAGAATAATCTTGTCTTAATTGAGATACGAGCAATTGTGATTCATCTATGATAATTAAAGATACATTACTTAAATCGCCAAACCCGTCTCTATTTAGTGTACCATTATAGGATTTAAATATAAAATTAATGTTATGACTACGCATGCCCTCTTTATAACCACCACGTTTTGTTTGTTTTGTTTGTTTTGTTCGTCTTGTTTGTTTTGTTCGTCTTGTTTGTTTTTTTTTATTGCGTCTCGATCTACCGCCTGGCAAAGGTCGTGGTGGTGGTGGTTTTAGTGGTGTTAAAGAGGCATTAAATGTTGCTTCATCTTTTGAAGCCACTATAGCTCTTATGTCGTCAATATCAAAAAAATTCTCAATAGGTCCGTCGTTTCCAATTTGCAAAATTAATTTTTCAATGAATGGTTTAACCCAATCATCGTTAACTCCTTGTATTTTACATTCATTAATAAACATATTGGCAGTTTCGATGGCCAACCCTACCCCTTTCATCGGCATATCAATAAATTCACGAACCTTGTCTGCATAACGACTAAGTTCTTCTTGATAATTATCAATTAATGATGCTGTACATGAAACCACAATATCACGTCCATCTGCCGTTTGAAATGCTGTAGCGATAGAACTAATAGTTTTTCCTGACCCTAGTCCATGCCATAACAATAAAGAATTATTAGGTTGATCTTTTATTTCATTTAAATATTTTGCAATATACAATTGATGATTTTGTAATATAAATGGAGCGATTTTATTTGGACAAGAAGGTACCGTTGAACCTATTATAAAATCGGTTTTTATGTCAGCTAACGTTTTCTTTATTGCGGCCATAATATATAATAATAAAATATGTCTATATGTTACATTTACTGAGATACTTCGAATAGAAATGCATGCATTCTATTAAACCCACATTTTAAACCTGAAAAAAACTATAATAAACGTAAAAAAATAATCAGTATTACTTATGGAGTTTATACAAAAATATTTAGAACAACCAGGATTTTTAGTAAATCATCATATTGATTCATTTAATCAATTTACATCTACCATTCATCAAATTATAAAAGAAAATAATCCAATTACCATTTTAAAAAACAAGGAAAAGGATACATTTTTACATGAGTGTAGATGTTATGTTGGTGGTGAAAATGGCACCGACATTACATTTGGAAATCCTGTATTTAATGAAAATGGTATTCAAAAACCAATGTATCCAAATGATGCTAGGTTGCGAAATATGACCTATTCCTTTAGTATACACGTATCCCTAACATTTAAGTTTTCAATTGAAGGTGAGGTACACCAACCCATGGTCGTCCATAATGTACTGCTAGGATATTTTCCAATCATGGTTCAATCAAATCGGTGTATTTTAAACGGTATGCCACCAGATGTTCGATTTGCGATGGGTGAATGTTCCAGAGAACAGGGAGGATATTTTATAGTGGACGGTAGTGAAAAAACAATTGTGTGTCAAGAAAACCGTGCGATGAATTCAATTTGTGTAACTAAAAATTATGATGATAAATATTATTATTGTGCTGAGATACGTTCCGAATCAGACGACAAGTCTAAACTGGCACGGGTTACTGCTGTTCGTATCGCAACCAAAATTGAACTGGATGAACCACTTCTTACAAAGGACGGGTTTGTATTACATGAAATTGTGGTTGAATTGCCAGATACGAGACAGCCCATTCCGCTTTTTATTGTAATGCGAGCTCTTGGGATTATTTCAGACAGACAAATTATAGATACTTGTTTATTGGAAGATGATTATTTAATTGAGTATTTTAGAGATAGTGTATGTGATGCTGGTAGTGTATATACTCAAAAAGTTGCACTTGAATACATTGCGTCTTTTACAAAGTATCAAACAGTTGCCTATGCTCTTCGTATATTAAGTGAGTTGTTTTTGCCCCATATCGGTGAAATGAATTTTATAGACAAAGCATACTTTTTGGGACACATGGTTAATAGGGTGCTTAGGGTAGCCACAAATTTAGACCCCATAACGGATCGCGATTCGTTCCGTTTCAAACGTATTGAAACATCTGGTATGCTATTGACTAATTTATTTAAAGATTTTTACAAACAACAGTTGTTACATGTTAAATTGGAAATTGACCGAACCTACAACAAAAATGTATCCATCTTTGAATCATCTGAAGGATTTAAAATGTTATTCACCCGATACTTAGATTTTTTTGAAGAACGTGTTACTGAAAATGGAGTTAAAAGTGGGTTCAAGGGAAATTGGGGAGCTACTGCTTACTCTAAAAAACTGGGTGTAACCCAATCCTTAAATAGGTTAAGTTATAATTCAGCAACATCTCATTTACGTAAATGTGTTTTGCAAATGGATAAAAGTGCAAAAATAACAGCACCAAGATTGTTACATTCTTCTCAGTGGGGCTTTTTTGATCCATTAGATACTCCATCTGGCGGAGACGTGGGGACACATAAACATTTAGCTGTGTGTACCCGTATTACGGAAGGATTTCCAAAGGAGATTATTTTGGAAGATATGAAACGATTGGGTATCGCTATAGTAGACCTAGAACATAACAGTATTTATAACATAAGTGTCATGGTAAAATTATTTTTAAACGGTAAATGGTACGGAAGCATTGAAGATCCAATGCGATGTGTACATTTACTTCGACAAAGTAGACGAAATGGCCACATTCCATCTTCTACTAGTATTAGTTGGAATATAACTGAAAATATCATTTATCTGTTTACGGATGCTGGAAGATTACAACGACCACTGTTCTACATTGACGATGACCGAAAACTAAGTGTAGGTGAACTAATTGTACCCATTAAAAACGGTATGAAAACCAGTTGGTATGAAATGACAACTGGACAACCAGAACATGACATTCCTTGTATGATTGAATATCTGGATGTAAACGAAACAAACACGTCGCTTATTACATTTAATCATGAAGACTTTACAAAAACCAAACATACCCATGTTGAAATTCATGGGTCATCCATTCTTGGATTTATGGGAAACCAAATTATTTTTCCAGAACACAGTCCATTGCCAAGAAATTCATTTTCATGTGATCATTCAAGACAGGCAGTTAGTGTGTATCATACCAATTATCAAAATAGAATGGATACAGTAACCTTTTTAAACTATGGTCAAATACCGTTAATCCAAACAAGTTTTTTTGATTCATTTGGAACTCTTCCCTATGGAGTGAATGCGATGGTTGCCATTATGTGCTACACTGGCTACAATACAGAAGATGCTATTCTAATTAATAGGGGATCTTTAAATCGGGGCATGTTTAACACAAGCTATTTTAAAACCTATGAAATGGAAGAAACCCATGATGATCCTGCAAATCCATTAGTGTTTAGTGGAGGTTCTGAAACGGATAAGAATGGGTTGGCTGAAAAGGATACGATTGTAGATGAAAAAACAATTTTAATGCGACTAACCCAAAATAATAAAGTTAAATATTTATTTCCAAACAGAGAACAAGCAGGCCGTGTAGACAGAACGTTTATGAGTAATAATGTTCCTGGACACAGAATAGCAAAAGTTAGAATATGTACGGAACGAATACCAAACTTGGGTGATAAATTTGCATCTCGGGCAGGCCAAAAGGGAACGTGCGGAGCAGTTTTAAATGAGGAGGACATGCCATTTAATGAGTTTGGAATTCGGCCAGATTTAATCATTAATCCACATGCTCTTCCTTCTAGAATGACATTGGGACAATTAATGGAGTCGTTACTTGGTAAAATACAGTTGGAGAATGGAGGAAAGGGAGACTGTACGTCATTTAATACAGAGATGGATTTTGAAGAAACAAAAAAGGAATTAAATAAGTTTAATTTTCATAGTAGCGGGACAGAGGTGCTTTACAATGGAATGTCGGGAGAACAATTAGAATGCAATGTATTTATTGGCCCTACCTATTACTTGCGTCTAAAACATATGGTTGCGGATAAAATTAATTTCAGAGAAAGAGGACCCAATACGTCGTTAACACGGCAACCAGTTCAAGGCAGAGCGAATGAGGGAGGACTTCGTATCGGTGAAATGGAACGAGACGGAGTAATTGCGAATGGTATGTCTTCCTTTGTACGCGAATCTATGATGGATCGAGGAGATGGAACCATGGTAGTGAATAATACCAGAAAACCATACAAAATATGTGTAGATAATTCAACTGGATTACTAGCTATTTATAATGAAAATACAAATGTTCGTATTAGTCCATCGTTGGATGGTATTACATTTGAAGGAGACACTGTTACTACTATTCCAAAATACGAACGGTCGTTTAGTGTGATGAATGTTCCTTATTGTTTTAAATTATTAATGCATGAATTAATTACGTCAAACGTATCCATGCGATTGATTACGTCCGATTCAGTAAATCATTTTGAAAATATGAGATACAAGGCCATGGATGTTTTACATGGCCAATATTTTGTTACTAAAAATAAATTATACGTTTCGGAATCTGGAAGTTGTTGCGATGTTTTATTTAACCCCACTAATTTAAATCCTTCTATTTTTCCATGGCTTACAAGTAAACGTGAAATCAATCTGCTTCGTATTTCATCAAGACAGGTAGAACAAACTTCATTAGTAACCAAGTATAATCTCTCCAAATTTAATCTTTCCATTTATAAAACAGATGAAAACTCACTGGATACCACATTGTCTTATTTTGTAGATAAAATGAAAACAGGTATTTTTGTTCGTATTAAAAATAATATGATCTTTAATTTTACACCTTTATATAATACTAACTATACAAATGATTTCCCTCCAATCAGCAACTTAGAAGAGTTAATGGCATCTCTTCCAGAGTATAAACGAAAGGAAACATCGATTAATCCAAAAACGTGGCATGCCACCGATTGTCTATTAAGAACTGAAATGGAAGATAAAAGCCCTACGGATGCCTATTTAGCACAAATGTACGACATGTTGGCTGAAACGTGTAATCATAAAGAAGTGGAAGATTGTATGTTTTTCATGAATAGAAAAGATTTCCCGCATTTGCGTAAAGATTGGAAAGAAACATTTTCATCCATTTATGGGGATAAACCGCTGGATACATTAAAACCATTTATCCCAGTAGTGTCACAATGTACTACTGTGAACCATGCGGACTTTCCTTTTCCTACAGGCGATGATTGGGAAGCCATTTGTCATACCAAAAAGTTTGCCACTTACAATTTTGATAATGGTAAAGGACAACTAAGTTGTAAAAATGCTAGTGCGGATAGAACCCAACTACCTCCTTGGAATAAACGTAAAGATAAATTCATATGGAGAGGAAGAGCTACTGGGTGTGGAAATACAGTAGATACAAATCCGCGTATGAAGTTGGACTCACTAAAAATAGATGGATTGGATGCAAAAATAAGTAAATACACATCTAGAATAAAGGGAAGTTTTAAAGATGATCAGTTACATGTTGAATATATAGAACCAAAAAATGTTCCTAAAAGTGTATTCATTGACATGAATAATCAAGTTCAAAATAAGTTTATGATTAACGTAGAAGGAAACTCTGCTGCTTATCGATTTGGAAGTTTATTTGGACTTGGATTTTGTTTATTAAATGTGGAATCTGAATATACTTTATGGTTTGAACAATTTTTAAAAATGGGTAAAATAACAGATGATCTTTCAGCATGTCACTGCATTTTAGTAAAGAATGATTTAACTGATTTAGCTGAAACAATTGAATGGTGTAAGGCACATGATAAAGAATGTGAACAAATTTCAAGAAATGCGACACAGTTTTATGAAACTTATTTCACGAAATCCTTTATATATGATTATGTGGCTGATCTATGTAGAGGATTTTCACGATTGGTCGTTAAACAAAAAGATGTATATGAAGAAGTAAAAGCGGAGAAGCCCAAAAGTTATTTTAATATTCAACTGTATAAACAAGCATCGCCATTACCAAATGATAAAACGATTATTATTGTTCCTTACAGAAGTTCACTTATTCAAAATAGAAGTAAACAATTAGAAGTCTTTATACAACACTACAAGGAGTTTAAGATTTTAGTTGTGGAACAACGCGAACATGGTAAGTTTAATAGAGGAGCATTATTAAATTGTGGATACGATTACACAGTGGCACATTATCCTGAAATAACAACATTTATAATGCATGACGTTGACATTCTTATGGATGATGTGATGAAAAATTATTATGGACAAGATGAACATGATATCGTTCATATGGGGTTATGTGTAAGAGGTGATAAATACAAGGGAGATCCTAAAAAATCCAAGTTTCTAGGTCGTGTTATTCGATTTTCAAAAGAAATGTACCAAAAACTAAATGGGTTTCCAAATACGTTTTATGGATGGGGAGGCGAAGATGACGCCATTGCGTTTAGAATGGAAAAAAATACACTGTTTCGACCAAATGAAGTAGATGTGGGTGAAGAAATGAAAACAGAAAACGATATTTTAGAAACAAGAGATGATGAACGAACTGAATTAAATAAAAGGGAACTTATTATATTAGATACACTGCAGTGGAAAATAAACGGATTGAACTCTCTTCATTATGAAGTAAATTCAAATTCAGAATTAAATAAAATGTGTCGTAAAATAATTGTAGAATTAAATCCTCATAATGATCTTGAAATGTATAATGAATATTCACCCCCATTTATTCCTAGCGGTAAAGTTCCAGAATGGAAAGGTTCAGATGCGCCAGAGCTAGATACACCAGATGCGCCAGATGCATCGCCAACACCAGATGCATCGCCAACACCAGATGCATCGCCAACACCAGATGCATCGCCAACTCCAGAGGCATTAGATGATCTGGAAGATTTATCAGGAGATCTAGAAGTTATTTCAGGAGAAGATACTTTAAATCCAGTTGAGGTTGAAACCAAAATAATCCATTTATAAAAAAAACCTGAAACATATAAGTTTTAGTCACCTGTGTATTTAATGTTAGTGTTATAATTATGTTTATATGTCTTACCGTGATGTGATGTGCCGATTATCTAGCCCAATATATAGCCCTGTTTGCACGATGTGCGGATTTGTGTTCGTCACAATACATCCCCAATTTCCAATATCGAAATTCGAACCCATGTTTTGCCTCAACGCATATCTGACAGAATACGTTTCCAGCTTGTTCGAAGTGTTCGACCCCAGTACAGTATACATCGGTACAGTTGACCGTTGCACATACAGAACATGGCTCGGGGTTTGGAGCACTATGAGGACATCTTGGACAGTAGCACACAGTTTTAGCGTCGTGGTCGCAAATGGTACACATGATTTGCGAAGTTTTATATCCACTTTGCATTGCCTTATTCGTTTCAATTTTTTCTTATTGTAATAATTCAACTTTAATGTGAAAAAAAATTGAGATTTAGATATAAAAATATAATGATACTAAAAACAAATGAGCGATTCTATTTCCATTGAACAAATATTTAGGTCTAGAAATAATCTTCTTGACATTTTAGAAAGTGTCGGGTATGACGTATCCGACTACAATCATTGTGGTGTCAATCAAGTTATCGCAATGATGGATAATAAACAGCTTGATTTATTACTTACGCATAAGTCAGGTAAACGGATTTTTATAAAGTATAATTTAGATAAAAAATTAAACGTCAGCCATCTATGCCCGTTTTTCGATGGAACTACAGAGCCCGCCGTTCTCAAAAAGACAGATGATTTAATGGTAATTGTTAAATCTGACCCAAATGATGCAATGATTGCTGGACTGGATACAATGTGGAATGACTCGGGTGTATACATTTCCATTGTAAACATTGATAGACTACAGTTTAATATATTAAAACATATACAGGTTCCGCGTCATGAAATTCTTTCTAAAGAAGAAACGGATGAAGTATTTAAGAAACATCACATTTTAACGGTAGCAGATTTACCTACCATTAGTAGGTATGATCCAGTTGCAACCATTCTTTGTATGCGTCCAGGAACGGTATGTAGAATTCATCGAAAAAGTAAAACGGCAGTTCTAACGGAATATTACAGAGCATGTATTTAACGCCATGAACCACATCTATAATGTGTTAAATAGGATTGATTTAATAATTCAATATCTGGTGTTTTTTGTAAATGATACACGGTTGTAATAACGTCGGGTCCACATACCCATAAAATATCAGCATGTGTTAGTTTTGACGGAAGGAGGTGTAAACGACGAATACATTCTGTAATTACGTTTTTTAAAAAGGGATGTCCTTTTTTTGCTATAAATGCGTAGTTTGCTACACGCACTTTATTATCTGGATGTTTACATTCAAGCGGTCCTAATTGATTTACGTTAACAATACATTCAGTAAATAAAACAATAGGGGCATTTGAAGTTATTGTTTTTCTTATAAGACAATCGCAATCGCAATACATCCCGCCATTATAATAAATGTAAAGTAGTCTACCCAAATCAGCCTTTATTACCCAATGGGGTATCGTTAGCCACATGTCATACAATTCATTTGAAAATTGTTGGACGAGTGGTAAAATGTCCGACGGTCCAACAATTTTATAAATCGGAAATATTTTTGCGTTTTCTTGCATTAACAATTTATTCGGAACCTTTGTTTCAGTAGGGTTCATATTCCACATGTAAATACACTCCATTCTATTCATTTTTATTTAAATATGTTTCTAGTGTACGCGCACTACAATCAAGACTGGTTGTATACTTTGGCATCCAATAATAAGGCAATAAATCAGTGTCGTAATATTTATCATATATGCTTTTATAGTAATACTGTTCTTGCGTTAATGGAGATTGAGAATAGGCATGTTCTGTTTGAACCGACGGTGGAATAGAGGACTGAATGATGGAATACCACGATCGTTTCAACGAGCTTACCCCATCGCTAAATGCTTCTTTTTTACGCCATAAAATGGCATCTGGCATAATACCTTGAAATGCCGTACGAAGTAAGAATTTTTCACATTTTGTATATCTAAATTGTACTGGAATAGATAAATACATTTCAACAAATATCCTATCTAAAAATGGCGTTCGTGCTTCAAGTCCGTGATGAGAAATGCAACGATCGCTTCGTAATGCATCAAAATAATGAATGTCTTTTACTAGCCGTCTACATTCTTTATCGAATTCAATTGCATCTGGTGCGTTCTTCATGTATAGATACCCTCCACATACTTCATCTGCCCCGTCTCCATTAAAGATTACCTTGGCCTCACTATGAGTACGAATATGTTTTGAAATTAAATAGTTTCCAACACTTGCACGAACGGTAGTCGTATCACGACTTTCAATAGCCCATATCACTTCTGGTATTGCGTTTAGAAAATCGTTTTCACTTACCACTAAAGAAGTATGTTTAGATCCTAAAAAGTTCGCCATTATGGCGGCATATTTTAAATCTTCAGATCCTTCCAGTCCAATGCTATACGTTTCAATCGGTTCAGTGATACCTATTTGTTTTCTACACTCATTTACGATAGTAGCAATTAAACTACTATCTAGACCACCCGATAACAAACAGGCAATAGGTCGTTCAGTGTTTATTACACGTTTATATACACATTCACGTAGAGCATTTCGAATTAATTCATATGGATCGGTAATGGAATGATTAATGGCTGGAAGCGAACAATAAGCAATGGTCGCATTGTCCGTTGTAATTGTGCCTGGTAATAAGGTTGTTATTTTCATGTCAACGGGCATCATTTTTATTTCTGATGTAAAACAAGTTGTATCCCCTTTTGTTCCTTGAAATAGTGGTCTTACACCATAAGGGTCTCGAACCGCATATATTTTACTCTTAGTTGTATCGTACAGTACGAATGAAAACTCAGATGCATCAATCATTTGAACGGTTTGTTCAATTCCATACCGATGATAAAGATGAACAATAATTTCGCAATCGGATGAAGTGGTTGGTGTAATATTCATCATTTTAAATAAATTTTCATGGTTATAAATTTCTCCATTGCAGATTAAATAGATGCCATGAATGGAAAAGGGTTGGTTCGAATTTGAATTCAGCCCATTAATGGCCAATCTGTGAAATCCAAACCATATCTTATCTGTTATGGGTAAAAAACACGAATGATCAGGTCCTCGATGTGACCCTTTCATATAAAGGTTGATTGTGTCATTTTGTGTTTCAGTTGGATTAATAATTGCAAATATTCCGCACATTTTAAAAGATAAAATCTAAATAATTTTATATTATTTTTGTTAATAATATAAAGATACAACATATGTATTACATATAATGGCACACACTGGTATTGTAAAGTGGTTCAATAATAAGACCGGATACGGATTTATTAAAAGTGGAGACGAAGACATTTTCGTGCATCATCAGCAACTTAAGGTTGAAAACAACATGTATAAGTATCTAGTACAAGGTGAGTATGTATCCTTTGAGAGTAAACTCCTTAGTGAAGGAAAGCACAAGTGTATGGCAGTATTGGTTACTGGAGTAAATGGCGGTCCTCTCATGTGTGAGACGCGTCAAGCGATGAAGAACTCGTATGATGCGAATAACTCGGCAACTGTTTCGTCGTAGTGTTATGACGTTGTAAAACTCCCATACTTATATCAGGTAACGTAGCAATTATATTCATAATCGTTTTATAGTGAAAGATGCATACACATGCATCCTTTTCTAAACGAATACTATACCACCAGTAAGCAGGAATGAATAATAATTTTCCTTTTGGAATAACAAGTTCAATAAACTTCACTTTCTTGTCTGGTTCAGTCCATGGATTTAGGCAACTGTAAAACTCCTGTGTTTCAAATTTTTTAATTTCATTTAGAAATAATGAACTTCTGGGAGGAGCAAGCTTTACAGTAATAGATCCTTGTGTAACTAAAAAGTAGTTGCGATAAGATGTTTTATATTGTAATCGTGTGGTGTAATCCGTACTTCCAAAAAGCAAATCATATGTAATCGAACACACAAGCGGAGGCCTTAATATTCCATCGGTTGGTTCGTAATATCGCTTTGTCATTGTTTCTTGCAAAAAATCTGAATTGTTAAAGGTGGCATATTTTTTTGTTTTGAATAATTCTGTTGCCTTATCTAATGTTAACGGAACATTTGTATAGGAAGAATCATAAACCATAATGTCAAATGCATTGTATTCTTTTAACACTTCTGGGGTACATTTCATGTCATCATAGTCAAATAAGACGGGCTGTTTAAAATTACACACTTCCTCTAATTTAGGTTTTGAAGGAAGTTGAATTTCGTATACCTCTAAATCGTTACTTGTATTTAATTGAAACATGACATGAATATACGCTACTATAACTATACATATCGTGACTAATCCAATTAAATTCATTGATTATGTATACACTTTTATTTTTATATGATTTTCTAGAACGTAATACCGACAGATACAGGTTCTGGTTCCAAATCGTTTAGTTTAACAGTGCCACCCTTTTTCTTTTTCGGTACAATATCATTTTTGCCTTCAAGTACACCTATTCTTTCTGATTGTTCATCTATTTTAGTCCTTAACAGTTTAAACATTTCGGTAATTTGGTCCATATCTGGGGCATCGTCAATAAATTTGTTTTCATGATCTCCTATTTTTGTTTCCATGGCCTTGAACTGTACCAGCACTCGTTTTTCAACGGCTTGTAGCCTTGTTGCTAAATTAATAATGGCTTCTCCTGTATTAATCGTATGGGGTTTTACTGCTTTAGACATATTCTATTAAGAACTTATTTTTTTAATATTTAAACTTAAATTATTAATTTTCTTGTTATACAACAATGGAAGAAACCCCTAATTTTTTCTCTCACGTATTCAATTTCGAACAAGACAGTAGAAATGAAATGATAAACATTATGCAATATACAGTATTAGCCATTATTTTAATTACGGTTTTAAACCGAGCAATACAAGAATACATGCCTGAAGTAGATGGCGATAAAGGAAGTCTTGCCATTTTTGTTGAAGTATGTATACAGTGTATCGTATTATTTGTTGGTATTTTATTTATACATCGTATCATAACGTTTATTCCTACCTTTAGTGGAATTGTATATTCAGAACAAAATATAATTTCTATTATTTTACCAACCCTTATACTTCTATTGAGTATTTCCAAATTGGGCGAGAAAGTTTCTATATTGGTGAATAGACTTAGTGGACCGACTGTAGTAAAAGTGGTTGCTCCTATAAAATATGCACCCCCTCCGTCACTTTTACCTAAACATGGAAATACCGCAAACCCCATGAATAGCCCTGAACCCGATTTCAATACGATGTTTGCTGGACCATCTACCCCTCTTCAAAACGCTCAATCTCCCGATTCGTTCGAACCCGTTGCATCTAATTTTGGCGGAAGTATTTTCTAGATTAAATTATGGGGAATTGTGTAGGCAAGCATGAAATAAATGCACTAAAGGATGAGATTTCATTACTTAAAATCGAACATGATAAATCAATTCAATTAGTAAGAAATGACCTATATAATATGACAGCATTTTTTAAACCTTATACATGTGATATTATATCCGAAGAACCTGAAGGTCCTCCTCCTTATCTAAACCCGATGTCGTAATACCTCTAGCTTATATTGAACGGAATCGCAAAAAATAAGAGTAAATACTGATAAAATACTTAATACCTTTATTTCATCGTACGAAGAATGTTTATAGTTGAAAATGCCATCTAATGGAAATGGAATTCGACGAACCAATATTCCAGCTGCATAAGTAATTACACCGATTATTCCACAAAAAAAACAAGTTTCAACCAAAAGGGTGACGGTATCTTTATTGTCATCATTTATATGATTTTCTTTAAATATGTATCTATCCAATCCTAATGAAATTATAAATGCCGTTATTATCTCAATCGTAGTTGTAAAAAAAATATCACATAAAAATATAATCATGTTAAATTCATCCTATTTTAAAATTTATCCTTGAAATATAGGTAAAACATAATGTCGTCATAGGTAAGTTCTTTAATCAACTCTTCATCGCACTGATTTTCACTTTCTGAATTCAACGATGTAAACGTTGGTTGAAAATTAATTTCTGTTTCTTCATTGCAATATTCATTGTAAAAGTTATCGGGTTGTGGATATTCATACGTAGTTGCGTCTTCAAAATTTTCACCTCGTTTCGTGTCGCGATCTCTTGAAATTGCCTTTTTACGCGTTGCTTTGTCACTGATTTCCTTTTCCCATTTAGTCACAAAGGATCGCGGTTCAGCTACGTTGCGAAAGCGAATGAGTGGTTCGTAATTCATTATTAATTATATAATTTTATATATATTTTTTCAGTTTCAATTTTTAATCCAAATGTTTTATAAACTGTGTAAAAGCATGTAAAAAAATTGAAAGTGACATTTTATATTTGAATAGTTATAAAATGTCACTTGAACTTAGCTCCACCCTCACGCCTATATTTTCATTGAACGGGCATAAATGTAAGGGCAAAGTCGTTTATGTGTATGATGGAGATACTGTCCACTTGGTAATTGAAGTATTTGGAACTCTCTATAAATGGAAGTGTCGCATTGCTCACATTGATACACCTGAACTACGCACAAAAGATTTAAATGAAAAAAAAATGGGAATGGATGCACGGGATAGACTAAAGGCTCTAATTGAACATAAAGTTGTGGATGTCTGTTGTTTTGAATTTGACAAATATGGTAGATTGTTGGTTGAAATTACAGTTGGGGAAATTAAAGTGCATGAATGGTTACTTGAAAATCAGTTAGCAAAACCTTATGAAGGCGGAACCAAAACGTCATGGGCTTAGAAAATGGGGGGATTTTTGGAATTAAACTGTGTATATAAATTATTTATTTTTTCAATTGAAATAACGTTATTGAAATAAAGTAGACTGCATATTTTACCACTAACTCCATTTTCAACCCCAACGATCAATTCATGCGTATCAGAATAAGGTATGATAGATCCTGTTTTAATGAGTTCTCCATTCATAAATAGATCAAACTTTCCATTTGCATAAGATACTACAAAATGGTTCCACTTTTGTAATGGTAACTGTTTAACATTATACACACTTTTTTTATCTACACCTTTCATTATAATTTTTAAGTTATTCAATGAACTATTGTAAGCCATTAACAATTCTTGTCCAAATAATAAAACATTGGCGTATTCACCAGATGACTGTGAATAACCCGAAGATGTAGCATTCATGTACATCCAACATGAAATAGTATATTCATAGTTATACACCTGGTTTGTTTGAAAGGAAGCAACTTTAGATAGTGAAATCGGTTCATGAATAATAAGATTTCCACCATAGTATTGCTTCGAAATACTCCGTGCATAAAATATCAGCCCAATGAATAATAATTCTAATAGTAACACTGTAGACATTTTGGATGCCCTACGAAGTACCAGTTCGCCATTGGTTCTAATAAATCCAAATCGCACGGAAAGTGGCGTTGTGGATAGCAAAAAACTGTATCCACCAATATAAATTAAAATAAATCCTAAAATGTACCATGATGGGTCCCCCCATAATGCATGTATAACGCTTTCAGACAATAAATTAAGACAAATAACTGAAATAATAAGTAAAAATTCAGTTGTTATAGTAGGCAAATTTTTAATACAAAAAAAGGTAAAGATAATACCCATTAATAGATAAGGTATTTCATAGGTAGTTGTAATTATCCCTGGATTTAGTATACAAAGTAGTCCCAGTATTACACCGTATACAATTTCATATATGTAAGACCTGTTATTTACCAGTTTAATAAATAACGGAAGATTTATAAGAGACACTAATATAAAAAGAAAATAACTATTCGATATGTCAGGTGCTTCAATATTACTAAATGAAGTGAACCATTTTGAAATTGGATCAATAAACATAAAAATGGGAAGATTTATGGCCGTACAAAATATGAACAATGCTAAAATAGATTTATAATGCGATACTACATTTGTAAATGGCATTTACATTAAACGAATTTATTATTTTTTTGGATTTGTTTCATTATGTAAATGAATAGACTCCGTATATTCGTCTTGAACAATGTATGTTTTGTACTCGTTAGGGATTTGTGGATTTGTTAAAAACGAATAAATAGCCGCATGTTTCGCCATACCATTATGAATGCGAATGTTTACATATTCATAAAAGAATTTTGTTGGATAGTCCATTTTATAGATTAGACTATTATAACATTTCTTCAATTTTATAGTTTCATTTTCAAAATTGAATAATCCAAATTGATTTTGAAATGAAAATTTCTGCGTGATTATCCAATATAATATCCATACTTTTTCACAAATTCAATCATATTGGTAGTTCCCATAGCAAAGTTACATGCAGAACAAATCGGTCGTAAATTTCCAATTTCCAATGTGCCTCCTTCCTTTTCACTTTGTACGTGTCCAACTTGAAAATCCATAATTTGTATTCTTGTTTTCTTACAACATAAACATCTGTGAGCGTTAAGGTCAGCTCCTATATAGTAATTCCATACATCAGATTTTACTTTTTTAGGTAAGGATATTTTTTTTTCAATTGGAATGGCAACCTGAACCGTTTTCTGTATAATTTCAGCGACAGGTTCACTTGATTTAGGTAGGGGTGGTCTACCTACTGGTTTCTTTGGTTCAATTGATTTAGGTAGGGGTGGTCTACCTACTGGTTTCTTTAATTCTACAGTATTTTCATACTTATGAAAATACTTTGATATTGTTGGTCCATGTATAGGTTCATTCATTATCCAATTCATATACTATGTATAGTTCATTCATTTAACATCAATTTATAGGTCTAAATTCATTGTATTTTTATCAGATCGTTTTCGTCTACCTTTTTTTGCTGAATTTAATCCATCCTTCATTTCATTCAACTCACTTAAACTAACCGTACTTGTTTGGTCTAAATGAACTACTTTTGGCTTTAGACCACTTAAAATAGAATTAATGTCGCTTGGACCTTTCATATCAGGGCGTTTTTCTTCTCTTTTTTCTTCTCTTTTTTCTGGCATGGCTGAACTCATAAATCCAGAAAGACCTGGATGTGTCGCTCCCATTGAACTTACTGCCGCTTGTGTAAACTTTTGCATGAGTTCAGGATTTTGTCGCATAATGTCATCCATACCTGGAATGGAAGATTTAAACATAGTATTCGTCATGTGTAACATGATAGCACTTCCACCCAACTGGAATAATAATTTTAATTCTGGAGCAAGCGTTGCCTTTGATTTATATTTATCATGTAATTCAGCAAATATGTCGTCGTAATCTGAAATGTTTTCGTTTAACTGTTCCGCCCATCCATCTAACTTGATATCAAACGGATCAAATTTAGAATTCATAAATTCAACGCCAGTGATTAAAGCCATTAGCATTTTACCTTGAAACTTTACGTTATTACTTCTTTCTTTTTCAGAAACAATATTTTCATATTCCCCTTTCATTTCTTCAAGAGAAGAATCCATGGTGTATTTTCGAGTTAGACGTACCCCTTTAGATTCAAGGTCTTCAAGTTTCCGCAAGTAAGAAAACCTATCTTTAAGACTGTCTGGTTGAACCTTAACTTTATCTGGGTCGCCCTGAAACGGTTTAAACCCGTCCCATGTCTTTGTTTCTTTTTCTATATTAAATTTTACAGTTGGTGGCTCTTCAAGTTTTATTTCGGTTCTAGGGAAAGGCGTATCTATTTTTACATCCGAAAACTTCACTTCATGTGGTGCACTAAGATTATTTAGTTCATTTTCCAATTTATCTAAATCAGTTAACGTAATCGTTTCCTTATCTTTTTTTTTATCATTCATTAACAATTCAATTCCAGGTCCAAAACTAATTTTTACTTCTTCGGGTGCACTAAGATTTATTACTTCCATAATAAACACTTAAGAACAATTAATTTTAAGTAATCCGCAATTATTGTTAAAGTACCATACCGCTTGTAAAAAGGTATCTGCCAAATCGTCTTTCTTTTTATGTGCGTTAAACATAGAAACATCCATATCATTTAGTATCAATAATTGTGAAGTGAATTGAATACTTAATTTTTTGCGTTGGGAATAAGTCGTTTTTCCTTTATGAAATAATTTTAATTTATTTACAGACGAAATACACTCTACCTTTGCATTTCGCATTAACCAATATTGTAACACCATCCCCTGTATGGCCTTCATTTTACTAGCAAGTGGACCTATTTGATTTTCAATCAAAACCACGTCCACGTGTTCAAATCGGGTATACCGTTTCATGATCTGTACTCCAATATCAATGAGCGTAAACTGAATTGGTTTTGTTTCACGTTTTAATGTTTTTTTCATTTCAACCATTGTTCCTAATGGCAATTTGTGTTCCGTACACAATGAAATCAATTGACATAAAGTTTTGTCATGTATATGTTTTTTACAATAATAAGTTTGATGTAACTGATGTGTTGCTGGTTTGGAACATGCACATTTACATTCATCTGTTAAATCAATCACGTCCCAATCTATGATTTTAATTGTATCTGTTACGTCAAATAAACAATGAGCTAAATGTTTTATCCCGATATCAATGGATAAAACCTTCATGATTAAAATACACCAATTAGTTTTAAATTCGTTTATATAATTCAAGTGCTGCAAAACCTCCTGCTATTTGTGCAATAATGTACGGTACTAAGGTTTCCATTTTTTGTTTCTTTGCTACAACCATCATAATCGTGACTGCTGGGTTAAAATTACCTCCAGATATTTTACCTCCTACATAAATGGCCAAAGCTAAAGCAGTACCAATTGCAACAAAATTATTGGTTGAAATAATCACGTATAAAAAGAAAAAAGTTCCGATAAACTCAACTAAAATCTCGTTCATTTATATTTTCATGATATTTTAATATCGTGAAAATATCATGACGCAAAAACAAAAATGTTTTGTGATTGATATAGACTGGGACGCACCAGATGGCGGGTATTCTATTTTAAGAAGTAAACGTGTAAACCATTTTCTACGCATAAAACTAAACTTTATTTAAAATCAAAACCATATAAGAATTGGCCGTCTACGCCCGAATGGAATAACATAGGGTGTAACACATAAATCATTGGTTGCAACTCCGTGTACGGATTGGTACAAGCAATAAAATGTTTATAAAATATAAAAGTAATACGCTGCAGGATTTGCAATCTATTTATTAATGCTTATGTCAGGTGAAATTACTGAACTTATGCATTTAGAGTTTGTTCATACATTGCAAAAAATGACAAACTGTATTCATAATGAAGAAGTAGATTGGTTTCATGTAAAATCTACAATTTAACAGATTTAATTACCCACGCTCCTATAATAATCCACATTGTAATGATTGTATTACCTCCAGTATAAATGGTCCATCTAAGACCAATACATTGAATAGATGTTGCTGTTAACGGGGATAATAGAAATCCTACCCATGTAGAAGGAACACAAAAATATTTATAGGCATGAACGGCTACATAATGGGCTACAATCCATCCAATGTAAATGGCTGACACGTACCCAATACGGTTCATTCACAACCTCATACATCTCTATATAGTATCAATTTTTAGTAACTACGTTATCCGTTTCAAATAATGTTTTTCGGATGTCAACATTTTTCACGTTTACTAAATTGTCTTGTTCGTCAATGGTTTGAGATAGCTTATTACCACTTTCAGTTGCCTTTTTAATATTTTCTTCAATTGCTTTACGCTTCATATCCTTTACTCTTTTATCAAAATATTCTTTGGCACTTGCCTCATTTTTTTGTTTATTCATCATAAGTTCATTTAGTTGATCTTCCAGAAAATTTACTTGTCCTGTTCTATACGCATCTGGTTCCCATGGCATCCACATGCCAACAGGACCAACATACACATCAAAATTTGGGTCATATTCACGCAACATTTTAGCTCTCAATTCAGCTTCTTCTTGTGACGGGAACACACCTCTAATTTTAAGGCCACGTGTACTAGTTTGAAACTCGTTTTGCTTATTATACTCTAACTCTAACTCATCTAAATGTTTATCTAGGAATGTTTTATAATCATCTGAAATGGTTTCTTTTGCTAAGTCAACCGCTTCTTCTTTACAGAATTCATTTAGATCTGTTGTGATTTGTTCCGTATTCAAATTGTATTTGTAGGCGAGAAACGCAGTAAACTGTGCATATTTTTGCATGGACTTTACCAAGTCCCATGTTTTAACAAATTGTTCAAAAAAAAATTCTTCTTTCCGTTTAATGATATTTTCAGGAGATACAAAGGATACGCATACAAATTTTTGATTTGAAATAGGTTTATCTTCATCTAACAAATCAACTTTATTCATGTTAAAAGAATAATTCATTTTTTTTTTAAGTTTTATTAAAAATTATATTTTTTTCTTTTTAAATACTATGTTTGATTTAGGTGAATTGATTAAACGAGCAATCAAATACTTAGTTGAAGGTTTAATGGTCGCCATTGCCGCTTACGCCATTCCTAAAGGGAAAGGTCTCAGTTTAGACGAAGTCGCATTAATTGCTTTAACCGCAGCGGCTACATTCTCTATCTTGGATACTTACATTCCTAGTATGGGAATGACTGCTCGTACTGGTGCCGGGTTTGGTATTGGTGCAAATATGGTAGGATTTCCTAATTAGGTAGTCCAATATACTCTAGATTTAAAATAAGCATCAAGATTTTCAGACTTTGTTACAGACTTTAGCGGAAGGGGAGTAAATACAATAATATTCATCCCTATCCACGCTTTAAACTTATCCCATTTCATTTTTTAGTTTATTATTTTAAACTAAAAAATGATTTAGTGTTGAAATTACAATGTAACTTTATGATATCTAGTATTATGGTTGCTTTTTCCTGCTTGGTAATCAAATTTTTATAGGTCAATATGGATTTCTTAAGATTAACCATTTCCATGCCTCCAATCTCCGTTTCCACGGTTGCACAAATGATCTTTATGTTCTAAGGTTGTCACATTTAAAATTATTCTAAACTTATCGTAAATAAGATTTTGTTTTAAATTTGTCTGAAGCAATAACTAGTGCTTTTGTTATTTCTTCTTCATACGCAGTATGTCCTCCTCTAACAATCATTAATTCACAATCTTTAAATTTTTTGCTTAATTCATAGGCCATTTTCATGGGAGTTACCATGTCATACCTTCCTTCTACCATTATGGTAGGTATGTGCTTTATCTTATGCATGTTTTTATAGATTGAATTTTTAGGAACAAAATAATTATTGGAATCATAATGATTTCCAATTACGGTTAGAGTTTCAGATTCTTTAAACGTTTCCTTAAGTGTATTTTTACTGATAACAAACATTTGATCATTACTAGACAATAGTTTAATCAAATTCTTTCTTTTTCGTGTCTTAGTAGATAGAGTTTTTGTTATTTTAGAATCTTCTTCTTTTTGGCTACTTGTTTTTAAATGAAGAAGATGTTTTAACTTGTCCTTTTCTTCTGGATACATTTGATCCAGCACATCTACTTTAGATAAATCGTATATACCTCTTAACAATAACGCAGATACACGTTTTGGATAGGCTTGTGCGTATAACATAGCAAGTGAACTCCCCCAACTTCCACCGGCTACAAGCATTTTTTCTGCATTCATGTATTTTCGAATACATTCAATATCCTTTATCAAATCTTGTGTAGTATTCTTTTCAGTATGGTTTAAAGGTCTGGATTGACCCGACCCTCGTTGATCAAATAAAACAATATGGTATACCTTTGGATCGTATAATCTTCTTAATCTAGGAACAGTATGGTCTCCAGGTCCGCCGTGTAAATAAATGACCACTATGCCTTTTGGGTTACCAGAACATTCTACGTACACCAGTACCCTTTTACCATTGGATAAAGTATCTACATGTAATCTTGTTTTTTTATGTGGTTGAATGGACGGATACATACTATAGTTAAATAAGTTTTTTTATATAAGGATTTATATACTTTAGGGTATAATATCTTTTTCCAATACGATTTATTCGGTCAAACCCAGATGCATTTACACATTGTATCTGTCGCGCTTGATCTGCTAAAGTTAGATATTTCAGACACTTCTTTTCAGTTGAATTATAAAACTTGCAAAAAGAACACCAGTTCATTAACCGAATACATAATTTATGTTTATATTTAAATATGTAGTATAAATATGCAACGTCTTACTGCTGCTCAACTGAAGTCTCAACAAACCCAGGCCGAGTTTGCGGCATCTTTGGCAAAACAAAAAGCACGAGGGGCAATGCCCCCAGAAGACCGTATGGGACAAATTAGAAACGAAGCTGCTATACGCTTTGCCGAGCGGGGTATGAAGCAGCAACAAAATGGATCACAAACAGACAATGCCGCTGAGAAGAGAAAACGTGATGAAATCGTTTCCAACGAAAGGGGAAAGTTTACTGCTGTTGCTGCTGTTGCTGCTGCTGATGCTGCTGCTGCTGCTATATATAATGTCCCAGCAAGCGTAATGCCAGACCTCAAAGAGGGGGAAGGACGCCATATCCCAGGTATCCGTATTCGTGCGCATCAAGAAGCCAACAGAGCTATAGATCAAACTCATCAGGATGGGTTTGAATATGATTGTATTATGATTGTATATGGTCATTCTAATATTGATGTTGATATAGAACATCCTATAGAATTGTCTACTATCGGAGATCCCTCGAGTGAGTTAACCCAAGTTACCATGTTACTATCTGAACCTGGGGCATGTACATGGTTTTTACCCAACGAAGTACGCATGTTGTATGACGTAGTACCTGGATGGTTTGGATTGATGAGACCAAGTAGTATACTCGACCAACTTAATAAAAAATATAAAAGACCAGAACAATATAAAGGTAGACACACGTCACAACAACAATTTTTAATGTCTGCTGGATATATTAGTAATAGTCCAGATAAATTTCGTGAAAGGACATATGATATGTTTAATGAGGCAACAAGTACAACATCTCGTACACCATTTGGAAGTATAAAATTACTAACTAAACATGGGGTAATTTACGAATGGGTACAAGCGGACAAATGGAAGGAATTTAAAAAATCAGAATTGTTAGGTATTGCCAAAGAGAAAGCCATAACACATGGTCTACGCAAATTGTTATTTATAGATCTTGGATGTAGCGGGTTTGCAGACGACGAGGCAAGACGAATATGGAAAGATCTTGTAAAAACTGACCAATCGGGTACACTTGGCGGAAAAACTAGACGAAATAAACGAAATAAACGAAAAAGTAATAGATATAAAAGAGTGCGAAAAATATGCTTATGATCTCCTTTTTCTAGTGTTTGATTTAAACAACCGTAAGGCAGAACTTGCATCTAACTTATAAAATTTCATAACCCGATCTTTATATTTTTCTAAATTAGGATTTCTCATGATAATTCCATGTAAAAGCATTCCAAAGGTTGCTACATCTAATTGATATTTAACTTTTTCAAATGTTTCTTCTGTAGAATTTTCTTTAAATAAGTCTGAAAAATATACAATCATTTGATAGCCGTATTCACTGTAGCCTCCCAATTCTTGATAATATTTTAACAATGCTACTGAAAAGGATGGATACCACGCATTTCCATACAAGATTTTAAAGTACATGGGGGATAATCCTAAAAATCGTCTGCCTTTTAAAAATTCATAATCAAGTTTTCTACTATTTTCCCAGTCTATTAATTCATATGATTTTCCACATTTCATTATATTGTCTAGCTTTATATCACCATGAGCTATATTCATTTTTTTAAGTTCAACCAACTCGGTTAAAATATCCTTAACTAAACTTATAAAGGCTACTTCCGTTACGTTTACATTCGTCAACGTTTCATTGCACTTTTTATTAATCGCAAAACATCGTGTTTTAACTCCATCGTATAAAACCCCTATGTCTTTCATAAATAGTTCAAATCCAAATAAATGAGTAGACTTATACGGCATTCCAATGATAGAATGTTTTTTTAACAGAGGTAATACATGTTGAAATCCATCCAGTTCACGCAACAAATAATCTCGTTTAGTTAGTCCAATGGCTTTACGCAAAATGGGAGGGTTCATAAATTCTTTCACTACATACTTGTTCTTTTTATCTTGGTGTATTAATGCATCGAGAAATAATGGGGGCATTTTCTGTTCTACAATTTTGTTATCTTGAAGAATATAAATGGAAATAGACTCGACATTATCCACCTTTATTTGTTGTAAGGATTCGAGATCATCTCCTCCATAATCCATAACTCGTCCTTTCATACCTATACCATGTACTATTCCTCCTTCCATAAGTTATACAGTTAAAAAAATAAAGACACGTCGTTTTACGAAAAAAACGTGCTTCGATTACTTTTAAAACTATTTTGAAAATGGAAAATGTTTTATTTTCAAAATAGTTTTAAAGACACGTCGTTTTACGAAAAAAACGTGCTTCGATTACTTTTAAAATAGTTTTAAAGACACGTCGTTTTAATTGGGTTCATGTGGAACAATTCGATTTAAATAGGTACTATCAAGACAAGATGAAATGTGGATTTAATTCTACGACATATAAACTTTTTAATTTGTGATTATCTGTAGTGCATGCTCGCATGCCAATTGTTCACTTTTTTTTTTAATTTTATGTTTTCCTTCACCCAATTGAATTAATAACGATGGATTTGTTTTCATAAAGGCATGTATTTTATCAAATGATCCAAATTTAGAAAATGAAATAGCTTGGTGAATATTGGTCTTCCATATGGGTTGTCCTATGCATAAGTAAACCCCCATGTGGTAAAAGTCACCATGATCAATTTCTAAATAATCGGGCGTGATTTTAAACTCTTTCTGTATTTTAACCTGAAGTATATTTTTATAGTTATCATCACATAAAATAAGAGCGGTCCAATCAATGTGTTTTTCAAACACGTTTTCAATAAACGTTTGGGTATGTTGAAACCCCATATCGATAAAAAGAGCACCTAAAAAAGCTTCAAATAGACATCCTAATTTTTTTAAATTAAATCGCATTTTCTTTTCTTCCGACTGTTTTGAAATAAGAAGCCATTCATGTAATCCCATGTCAAGTGCAAGTTTTCCAATCGCCTCATTTTTAACTAAAGATATTTTCTTTTCGGTCATAAATCCTTCATTTTCTTTATAAAATCTACGATATAAATAAAATTTCGTTACACATTCAAGCACCCCATCTCCCAAAAACTCAAGTCTTTCATTTGACTTATTTTGAAGATCTATACATTTTTCGTGTGTTTTTCGTGTATCTAGTGGTCGTTTACAATAGGAACTGTGAACGAACGCTGTTTTGTATAATTCCAACTCATTTATTTTTTTAGAAACGCCATATTTTTGTAAAATTGCATGAATATCACTTATTTGAACCTCTTTGTTTAGAGTATTAAACGGGTTAAGTTCGTGTTCTTCCATTTAGAAGAATAAATGAAATACTATTTATGTTATATTCTGAATAGTTTCAAAAATTTTAGCTGTTACCAAATAAGGGTTCATGTTGGCACTTGGCCTCCTATCTTCAAAATATCCGCACCCATCCTTTACCGTTTTATGATTAATTCGAATAGAGGCATTACGATTAGCAATTCCCCATGTGAATTTATCCATACTTGAGGTTTCATGTAATCCAGTTAGCCGTTTTTCATTGCCAATTCCGTAAACACACATGTGCCCGTCATGTTTTTTAGATAACTCTTCAATCGCCCTATGTATTTCATCCATACCATTTTCATCCCTCATTTTCTTAGTTGAAACATTCGTGTGACATCCCGACCCATTCCATTGTGTAAACGGTTTTGGAGATAAACAAATGTATACGCCAGCCGTTTCAGTAAGACGTTCAAGAATGTAACGTGCAACCCATAATTGATCGGCCGCGACAATGCCAATACATGGACCAATTTGATATTCCCATTGACCAGGAGCTACTTCTGAATTCATACCTGAGATTGTGATACCTGCCTTTAAACAATAGTCCATATGGGTTTCAGTAATGTATCTACCGAACGCATTTTTTGAACCAACCGAACAATAATACTGTCCTTGACGTGAATTTTCAGAACTGCCTAGGGGGAGATTTGTAGTACTATCCATTAAAAAGTATTCTTGTTCTAATCCATACCACGGTTCAGCCTCTAACTCTTTATTGAAAATTTTTACAGCCCAGTCCCTAAAATTTGAGGCTAAGGGTTGTCCGTTTTGATCATAGGTGGCGCATAGTACAAGTGAGCCATTTGTACGAAAAGGGTCCTTGAATACGGCACATGGTTTAAGAACAATTTCAGAATTGCTAGATGTTGCCTGATTGGTTGAACTTCCATCATAATCCCAATCTGGTAAATCCCCATGTGGTAGAACGCGTGTTTTTGACCGAAGTCTACTGTTTCCATCAATCCAAATATACTCAGCATACATTTTCTATACAAATTAATATTTGTTTAATTCATTTAAATTATATTCTTATAAGTGCATTTCCATAACAACTTACTACAAGATTACTTTGGTTTTGAAGAAACTCAAACCGCACACTACTTACTTTATGTATGTTGTTTATAGACATGTGTTTTCTTAATTTATGCATTGCATTTAATCTTAAATTATCATATACGCTTGTTTCGAACCCCACTTGACCAAACGTATTCGCCCATGCTGTTCCAATCTGTCTTACTGCACTAATTGGTTCCATTACCGATACTGAGATAAGACCGACTTGTTTATATCCTGGAAAAATACATGGATCTATAGATATATCCTCTGATGCAAATACGCTAAAGTTCGTTCCGCCTTTTTGTTTCCGTGTTTTCATACTATCATGTATTATTAAAATGCGTGACCTATGAAAAATTGATGGTATTTGATTTTAGGTTTTAAAATTATAAAATGAATTCAGTTGTCACTATAACATCTTTTCCGACAAGTGTAAAGTATACATGTACGTTAAAACAAGATGGTACATATATTGGGTCCTTTCAAATTAATGATTACATGAATATTCCTTCTATGAGTATTGATCTTGAAGATGCTTATCAAGGAAAAGGGTATACTAGATTGATGATGCGAGACGTCATTAACCTTTTACCAAACTGGTCCTCTAGAAAACTTTTATATATTGATACAGACGCAAGCGGAGGATTTTGGAAACACATTGGAATGAAGGAGAATACAAATGAAAATGGGTATGAATTAGTTATATCTATTCGTCAACTAAAGCGATTTATCAAAGTTTAATGATATCGTCTTTATATATTCCAACGGGTTTATAACTGGAAGTTGATTTGAATATAGATTTTTTTTCAGGTTCATCCTTTTTAATTTCTTTTCCAAATCCATCAATAGAAACGCCAGTTTGCTTTTTATATTCCATTCGCACATAATCAGGTATCCAATGCGTCCATGAAATAAACATTAAGTTTGGATGAGTATAACGTAACCTAAACCCATTTTCTTGTAACTCATGAATGATGTAAGCGACACACTCTTTCAATTCATAATGTGGAATTCCAAGAATAATTTCAGGCACGACATACCAACAAGATTGATTTTCTATTTTTTGTCTAGATGCGGTTTTAATTTTAGCATGCACCTTTTCTAATATTTTATTATATGTTTTTACGGTGTTTATATCATGTCCTTTTTTATACTCAAACAAATCATCTAAATTAATTTTGGAAGCTTCCATTAAAGTTAAGTATAAAAAAATATATAAACTCATACTTAAATGATCCAACACATTGTGTTGTCTGGTGCTGGTCCAAACGGGTTAATTCAACTAGGTATGTTAGATCAATTAATAGAAACTGACGTAGTATGTATTGAAAATATAAAAAGTATTCGTGCGACATCTGCTGGGTCAATTATAGGGTTATTATTGTGTTTGAATGTACCTATACAAGAAATAAATGAATATTTTATAAAACGGCCATGGGACAAATGGTTTAAACCAGATATGTTTCAATTTATAGAAAATAAAGGATTTGTGAATTCAAATTGTTTTCAAGAATTGTTACTGCCCTTTTTTAATGCATACGATGTACCCATTTCTATTACACTTAAAGAATTGTATGAACGGTCGGGTATTGATTTTCATATATTCACAACGTCAGTAACTCATATGAAATCTGTAGACTTGAACCACCTAGATTTTCCTGAGTTATCCGTTATTCAATCCATTGGTATGTCATCCTCTATACCTATACTATTTACTCCAATAAAGTACAACGATGACTATTACATTGATGGAGGATGGTTAAACCACTGTCCTTTCGTAAAAGAAGATGATTCCGTTTTAGTATTAATAATTGATTATAAACAACAAGTCGACCTACAGTCGACGTCTCATTTTATTCAACATATTGTATTAAAAACTTTTGATATCATTTCGTTGAATACTGCCGTTCCGGAAGGAAAGCACGTATATTGTTTCAACACAAAAAACATTTTATTTAATCCATCTTTATGGGAACAAGCCCTTTCAAGTATAAAGGTTCGCCAATCCATTTTTGATATGGGTAAAGATTTTATTAAAAATGACATTTAGGTTAAATAAAACATGGACCCATACCTTTCTATTCTTGGACTAATCATTCTCCTTTCAATTTATACAAGCCAAGTATATAGCAAACGCATTATCCTTTTATAGTACTTAAACATCTTATTTAAAAATTGAAACTCAATAAATATACTGATTTTTGTATAAAAGATGACACTCTATATTGGATTTGTTGACCCAATGGTATCACTGGAATACATGACAGTTGCGTTTAACGATACGTTTGATACGGATGTTCGGATTGAGTTTGGAGCTACAAAAAGAAACAGTTACGGAGTTACATACAAAACTGCTAAGGTTTACAATTCGACCATGACGTCGGAGATGCATCACTTTATTTCTGAAATCAGAAAACATGGAGGCACTAGTTTTCAACACAATAAAATAGATACATGGATGGTTCGATTGGATGAACCTAGAATAGTTACAGAAATAGTTTATACTCCTCCAAGAATTAATTATTAAATCGTCGGAATAAATTGCCAGTTCAACTCATTACAAATTTTTTTCCATATATCATCTTGTTCAATACGTTTTTCTCGGTCTTTTAACATTGGAAAATAAGATAAAAACTGATCTTCTTCGAGTAATTCACACAATTTATAAATGGTATAATAATAATTTAAAAAGTTTACCCTATCATCAGGACAAAACTTGGCATAAGGTCTTTGTATTTCCATAAATAAATTACACAGTTTATCTTCAAGTTCAGGGCTCATGATGGGCGGTTTTATACCTAATTTATCTTTAATAAATGGTATGTGTTCGTAATATTTATTGTATCCGAATTTTTTTAAAATCTCCTTGGTCTTTTTATTTGTAATGGTTTCTAACTGGATCCGTTCCTTTTTAATTTGGATTTGTATGTTTTCAAGAATATCATTGGGTATATGTGTTGTTTCCTTTGCTTGAAATTGAGCAAGTATTTCTCTAAAATGATTAATTCTTTTATATGCATAAAAGCAAATCTCTTTAGGTGGCTCCTTGTAAGATGGTTTTTCATTTTCAATTAAATAGTGAAACTGACAAGCACACTCTGTATTATTACAAATTAACATTCCTTCATAATCTACATGAATGAGTTCACCCGCTCCACACTTTTTACAAATGGACGTGTCATAAATGAACTGGTCCGAATTAAAAAAGGAGTCGTCAATGTTACGCAAATATTGAATAGCATGACCACTCATTTTTTGTACGGAAACTGGTTTCTCAAGTTTAAAAAAATTATTTAAAACTGTTACCTTTGAATTACTAGAAATTCCTTTTTTTTCTTCAAAGTATGAAAATATGTGCTTACTATTATCTAAATAATAAGCAATTTGGTCATCTTTTAACTTTTTAATTTGACTATTTAGTGAATTTATTTTACATGCATCCGTTTCTATTTCTAATTCTTTTAACAATGTAGGAATAATCGTAGTGGTTTCCATTTCAAACCGTGATAAATACTCGCCGTGTTTTGTATCCAACATTTGAATAGCAACATCGTCTATTTTCTTGTTTGGTTTTGATTTAAAGGTCATAAAGAAATTACTAAACTCTGTTTTAAATTAAAAATACGTATATTGTTTCTATTCTTAATTTTAATGGATTTTAAAACCAAACTCATTCTAAAGGCAATTGAAGACGGATGGACTGTGACCAAACGAAATAATACATACACGTTTACTAAATTGCATTGTAATCTTAAGGAATACGTGGATCCTTTTTATTTACAGACCTTTTTTAAAAAATATAGTTGATTTCCATTTATTTTTTTTCTTTAGCAATAATATAGAATGGGCGGTGGATTAATGCAATTAGTAGCTTATGGCGCACAGGACGTATACCTTACTGGTAACCCTCAGATTACCTACTGGAAAGTAACCTATCGGCGCTACACTAACTTTGCCATGGAATCAATCGAGCAAACGTTTAATGGTCAAGCCGATTTCGGTCGTCGTGTAACCTGCACCATTTCCAGAAATGGAGATCTTGCTTACAGCACTATTCTACAGGTAACACTTCCTCAGATCGGACAGGATCTTAACTCGAGTGGCGATGTTTACGCAAGATGGCTTGATTTCCCAGGTGAACAGCTCATCTCCCAAGTTGAGGTAGAAATTGGCGGACAGAGAATTGACCGTCACTATGGCGACTGGATGCATATCTGGAACCAGCTTACCATGGCGGTAGGACAAGAGAAGGGGTATTATTCCATGGTAGGCAACACTACCCAGTTAACCTATCTTACCGACCCGTCCTTCTCTGACGTAGACGGTCCTTGCCAATCTGATGCCCCCAAACAGATTTGTGCCCCTAGAAATGCCCTCCCAGAGACTACTCTTTATATCCCTCTTCAGTTTTGGTTTTGCAAGAACCCCGGTCTTGCTCTCCCTCTTATTGCACTCCAGTATCATGAAGTCCGCATTAATATCGACCTTCGCCCCATTGATGAATGTTTATGGGCCGTAAATACGTTGAGTTCGGAAACTTCTGGCTCGATTAAAGTAACCCAGGCATACAACCAGTCCCTTGTTGCTGCATCTCTTTTCGTTGACTACGTGTTCCTTGATACGGATGAGCGACGGCGTATGGCACAGAACCCGCATGAGTACCTCATCGACCAGCTTCAGTTTACTGGTGATGAATCGGTCGGTTCTTCTTCTAACAAAATTAAATTAAACTTCAATCATCCAGTAAAAGAACTTATTTGGGTTGTTCAGCCAGACCACAACGTGGATTACTGTTCTTCGTTTGATAACGGAACCGTCCTCAGTAAAATTCTTGGTGCACAGCCATTCAACTACACCGACTCCATAGATGCTCTTCCCAACGCCATTCATGCGTTTGGCGGCCCTAACTCGATTGCTGGCCCTGATGGGGTAAGTGGTACCAACAATTTTGACTTTATTACTGGCGATGGTCTTTTCCAGGCTGCAGGTGCCATGGATAGCGTAGACCCATCCCATAACATATTGTGGCACGGTTCGGGTGCAAGTGGTGCAAGTGGTTATTACTACACCAACCCTAACTTTGCTCCTCCTACCGCAGCAACCGAATCGCTTGTGTCAGATGCGGGAACTTTTGTTTTGTCGGAGACTGCTCTGAAATTACATTGTTGGGGCGAAAACCCTGTAGTAACTGCAAAACTTCAGTTGAATGGTCAGGACCGTTTCTCAGAGCGTGAAGGTTCATACTTTGATTTGGTGCAGCCATTCTTTGCACACACTCGCACGCCTGATACTGGCATTAACGTGTACTCGTTTGCTCTTCGACCAGAGGAGCATCAGCCATCGGGCACATGCAACTTTTCACGAATTGATAACGCAACCCTTCAGCTTGTATTGTCTAACGCAACTGTAGAAGGAACCAGCACTGCCAAGGTCCGTGTATATGCTACCAATTACAACGTATTAAGAATTATGTCTGGTATGGGCGGTCTGGCATACAGCAATTAAACATTTTTTTTAAGGTATAAATAAAACCATATTATAGCAATCTATAATATGGATATTACATGTATAATAGCAAGATACAATGAAGATTTAGCATGGACATTGGAATTTCCATTTAATCAGTTTAAATATGTTGTGTATAATAAAGGGGTGGATACACTATTTGAACATAAAAATGTGCATATGGTAATATCGCTACCTAATGTAGGAAGATGTGATCATACCTATTTATATCACATCATACATAATTATACTAAATTAAAAACTATTCAGGTATTTTTACCAGGGTCTGTAAATATAGTATACAAAAAAAAGGTTGCTAATCAGATGATTTCTTACATTCTACGATATAAAAGGGCAATATTTATAGCTAATAAAGTTCCTTCTATTTTTAATGAATTTAAACATTTTGAAATTGATGCTTATGCATGTGCGTATGGACCGAATAAAATGCTAAACGGAGAAATAGCTACTGGTAAATGTGAGCATAGACCATTTGGGAAATGGTTTTTACATCATTCATTTTATGATTCCTCTTCTTATTGTTTTAATGGTATTTTTTCAATAGATAAAAGAGACATTCTACGACATCCTATGGATAGATACATAAAATTAGAACGTGAATTAGCCATACATTCTAATCCAGAAGTTGGACATTACATAGAACGATCGTGGGCAACTATTTTTGGACCATTTAAATATACCTTATTAGATACAAAAATTAAAAACTCATCTATAAATATTCTTTTCATTCCATAAAATCACATAACTTTTATTTTTTTGATACATACGTTGTTCCTCCCTATATCCATTATAAAACTGTAGAATAATCGCATCTTTGTAAACAATGTAATATTTATTAATAGTTGGGTTAAAGGCGTGATATAACACAAGATTATTTTTAACATCTTGTGTAAAATAGTTTCCTAGTAAAGATGGACCAGTTGGACTTAGGGGAGAATTTCCATAAAAGTTAGTTTGTACGTTTTGAACGATTTGATAAATACATGCTAATAAAGCATGGTCTTGTGGCATGGATATGATCAATGCAGTGTAAACATCAGTTTTATATACATCTCTTACAAAATAGGGCTTATCTGTAAGTCCGATGAATTTAAACCCATTCATCGTTGTATATTTAATATCCATATAAATGCCTCCATACGTATATAGTATACAAAATCTCCATAAGTCTGATTTGTAAGAACAAGGTATCAAATTGTCATAGGCTTGAACCACTTCTACAGGAAAACACCGTTGAATAAAATCTCTACATTCATTTTCATCATATAAATGAAAGGTTACCTCTGGATTTTCGTTAACTAATTTATCATAATTTTGTTGCATCCGTGGCGGCAAAAGTTTAGTGTGCCAACATGTATATAAATGTAATGGTATGGTATGAACGGGGGATAATGAACATGGACGCATTAATCTATTATACTCTATCAGTTCACGGTCAATTGGGTACAATTTTTTTTTATAAGGGATCATACTAAATACAAATAAAAAATTCAATATAATAAACCAACAAACAGTGGAATGAATAACCACAACCAATTTCTTTTACCTCCTCCCCTATAAGGATAAAATGTATCTGGTTTACTAATTTGATAAACTAGACCAATCGCAATTAACAATATAACCGCAATAATAATATAAGTTAAGTCCATATAGTATATATATAAAATAGTGTTGTATAGTATGTCATTTTTAAATGGAGATGATTCATTTTCTAAATTTTTATTCTTAATTCTTATCCTTATAGGATTTATCGTTGCCTTAAATGTATCGTTGTCTTTATTCGAACTATTTATGAACGGAAATAATCCTTATTTAGTCAAAGGAATGATCCCTGGAAACGTTGCTTATGTTATTCAACAAGATCCTAAAATTAAAGGTTCTATACCGATTGAACGTTCTGATAATAAAGATGGAATTGAATTTACCTGGTCTGTATGGGTAAATATCACAGATATAGGAACAACCAGTCAATATAAACACATTTTCCATAAAGGAGAACAAAGTATTGATTCTGATACTGGATTAAATTTTCCTAATAATTCACCTGGTCTTTACATTGCTCCATCCACAAATGAACTAGTTGTAATTATGAACACATTTACGACCATTAACGAAGAAATTAAAGTTCCCAACTTTCCAATGAATAAATGGGTTAACGTTATCATTCGTGTAATGAATAATATGTTGGATGTGTATATTAACGGAACCTTGGCTAAACGGCATGTGTTATCCAGTGTACCTAAACAAAATAACGGGAATGTATACGTTGCCTCAAATGGTGGCTTTTCAGGAAACCTATCCAATTTACGATATTTCAACTATGCTATGCAACCTGGCGAAATACTAGACCTTACGAATAAAGGGCCCGATTTAACGGTAAATTCAAGTACAGTTGCTCTTAATTCAGTCCCTCCTTATTTAGCATTACAATGGTATACGGATAATGTATAGATATACATTATGTTTCATTGTAGAAATTTTGATTATACGCCGCCATTTGCCAGGGCTACATCAAATCAGACATGTGTTACTACCAAAAAAAATAACCTTAAAATGAGTAAAAAAACAATTCAAATCGGTTACAAACTGTATATACTTCCTTGTTTTTTACTTGATCATGTGGATGAACTCACCTTTTTGTTAAAAACAATGAAATTCAAAGATGCAGTTATAAAACTTGCCGAAAAATATGACGTTTCAATCGCTCCTCCAGTTCAAAATATTAAAAGGTATATCTATCCGACCAATATAGGTAAGTCTGTTCCTATACCAATTCAATTCAAAATTACATTTAAATTAATGGAACTCGTGACCCCAGTAGGATTGCCACCCATTAAAGGGTCGCAAAGTTATACGGATCACGCCAGACGGGTCATTGTTTGTAATGATGACACTAAAACATTTACATCTTCTTATTCAGAAATGGTGAAAAATTCGAGCTTTTGGTCAGATATAATACCTTCTTTTACGAAGCCTTATTACTTTGCATTAATTATATCGAATAATCTATTAACTGCACAAAGTGGACTTCTTATTTTACAAGGGGATGACGTAATCTTTGTACCTGTAATGGAGGATCGGTTTGTATTTATATATAAACCATATTCAGAAGGAACATCTATTCGATTTATGTATATTGGTGATGACACTAAAATTTTAATTCATACTTTAACTAATTTATATCTATCAACCCCACAATCTTGTAGGTATGGTTTAATAGATACATAAACGCATTTTCACCTATATTTTATAGTTGATTTGTTTATATTGATGTCAATTTTCCAATACAAATGTTCTGTCATAGAATGAGTTTCCACTACCCTTGAATAAAGACAAACAAATGATTTTTTAATATAAATTTTATGGTTTAAACAGCACATAAAGAAACTGTCCCTTATAAGGAACATCATACGCGTACACTGAAGACACTATAAATCCTGATTGTTTAGCCATGTTAATAATACTAGAAATTGGTTCCATGTAAATTCTATGTTCAATTCGTTTATTTTTCCCATCTACTGTAATTAATTCACGAGAATGTGTTTTTTTATATGAAAAATTCCCTTTGAAAGAAGAGGTCGGTCCATAATCCCATTTTTCAGATACGTGTAATGCAATATATCCTTCAGACATAAGCCATTCATATGCATTTTTGAAAAATTGTTCTTTATGTTTCATACAATAGATAGTAAAATACATGCATAGAATGTGGGTGAACGTCTCTTGTTGAAACAGTGCTGTAGATAATGCGTTTCCTTGAAAAAAATCATGAGAATACCGTTTTTTAGCTATAGCTATCATGTCAGATGAAATATCAACTCCTACTGCATTAACTCCTCGTTCATGTAACGCATTTACGTGATGTCCTGTTCCACATCCTACATCAAGTACATTACTTGACGTAGTTAAGGTGTGTTGTAAAAACGCGAGTTCATTTTCATTTTTTAGGCCATCATACACAAGACTGTCATATACGATTGAATGTTCTGAACCGTACGCTGAATAATGTTGTTCGGTTTTAAAAGGTTCTTTCTTTCTTGAAAATGAAATTAAAACGGCAAGTATACTACAAATTATAAGTAATGTTTGAAACAACATGTAGTTAACATTTTAAAAAAAAATGCGATAAAAATAACTCAAAACATTTACAGTTTTATAAAATGATTGAAGATATCAGAACAAATGAACAATTTAAAACCACTACCTTTTCAAAATATCAAAGAGTGGCGGTTAAAAAGGAGTGGATGATTAACATGGTTAAGGGAAGAATTGAGCCAAGTTGTTATTGGACTACAGAATTGGTGTGTAGTGGACTATTCGTAGACGTATGGGAATTAATATTAACGTTTTATTCAAAGTACATTCATGTAGGTAACCCCAAACTTCCTATTTATATGGACATGCGATTTCAAACGTTCAAGACAGCAACTGAAAACGTAAATGAATTGACCCTTCGAAATAACATTGAAATTCGTAAACTTTTCATCGAAATGATATGTATTTTATGTACGTCCAAACGAAGACATAGTTATGAAACTATTCAAATTGTAAAAGAGGGAATTCCAGCAAGTCGTTTACAAGCACCAACGATTGAATATAACAAGGCGTTTCTTCCCAATGATCCAAAAGAACTTTTTATTTCCATGAATGAGTTTGGCTACATGTTACATAGTAAAAACGCAATGGGGGCATGTTACTGGATCGAGTGGATTTTTCTTCAAAAACAAAAATGTATTGAAAGAAATTATTCTACAAAACATAAAACAGATAACATTTGGCTTGTATGGGATACCATACTTCACTATTCAGAAGGTGTATTACTTCAAAAAATATTAAAATCAATCATTTCCTTATTCAGTATAGCGTTTGTTCCAGCAGTAAAAGAGCGTAGACGGTTTTTACTCTACTATGCAGTTTCGCTTTGTTGTGACAAAGTATCTTTAGACGTTGACCTAATTTCAGATAAAAAGATAATAGAGCATGCCTATGAAAACTGTTCTGGAATGTACACCGATATTAAAAAGCATGAAGTAAAATAAATGAAAATAAAAATGTTTAGTGAAATGTATGGAATTAGCAATACCATTAATTGCATTGGGAGGATTATATGTAATGTCTAATCAAAAAAAAAAAGAAGGGTTTAAATCAGTAAATATGTATTCAAAACCAAACCAAACAACGGATAAATACTTTGCCCCTACAAAACAGATTGATACAAATGCATATACAGATTTGGCAGGTCGCAATGTAAACATGAATGAGTATTCTGCAAAAATGGTTCCTTATTTTGGTAAAACGAAAAATATAGGTAATGCACTAAAAGATTTTAACCAATCCGAACAGGTGTTAGATACGCATACTGGAACTGGATCATTGCAAATTACAAAATCAGAAACTGCACCTTTATTTAAACCAGAAGAAAACGTACAATGGGCAAATGGAGCTCCAAATCAAAGTAGTTTTTATCAATCCCGCGTAAATCCAAGTACAAATATGCATAATGTAAAACCATTTCAGGAACAACAGGTAGGGCCAGGATTAAATAAAGGTTATTCTTCACAAGGAAGCGGTGGGTTTAATTCTGGTATGGAATCGCGTGATAATTGGATGGATAAAACCGTAAATGAATTGCGAGTTCTTACAAATCCCAAGCAATCGTTTGAACTTTCAAACCATCAAGGACCCGCACAAACATTAGTTAAAAATTTAGGAAAAGAAGGTAAGGTTGAAAAACATTTGCCTGATAAATTTTATATTAATACGCCAGACCGTTATTTAACCACAAATGGATTAGAGGCGGCACCAACGCTTAGATCTATTCAACCAAATCCAACCGTTCATAGAGCAACTACTACTCAATCCTATGCTGGTGCAGCAGGAAGTGGGGTAGTTCAAAGTCAGCCAAAACCAGGCATGTATAGGGAAGACCATCGACAACAATTAAAATCGGTTGGATTTACTCCAGCGGCATCTTCGGTAGACCAAAATAATTTAACCAGTTCTACACAAAGTTATAAATTGTTGCCTACCAATAGAGCGGTTTCGCACGAAACGTTTGGAGGTATGTATGGATTAGTTAGTGCTATTACGTCGCCGATTACTGATTTAATCCGTCCTACACGAAAAGAAGACATTGTAGGACTAACCCGTCTAGGAGGAATGGGAAGCACTGTGGCGAGTGCTCCCATTACTGAAGTAGTTGTTCCGCCTACGGTGAAAGAGGGAACCATGTACAGTCCTTATTCTATGGGACAAAGACCATTTAGTGCGATTACAGATGGAGGGTATCAAGTCAACGAACACCAGCCTATTCAAAATCAAAGAGATACAACATCTATATCGTATATGGGAGGCGGGTCTGGAATGTTGCCGCAACCAACATCCAATGCAGCTGAATACAATGCAACCATTTCATCTAATCGGGCCACTACTGGACGTATTGCTGGCGGAAATACGCAAATGTTTTCTCCAACTATAAATCAAGTAACTACAACAAATAGGTCATCTATGCATACATCTTATATGGGGTCAATGAATGGGTCCGCCATTGCTAGCTTACCACCTAGTATGGAACAATTTGGCGGGGTTCGAAACGCAAATAAATATCCAGAACCAGATAGAAACGCACCTGATTTATTGGAAGCATTTAAAAAAAATCCATATACGCATAGTTTACATAGCGTAGCTTAACAGTCTAGTTTTACGTTTCGATTTACGACTTTTTCGACCACCAATAGAACGCATGATACTCATTATATTTGTTGCATCACTGATATCAACCATTGGTCTACGGATTGAAATCGGTAGAACAGGTAGAAAAGGCACTGCAACTAGTTTTGATTTTATACGGGTTCTTTTCATTATTTATAATGGTTATTTTTATTCTAATTTTATATTTATAATTAAGACATAAAGACAATATAATTTGTACATATATCTCGTGGTAGCTTAGTTGGTAGAGCGTCGGACTGTAAATCCGTAGGTCGTGGGTTCAAGTCCCACCCGCGAGAGTTTATTCAAATAAAATACGATTTACTTCTTTGTAACGAATCGTTTCTTGTTTCTTTAAAAACTTTTCTTCTGGTAGAGCAATCTTTAATTTAGCCAATTCAACGTTCATTCGTTCCCTGTGGTCTTGAAATTCAGGTATGTTATCCAATACTAATTCCATTACCTGTTGTATAGGTTTCATTAATTGATTTGTAATGTAATGTTCGTAATCTGGCTCAAGCGATTTCTCTTTAATATATTCTGGGGTTTCGATTTTTTCACCCTGTAACTGTTTCTTTTTAGATTGTGTTTTTACAAATACAAATCGTATACGGTCTCCTGGTTTTGGTTTATTACCAGGGTCACGCTTTCCTATTCGGTCAGCCAATACTTTATGTGCCATTTGTAACGGCTTTTTATAACCAGATCGTAAAGATTTTGTGATGATGAGCTTATCTAATGCAATTTGACCGCTTTTTAACTCAGACACCTTTTCGCGCACAAATGTAATTGCATTTTCTACATTTCCGTCTTTCATTAATAAATCAATAAGGCCTCCGTATACATCCTTTACAATGGGGGCATTGTCTCTTCGTTTTAAAACAATTCCCATGCTTTTTCTAGAACAATGAACCGTATCATTTTCATATAGCATTCCAACATACCGCTTTTTCGACAGAAGAATAAAGGGAAAGAATGTTTTTTCATATTCTAATTCATGTGGTTGTTTAAGAAATTTTGTAGCTAATTGTCCAGCTTCTTTTGCCAATTCAATCGTTAGACCAAGGGCATCCTTCCCAATTAACTTAACTCCATCTTTAAGTAGGGTAAATTTGAAGAATACAGAGTCAGTATCTCCGTAAATGTACTCTGCCGTAGCATTTATCATTCCTTCTGACGTTTCACAATCTAAATGGTCGTATACTTCTTCAATCATGGTTTTTGCGTAAATTAAGAGGGTTCTACCAGTTGAAGTACATGATGCTGCAACGTCCTTATCGTAAAATGTACTAGTTCTGGCACCACATTGCCCGTATAATGAATTTGCTGTGACTTTATAAGCATTTTGCCGCTTATCTAAAATATTTTTCATGAACTCATTTGTTTCTTTTTGTATCAATTTACGAGTAGCACTTCTTGCTTGCAGTAATTCTTCTAGTACAGACGGCATAATGGCCTTTTCTTGAAATTGTGCAAATCTACACACTTTGTAACCGCTTTTTGTTTTTACAGCCTTAGACTTTGGTGTTTTTCGAATATATTTATACGTATCATACGTAATGTTCACATAGGTATAAGCTTCTAAATTATCATATATAAACACATTGCCATGTTTCACACCAGTTTCAATTAAAAGTGATCCTGTTAAGTCATACTCTTTCGTCCATACTTTACTACTAGAACAAATATTTTCAGAAATCATAGCGGAAGGATACAGTGATTTATAATCCAATACGGCGACGGGATCTTCCGTATAAATGTTACATTTTGGATCGAGAACAATGGCTCCTTCATATCCGTCATCGTATTCTTTCGTTTGTAGAACTGGCATTAGCGTATTTCTTTTTCTACACTGTTTTGAAATGTAGCTAGTTAATTTAATACCTTGACCTCTCATAATCAAGAAGTCAATGGGGACACTACAAATAGTTGACATTTCGATAAATCCTGTAATCATGTCTGTCTTTTGTAGTAGATGTTGAACCAGGTTACAATCTTGTACACAATAGGTTGCAATGATTGCCCTGTCATCGTCGGACCCATTGGCTAACCGAAATATATCATGGTGGTCTACATCATCCTTAGCAAGACACCATTTCACTTGTTTTTTCATATCTGGATGAACGATGGAATGAAGTATGAAATGGTCAGCGAAAACTTCCATCACTTTAAACTTTTTACCATTTCGATAAAAGTCAGAAGAATGTGATATTTCTTCAAATACTACGTAATTTGTCTTTTCAAGTCCTTGTAAATTTTTACTATATACAAGAGTTGTATTTTCAATGTGTTGTAGTTTAGTTACCTTATCTCCTATAAAATAGGCGGATACAGAATCCAATTTGTAAGAATCAAAATTATAATCCCTACGAAATACGGTATATAAATCAAGATGAATACGGCCATCCATTTTAAAATAGTTTAGGTTGTATTCTCCACTTGCAAGAAATACAGATTTGGTCTCAATGTTTAGAACTCCCTGTTCTTGTTTACCAGAAAGGACATTTTTATTTCTAGTTAGAGCGAGAAATTCATACGCACAATTGGTTTCAACGGATCGTTTAAACATGAACTGTTCATCAAACCCAAAAATGTTATACCCAATTAGAATGTCAGGATTTTCACGCTGGATTACGTCAGTCCATGCGAGCAATACATCGCGTTCTGTTTTACAACACTGTATTTCAATGTTGTCAATTGGAGTACACCCACCTAGAACAATACAGTGATTTAAATAAGGTCTAGCATTTCCATAATTTATAAATGTACTTCCTATAAATGTTACCTTATCTCCTTCAATGGGCGGAAACGCACTATTTAATGCCTTTCTAAGTTCAAGTACTTTAAGTGGATGGTTACTTTTTAATAATTCAATCACGGTCATTTCTTTTATTTCAACGGGGTCTGTTTCCGTTTCTGAATCGGATGAATTCACTTCATCTTCTACCGCATCTCCTCGTATGGGAGCATTCATCCAATCGTCTAAAATGAGTGCGATTTCATCTTCTGTTATGGGACTTTTAGGATAGACAATATCAATACTATGTAATTCATAATAACCAAATGCGGCGTATACACAATTTGCCAGTATTTCTTCATGATCGGTTGTAACGTGTTGGAATTCGTCTATTATATTTTCGGCCAACTTTTTATAATCTTTAGTAGGAAGGGGGAAATCGCCGTGACTGCTACTTGCTTCAATATCAAAACTACATATTTTATAAGGAACTACCGTTTCTTTATTTGGTAACGCAATGATTTCCTTTGCAGATACAATGAAATCATGTGTACACGTCGTAGTGTTATTCCCTGGCATTGTCTTTGGTAATTTTATCCATCCAGAAGGACTAATCTCTTTAATATGGAAAAATCGAAGCAATGGAGGAATATTGGCCTCGTATAGTTTTATGTTGTCACCCATAAACGAAAGTCCGTGTGGTTTCAACACTTGTTTAATTTCATCATTTTTTTTAATTTCATTGTACCATAGATTGCGTGCTTTGTAGAAGGAGGACATGCCTCTAAATTTAAAACAAATAAATTTATGTTCAAGTTGACCGTCAAATCCATCTATTTTTTTACGTTTAACAAGTGCGGCGTCTACAATGGAATCGGCGTAATATGTTCCTACGCGTTGTTTTACATGTTCTACAAATCTATTTTTATCCAATATGGTATAATGAGACGGCACTAAACAGTAGAAATACGGTTTAAAATCGTGAACTTCAATGGAAAAGGTTTCTCCCTTTTCGTTAATTCCAAACATTTGGATAATGAATAAATTCGCATCTAAATGAATGTCAACTTCTTCATTACGGCGACATACGGTTTGAAAATCAAAAATACGAACTTCCATTTTAAAATATATATTAAAATGATTTAATTATCAATTTTTTAAATTAGTAATGAATGAAAATAATTATGGATTTTCATTTCATACAGATCTAATTTTTTATGCCAGAAATCATCATAGTGGTAAACTGTATTTTTATTAATTAATCCAGCACAATATGAAAAGCTACTAAAAGATTGTATCAATACCTTAGCACAAACTAAACTATGAAAGGTTTCAAATAGGTCTGTATTCAATCTAAAATGTTTTTCTTTCAGCCCCAACTCAATAAAATCTTCATACTTTCCTTCTGAAAAGATTGTAATGGTATAAGTAGGGTATTTAATTTTTATTTTCTTGATTAACTCTTTATAATAGTTATTATCCGTATATCTTTCAGTATTTTTATTCTTGGTAACATCTCCTCTTCTTATGTGAATTGCTATGTCAGGTATCTCAATCTGTGGCTTTTTGTTTTTAAAATATTGTGTTCGTATGAATTCTAATACTGCATCTGTATAATAAATAGATGGGGTTTCACTATAATGCACGATTTGTTCATATGGAACAACTATGTTACACTTTATAGAGCTATTATAGCTATTTATTCCCATAAATTCGTTGGCTCTTCCTAAATCACCATTATGGTCTAGTGTAGTTAATGGAGTATGTATATATACGTAGTTTTTATATGCACAATAAGCAATTCCACTTAAAATAGATTGATACTGTGATCCAAATCCGTCCGTCTTACCTTTCACTGTATATGTTATCATGATATGTGTTCGTTTAAATTTTTTAGAGGATAAACGAATAAATTGATTAAAATTTCTTACTATTAAATAGTTAAAATGAACTTTACCACAACTCAAGTGTTAGTTGGCTATTTCATGTATTACATGAACCCATTTTATGCTCTATTATTCCTATTGAGATTATTTAATATTAACTATTACGTTATTCAATGTGACAAAGAGAGTATTACACGTATTATTCGTAAACTAATGCCGTATATTAATACGGCTTACATTAAACAAATCAATGGGCGTGAAATAAATACTGGTTATTTTTGGGGAAAACGAGCCATTGGGAATATTGAATTGGGAAGCAATGACGACTCCATTTCAATCATCACAACTCCGGATTTTTATAAACAAATCACCGGTCCTGATGAATGTTCAATTCACATTCCATTACCCATTGTTCGTAAACCATCTGAAAAAATAAGCGTGTATACACGTAGAGGGTCCTATAAAAACTTTTATTATTTGCGGATATGTTTGGATTTGGGACATATTAATCCATTGGGACAACAAATTGACATTTTAACTACAATCACTGAAGTATACACAAAGATTGGAAGAGGAACCTTTTTCATTCATGGGGCTAGTTGCACTGGAAAGAGCACTATTGGTTACCTATTGGCAAAGCAAATGTGCGGGAACTATTGTCATACGTTTAATCCGTGTGACCCTGGCGATAATTTGATTTCTCTTTTGTCTGAAGTAAATAGAGATACGGAACAACCCATCATTATAGTCATGGAAGAAGTGGACTGTATCATTCGGTCTATTCATGAAGAAACAATTAAACAAAATCAAGAAGTTCCTTCTTTGGTATATAACAAGTCTTCCTGGTGCACGTTTTTAGATGACATGACCTTTTATAAAGGTATTATTTTGATTTTAACAAGTAATACATCTAAAGAAGTGATAGATGGATTAGATGTGGCTTATTTACGTCCAGGAAGAATTCATTCAAACTATTCTATGAAAGACCAAATTGAATTTTAAATTTCATTTATTTCTAATGGATAAGTCCATTCTGAAAATGGAGTTGACGCTGAGGTTGATTTTTCAGAAGTGATTAATACATTAAGTGCTTCTAATCTTTTTTGTAACTGATTTTTAGAAGGACTGTCCCTAGTTAATCGTTTCCATTTCCATTCGAATTGTAACGCATCAATCCATGTAGGGAACCCAGATACATAACATACACATTTCCAGGTATCCCCTCTATCTACCCATTTACCAGTATATACCGCCCCTCCACTTTTCTTTTTATTGTGTTGCTTTAACCTACGGTATACATCGGTTGTTGCTCCTACATATGTCTTTTTAGAAGAAGATTGTAATAAATAGACATACATTTTATTATAGTTTTATATTTTTTTTTTACATTAATGAAAGCATACTTACATAGGTTAAAAGACCTGCTAAAATAGACCGAACAACAAGTGACATGTCTTTGTCTTTAACACCCATGTCGCGAACGATTGAAAATACGGGAGCCGAAGCCATGACTAAGAAGATAATGGCAGCAATTAAACTGCTTACAACGCGAGGATCCATATCTTATTCCTATATATTTTATTTTCCTAAATAGGAATGGAATATTTTATACACCAGTCTATACTTTTTAGTTTTGGAAAATCTAATCGTAAATGTTCTAATTGAGTTTGACCAAATACAGAATTAATATCGTCTAATTTCATTCTAAAATAATAGGATAGTTTGAGATTGAGTGTGTCTGGTTGTTTTATAAAAGAGGATGCAACTACATATTTAGTGGATGAGGTAGGACATTCCGAATCAGGCTTACACAACACAACCGTTTTATAGGAGGAACACAACTTAAACATAAACTGTAATGCTTCGCTAGACGTGCTTGACGTCATTTTTGCAATATACGTTCCATTGTGTTTTTGATGCTTAAGAAATTGTAAGTTAGGATTATCAGTATCGTCTATTATTAAAGAAAACAGAGTATTATCTACATCATCAATATATGTTCCATTTACTCCATTATAAGTTAAATATTCTAAACAACTTTTTGTTCCTATATGTAATGAATTGGTAGTATTTATTTTATGTAACTGAATTAATTCTGCCATAATAAAAAAATGAGGAGTTTGGGGGACATATGAACTGTAAATGCCAATAAATTCTTTTGGTTTTATAGTTTCTATATAATCTGTTAATGATACATTAATGGGGAGAGTTGTATCTTCATATACTGCATTTGAAATTGTCCTTGGTAATAAAAAATAAGTCATTAGGTTCATTTTAAACAATTTTGTTTAACTAATAATCAACTATCGTTTTCGTGTTCGAATGCAACGTTTACCATTGACTATCCTTTTTATATCGGATTGACAAGTGAACTGAAAATGTTTAGGATTGACATGAGTGATTATTCAAAATAGAGTACTTAAATTTAAATTATAGACGTTTCCTAACGCACGAACATCCGTAATATTTTTACAGCCACTTAAATTTAAAGTATGGACTTTTCCTAACGCACTTACATCAGTAATATTTTTACAGCCACTTAAATTTAAAATATGCACTTTTCCTAATGCACTTACATCAGTAATATTACACCAATATAAAGTTAAAGTATGAACATTTCCTAATTTACTTACATCAGTAATATTATCACAATGACTTAAATTTAAAATATGCACTTTTCCTAATGCACTTACATCAGTAATATTTTTACAGCCACTTAAATTTAAAGTATGGACATTCCCTAACGCGCGAACATCCGTAATATTACAGCCACTTAAATTTAAAGTATGTACATTCCCTAACGCACTTACATCAGTAATATTACAGCCACTTAAATTTAAATATAATTGTTTATTTGAATTAAACATTTTATGTAAAACTCTATTTCTAAATAAAACATCATCATGATACGTCAATGAATAATCTTTAGTTAATTTGTAAGTAATGTATGTTTTTAAGGTTGATAACAATGTACACGTATCACATAAACTTCTTAAATCTGTATATTCATTACTAACTCTGAATAGATCTGGATTTATAAATAGGTCAATCATTAGTTATAAAAGTTACTTTATAACTAATACTGAATAGGAATATATTCAATTTATATATAATCATGAACCAATCTTTCTTCCGCACCCCGAGACCGATTGGGTTGGATTGAATAAATTCAAGTTCGGGGGTCAAATCGCATTCCAGATACAAATTTAGTATGATTTAATGGTCATGAACTATTGTAATTAATGAATAAATGTATTTTTCCAAATGATAAATCGGTCTGTAGTTATTATTGAAGTATTGTAGAAACTGAACGGTCTCTTTAATCATTTGTATTCTTTTGTCTGAAGTAACATCAATCGTAGTTAATAAATTCCATATTATTTTTTCAACCCCCATATCAAAAATAAGAATGGTATACAAATCCTCTCTCAATTCAGCCATTGTAAATTCAAGTGTGAGAATGGACTTTAATAGTTTCGCACATATTGTTTTAATTGGGTTTATATCCGTTCTTTTTTGCAATACCGTTTTAATGTTATATACAACTGGAGGAATGGGTACGTTTAAACATGTCTGGTATGTTTCAATAGAAGGGCGTGCCAGGGGTAAAATTTTGCATTTGGATAAAATATTTATTGGCAAAAATGAAACTGCTTCTGTTAAAAAAATGTATTTAATGTGGGATTGCATATAACTGTAAAAAATGTCTAATAATTCATGATTTATTTTGTGAAAGTTTTTACACACGATAATTCCATGTTTTTCAGGAAATTTACTTTGGATGATTTCATTTATATGGGAATGAATGTCATTCCAAAGGGGTTTTGAATTACACCCTAACATATCCATATCTATCTCATAATGAATATCACTTATTTTTATGTAAAAAACAGAAGTTGTGTCAATTTGAAGTCGTCGCTCACATTTTAAATGACTTGGACTATACCGTTTAATAATGGAGATCATTTTTGTATATTTACCAACACCTTGCGGACCATACAAAATAAGATGTTGGAAGTTTTGGATGGTTGGGAAGGACAACTCCTTTATTTTTGGATGCAAATCGTGTGTATAATCTATATAATCTGTAAACTTATTCATTAAGGTTAAATTTCGTTTTCTTTTTAAATGAGTAATCAAAAAAAAGTAATTAAAAATAAAAAAATAATGTACTTAATGCAATGGTTTAAAAATAGATGGTATACAAATCAATACTATAAAATTACAGAAGATGGAACCCAAGTATCCATGATGGATCCTTGTAATTACAAATACATCTTACACATTCAAAATAAGGATACCCTGAAATATCATTTTATAACGGATAACTATACATTGACATGTCCTTACAAAATTTTAGGGATGTCTGTAAATATACGAAATAATGAATATATACTGCCCCCCAATAGCTTTCTGGTAAAAGGGAACGAACTATTTAACAAAACATTCACCTTATGGTTATGCAAACATTATTTATATATTACACCAACGAATACATGTAAAGTAGTCATATTAGACGAAAACGCAGACATTCATTTTGGGTCCTTGATAAATGTGGATACTAATTTAAAAAATGATATAAAATGTTAACTCCTAAATAACCCTATGCATAAATTAACAGATACATGGATATTATGGGCACATTTACCGCAAAATCCAAGTTGGACGGCTGAAAGTTATATTCCAGTTATGAAAATAACGTATGTGGAAGAAATGTTAGCTCTTACACATACTCTAACAGAAACATTAATTGTAAAGTGCATGCTATTTTTAATGAAAGAAAACATCATGCCAATGTGGGAAGACGTGCACAATAAAAATGGCGGGAGCTTTTCATATAAATTAACATCTCATATTAATGAATATTGGAGAGACGTATCCTATAGCATAACTGGAAAAACGTTAACTAAACTGGATGAATTTAATAAAGATATTACAGGGATATCCATTTCTCCGAAAAAAAATTTTTGTATTTTAAAATTGTGGATGGGATCATGTTCTTATCAAGATCCTACAAAGATTGCAATTTTAAATCCAGATGGATGCATTTTTAAAAAACATTAAATTATTATAGTATAGTATGCCAAGAACCTACAGAAAAAGTAGAAATCACAGAGGAGGAAATATTTTGGAGGATGTGACAACTGGTGTTACCAATTTTGTTAGCGCAGCATCTAATAAAGTTAAAGGGGTTACGTCTGGCATTCCTAACATGCCTTGGTCATCCAATCAAGCCAATCCAGCCGTCAACACAGAAGCCAATATGATTGCTACTGAAAGTCCAGTTGGAGGAAGTCGTAGAAGGTACAGAAAGTCTAGACAATCTAGACAATCTAGGCGTTCACGTGTCAGGAAGTGGCGCTAAACACAGTTTAACATCTCCCAAAGAGGCAACGGAATACTTTACAACAAGAGGTAAATCATTTTCCAAGAACATCTCAATTTGATTACACAGGTTTGTACATTTGATGAAATACCCCAAATTTTTTAAACTGAAATTTCCCTGATTTATTTTTTTGGAATCTTGTTGTATAAACTCCATACTTCCATCCGATTCTGCCCTTCTTACTTCAGCCACTGCAAAGGGTCCCTTACATTTAAAGATTAATTCATTCGCTACGGATTTAATTTCTATTTTTTCAGAAATACAAGATAAATCACGAATGATTTTTTGAAAATCAGAAGAGGGTAAATTGATAACGGATGAAAAGGAAACAATGGGTACTTCCAACTCTTCTTCATCTGGTTCAATTAACCGCAACTTTTGAATTTTACATTGTTTTATATCTCCATTTTCAAACCGTAGGCATAGATTATTTACAATGCCGTCATTATAATCTGAATTTTCAATATACATCGTAAGCGTATCATCATTATCAATTGAATTAATTAACTTAAATAAATGAAACATGTTTACACCAATAATAATTTTTTCCTTTTTACATTCATAAAATTCAAAGTTTTCAGCTCTTAAAAATAAATGAACCAGAATGGTGTGGGATTTATCCATGTTTATAATTCGCATGCCATCTGGTTGAAAAGTAATGTTGGATTCCAATAAAATATCCTTTAAGGCAGTCATAAGAGTACGAAATGGTGCAATCTGAACTGTTTTTAATGTAAGTACATTCATTACTTAACTTACGTGTTAAAATCTTTAAATATGTTTTCTTTTCAAACAACAAAAAATTGAAACTTAAATGAAAAAAAAATAGAACAAAAAATTTGACAATGCTATATCTACAAATTATCAGTGCTGGAGAAGAAAGGATCGCTTACAGGATCAATGCAGAGCGGGAGATGCCACTACAAACGGTCAACGCAGCAATGGAAATCGTGGAAAACATGTACCGACATCCATACGGCATTTTGAATGCACCGATGCAATCGGGAAAAACAGAAACCTATAAATTGGCTGGGTGTGAAATGGTTCGAAATGGCGTGGTTGATCGGATCGTTATCTTTTCAGGTCTTACTGAAATAGATCTTCGGGCACAAACCAAGAACAATTCAGTATTTTCAAAAAAATACCGAAAGTATTTACGCGATCAATTGATGTCTGTAGATGATGCAGAAGAAATATGCGATCATTGCGTAGATACGATAGAGGTAATATGGGGACAAGACCTAGATGCGTTTGTCCCAAACGGGAGAACATTTTACATATGGGAGGAATCGCATTACGGACAGACCAAAGACCAGCGAGTTGATAAATTTCTGCGTAAATGTGGAATTCAAGCAACTGGAACAATCATAGAAACTGGATGTTTTATGTTATCCGTCAGTGCTACCCCCTTTTCTGAACTATCTGATTTATTTCATTTAGACCAGCAAAAATGGGTGGTTCGTCTAATTCCAGGTGACAACTACATCAGCATCGAGAAAATGTTTGAGAACGGTCAAATTCATTCCATGATAAATTCTACAGATGAATTGCGTACTATTCTTCCTACCTTTAACCATGGGTATGGAATTATTAGGGCAATTACACGAAAACGAGAGGCATTGAAACGTATTGCCATTGAAAACGGTTGTGCCGTGATCTATTGCGATCGTGAACATTGTGATAAAATAGACATAAATTCAATTCTTGGAACTAGACCAGAACGTCCCACCATTGTTTTCATTAAACAAACTGGACGATTGGGGAAAAATCTAGATTTAACCCACGTTCGGTTTGGAATGGAAACGTCAGTTGGGTGTAAGACGGATACACTTATCCAAAGCTTAATCGGAAGAGTATGTGGGTATAAATCACGCCCCGATATTCAAATTTACGTGATGAATTTAAACATGAGTGAAATGAATAAAGTTATTTCATTATTTCAAGGGGATTACACATCTATTCCACAAAAGGCAAATAACATTGTAGATGTATTAAAAGGTCGCGTATCCATCATACCTTTGCGAATACCCATTCTGTCGGATGAACCTCACATTGATGTTTTGTATGCCATTGAAAACGGTATACAAAACCACAATTCATTAACGGATACGCCCATTATTCTACGCATTCTTAAAAGAATAGCTACAGCAAGAGGTGTTCCCGTTCATGAAAGAACAGAAGAAGACAAAAATTTATCGTCTCATTTCAAGATACATGAAAGAGGACTGGTATATAACGCGTCTTTTCCTAAAGTAAAGGAAGCATTTGAAATGAAAACGCATACGTCTGAGTTTGGTTCTGGTGCTGGTGCTGCGGCAAAAGAGGATGAAATCGTTGTATGGAAAGATGCTACCCATCTTTATATTACCATGCAAATTGAAAATGAACTTTCAGAACGGGTTCCTTTCACTACAAAACGTGAAGTATTTTGCAGTGAAAACATTCCTGTTATAGGAGGGTTTACTCTAAATCTAAGACAAATTACAAAGAGTGATAAAAATGAACTTGAGAGAACTTTAATGGAGTGCATCACATTAAGCAGGGATCATTCAAACGTATTTCATTCTTCCACTAAACTAACTAGTAATGGGTTTGATGTCAACTGTATTCATTTGTCCCCAGACGTATTCCAATCTTTATCTGAAACTAAATCAAAATTTGCACGCATTGGTATAACTCTATCATGGAAAAAAATGGCTGGTCGAAAATTAAAAGGGTTGCCGAACGTAGAACGATTGAGTGAAATTTCATGGTCATAAAAATAAAAAAAAAATAGGATAGGTAGTTTTTTTTCAAGATAGAACATATGTACATTGCTATTCCAACGTATCAAAGGTCTACTGTGATTGAGAAAAAGACATTGAATACTTTATTAGAAGGCGGTGTTCCACCTTCTGAAATTTATATTTTCGTTGCAAACAAACAAGAATTCAATGCTTATCAAGTAGTAGATAAATCGAAATATAATAAAATTGTAATAGGTAAGATTGGAATTGCAAATCAACGCATATTCATTAAACATTATTTTGAAGAAGGATCCCGTGTCGTTTCTATAGACGATGACGTAGAAGGATTGTATAAACTTTCAAATGAAAAACTAGTACAGATACATAAAGTACATGACTTTTTTAAGAAGGCGTTTCATCAACTAGACCAAGAGAATAAATACATGTGGGGGATTTATCCAGTTCGCAACCCATTTTTCATGAAACCAACGATTACTACAACTTTATCTTTTATAATTGGGGCATTGCATGGATACATTGTACGGCATGATAAATCCATAGAACCAAGTTCAAAATCAGAAGGAAAAGAAGATTATGAACAATCTATTTTGTATTACTTAAAAGATGGTGGGGTTGTTCGTTTTAATGACGTTACCATTAAAACCAAATTTTTGGCACCAGGTGGGCTTGGAAAGGACCGATTTGAACGAAATCGTTTATCTGCAAACTATTTACATAAAAAATATCCTAAAATAGTTACCATTTTTCATCGTAAAAATGGAATGACTGAAATAAAACTAACACGTAAAAAACGTTAATTACGAATATTTCGAACGGTTTTATTATGTCTTTTCATAAAAGCATGAGATTTATGTTTCGTTCTTTCCCATATTTTTTTTCTTAAGTAGCATACCACTGACATTCTTTCCGCATCATCGGTTACTTGAATGGGTAAGTTAGCATGCCATTGATGTACATCCATAAATAAAATATCTCCTTCGCGAACATCAACTCCAATTCCGTATTGCGGGAAACATGTTTCCCCTCCAGTATAGTATCCCTTTTCAATTACCGTTAAATTTCCAAATCCATCAATATCATCGCCTACGTCTTTATGTATTGTAGTTTGAAAATTTATATTTACAGTAACAGTCGTAAAAGATGTATCTGAAATTTTAAAGAGCGTTTCTTTCGCCTTATCTTGTTGATGTTTATAATAAGACGGTAAGTAATGCTTATATAATGTATCAACCTGTTTTATAAACGGGACCATGTGTTTAAATTTTTCTGGATAACGTGATATAAACATGGTTTCTCTTACTTCTAATGGTATTTTCACTCCTTTTTTTTTAAATAAAAATTTGTGTTGGGGAGACCATCTATCAAAGTACCCTATAATGGCAGTCTTTATTTTTGGATTTTCTTTAACGTTATAGTCTTGGCTACCAGATGCAGATCCTCGATTTGTACTTTGATTTTGTTTTATAAATGGGGCGACTAAGTCGTAAAACTCCTGTCCATGATTTATTTTTTTTTTGCGGAATAAAAATAAAAGTTTCCCTTCTTTCGTATATACGGTTGCATCCTTCGTAATAATGGTATTGATTTGTTTGCGTGTAATAAAAGTATTTTTTAAATTTTCCATGTCATGATCTGTAATAAGTTTATCTATTTTCATTATTATATAAACTTATAATATTTCTGAAAGCTTATCAAACACTGAAGCTTCAAGCGTTTCTGGAAACAAAATATTCACTGAAATAATTAATTTTCCAGTACATTCGCCCCGTTTCATACCCATGTTGTCAACCTCTCGTTTATACGAAGGTGCTATAATGTTTCCCTTTGGACTATTAATAGTAATGCTCTTTCCATGTAAATGCATAAAGGAAAAGGAACAACCACAAAGCGATTCCTTTAATGAAATGTCATGTGAATAAAATAAATCCATTCCTCGTCGTTCCATTTTAGTCGAATTTGTAATGGTGAACGATAGCCGAACATCGCCAAGTTCTCCATCTGGACCCATGTTTCCCTTACCTTGAATAAGAATGCACTCATGTGCATCAATCCCCTTGGGAATATCAATGTATAAAGTCTCCTGTTGTAACTGTTTGATTTGTCTAGTTTGGATCCATCGGTCAATTGAAATTGGGATGTTACACCCATCATACGCTTGATCCAGCGTTATTGTAGTAGTCATAACCAAAGGAGGAGGCTTCATAAAAGATTGGAACATTGGGCCTTGTTGAAACTGTCCTTGGAAAGGACTTTGTCCTTGAAATAGACCACCACCTTTAAATAACATTTCAAATAAATCTGGCATTGGTTGTAAAGATGCATCATATTGTTTCCTTTTTATGTCACTCGATAAATTTTCATACGCTTCATTGATTTCTTTAAATTTTTCAGCATTTCCATTAGGACGATCAGGATGACATTCTAAGGATAACTTACGATACTGTTTTTTAATTTGGTCAGTGGTTGCAGTATCAGGAACACCAAGAACCTCATAAAAACTCATTACTTTATTCTACACCAACTCTATTTATATTTAAAAAGCTTTTGTTTTTCATTGAACCGTTTTTTGCTTTTCTCATGTACTTTAATTCCAGTTGCATTTTCATACTCTTCTGGAGAAGAAAAAAATAATCGTCTTGCCTCTTTAATTTGTGTTGGGTCTCCTTCCATAATCACGTAAAATCGTCGTTCATCGCGACTTCCAATTTTATAGCCAGTGTCTTCGCCAGTAATGGCATTCAAAATATTTTTAGTATAACTAGTGATGGGTTGATGAAAAAATTCTTGCCGATCTGCCATTTTCAAAGGCACCAGATCATCTTGAAACTCGACATCATCAATTTCATCTTGCCACATTTTTACTTATACAATGAAATGGCTTTTAAGTTTATTTTATTCAATATCTACGTGGGTAAGCATATGTCTGCGACAGCACTGTTTGTTTAATCCTAATTTATCCATTAAGTGACCCTCGTGGGACTTTGTATTGTTTGTATTGCTGAAATAAACTGGATCATGTGTTTGAAGTCTTTCCTTTTCAGCGTTGATTTGTGTTATATAATAACGGTATTTATTAGCAAGGAGCGTTCCACAGGTGAAGCATTTAATTGGGATAATCATTTTATAATTCTTATAGTTTATTTTATTTTTTTCAATTTTTTACGTGTCCTATTTTTTTAGTTAACAATGAAATAATGGAGGCTTCCATTGCTATTGCTATTTCTGTCATTTCGTTATTCTTTTCAGGAGATACTGGATAAAAGGGGGATGCAATAGGATATTTTTCCATCAATAATAAGGTTGCCAATATTCCTCTATGAAATTTATTATCGTAATCAAAAACATCACATATGGCTGGAATAGAATTCGTATTGAATAAACTCTGTAAACTTAGGTTAATACGATGAAAATCATCTTCGGTCAACACTTTATTTTGGTGCAAATTTGAAACTACATCTTGAATAGATACGATTTTAGTATACTCAATTTTAACAGTTCCCATTTCCGACAACACCTTATTGGCATGAACCGCAAAATTTTCAAACTTTGGCAATTCATCTAATGTCATACATGTATTTACAAATAGTTCACAATTTTCTTTACCATATAACATTGCTCTTATAGCGTAAGTTGACTCTTGTTTAAATTCACAAAAATATCCTAATAGTTGACCCATTTTATCTAACGAAATGGGCGATGCATATTTTTTTGTTGAAACAATAATGCCTTGGTATATTTCATATGTATCTGTACATATGAGAGAAGGGTAATATGCATGGATAAAAGAAAGAATAGATGTAGTTATTTTGCCATTCTTTTCTTCATTGTAATCTTGCGGTTGTATTAACATGGCTGGTCGAACACCCTTATCTACTAACCTTAAATTTGCTTGTACATTTAATGGTATCATAAAGTATACCAATATTTTACGCCTTCGTTTTTTGGTTTAATTAAAAATGTACGAATTAATTTATTTGACTTATACTATGAACTATTTAATTTTACAATATGATAATCGAAAATTAAACAAGGAAGTAAAAAGGTTTGTGACCATCAATAAAACCTATTGCGAGAAGTATAAATACGATTATTTATTTGTTAAAAAACATTATGATTTGCCACCTTATTGGGTAAAGGTTTATTTACTATATGAATTGTTGAAATCAAATAAATACAAGGGTATTCTATGGCTAGATATGGATGCATGCGTTCACAATCCAACTATTCGAATAGAAGACATGTTAGTAGAAAATAAGCATTTTTACAAATCTCCAGATAATAAAATATGGACATCTCCATTTTGTGCAGGAGTTTTTTTTGTTTTAAATAGTGACAATGGAATAAGAATAATGCAGGATTGGAAAGAAAGTTACAATAAAAAGGATTGGCACAAAGTAGAAAATAAATGGGTTGCTAAATGTAAATGGGCAGGTAGCTGTTATGAACAAGGTAGTTTTATAGAAAACATATTACCCAAATATAAACAAGACATACATACGTTTCATTGGCGTTTTTTTCAATCTTTCTATAGTAATCTTAAAGAAAAATACGAGCAATGTGTGTTCATAGTTCATTTTGCAAGAAAATTTAAAAGAGAAATACCTGATTATTTGAAAAGTAAAAAACAAAACAGAAAATGTGTATTTTTAACAAGAAAAATAAAAAGAATTCGTTTTAAATAAAGTATTATCTTATGAGTACTCGAAAATATGCAAAAATGATTTGTAAACGTGCATATTCACGAAAGTCTGGGTTTAACGATATGAAAAAAGATAAATTAATAGACCTAGTATTGACACGTTATAAAGAAGTGTATAAGGAAGAATGGTTAGATTGGTTATCAAATGATTTATTAATGTTAATTGGATTTAAAATTGTTATATCTACGGATGGTGTTAAAAATGATACTGAAGGATTAACTATATGGAATGAATTAGATAAATACATAAATCCAAAGAAAAGGACAAACGAAAAAAGAGTAGTAAGTATACTTAGCGAACTTCCAAATATAGTAGTACTATCTCTGTTAGGATATCAATATACGAGTTAGGTACATTCACTTTTTAAAAAACAACTAAAATAAAGGGATACCTTTCGAGAAAATGAATTAAACGGTCGTTCTGGATGAAACTGAACTCCATAAAATGGATATTTTTTATACTCAATCATGTTAATAAATCCAGAATCGATTGACACAATGGTAAGATGCTTCATTGGCTTAATATCAAATCCTAAATTATGATGGTGTAAGGCACAAGGAGTATACTCCATTTGTTTACACATTTCAGGTCCAAACCAATCCTTTAACCTAGAAGGTTTAAACGTAATACAGTCCTTACCTGATTTTGGATGGGATTGAACGTGTTCAAAAATGGTGGACGGATTAACGTTTTTACCGAATAAAACAAGTATTTCAAATCCTAAACATGTTCCCCATAATGGAAAATACCTACCCTTATCATTATATTTTTTAATTAATTCAAAAGACAAGTGTAATGTATTCATGTAAGTATTGTACTGTAAAGAAGAGTAGTGACGACTTTCAATTGCTCCTCCAGTCCAAACTAGCCCAGAAAGTTTATCTAACTGTTTTTCTAATTTTTTAGGTGAAATGGTATAAGGCAATACAACTGCCTTTGCACCAGAACTTTCAATCCATTTTACATAGGTTGAAGGAAACACGGAGTGAGTTGTATTTATTTCTGGAAACGCAATAATACCAATCATGTTTATGTACGTTTATTTTATCTATTTGCTTTAACTAGTTTATAAAGCTCAAGGTATTGGGAATATTTACTAATGCCAATTAAATGTAAGTAATTGCCTACGATGTAGTATGAAATGAATTCATCCATCCACAATATTTATAGTATATAATAATAAATGTATCAAGAATTACAATATCAAAAATCAAAGTTACGTTCAAATCTTGAATTATTAAGGCATCGAAAAAATGAAAACACTTTATTGGAAACGGTAGTTGAAGATTATAAACGATATGAAAAACGTATAACCGATCAGGATAAGGCACATGCTTTACAAATAGAATTTATCGCATCGTACATTAACGATATCATCCAAACGAATGAATTAACTGAAAAGGGATTAGATAAATTAAAAAAAAATCATGACTCCATTATAGGTGTAATTGATAAAATTAAAAATAAATTAACATAATATGGACCCTACAAAAAACGTAAAGGAACAACATATAAGACACAAAGGTATAACAGATGCCTTATATAATCTTGATAAAGCTATTGATGAAAGAATAGAGCATGAAATGTTATACATTTCTGAGATTAAATTAAGATTAACTCAACTAATAAGGGATTTAAAACCATGTGTAGCAGAAGTATCTATTGCAACCTCTTTAGGGCCCAATCCTGAAAATGTGAAAAAATTGGATGCAGTAGCTAAAGACATTGATGTAGCAGCTAGTAAATTAAAATCGGTTGGTCCATTTAAGAATAAGTATGATACAAAACTTAATGCGAAAAACATAGCTGATACAGTAAGTACTCAATCTGTAAATATTAAAACGAAACAAACCGATGGTGCCCCAAGAATACTTGGACAAACAGATGAACTATTTGTTCCAAAACAATCTGTTCCACGAACGGTTGTCCAAACAGACGACGAATTTGAATTAACACCACAAATGCCGCAGACAGACAGGTCGGCAGACAGGTCGGCAGACAAGTGGACAGACCAGAAGAACCATTATGGAGGAAAACATAAAAGTAAAAAAAATAAAAAAAAGTAATACTATGCCCATCGCAAATATAGATGCCCAACATATACAACATGATGGTATAACAACTGCTTTACTTCAGCTTGATCATGACATTGATGAAAGAATACGACATGAACTGTTATATATCCACAGTATTAAATCAATCTTAAATCAAGTAATAAGGGATTTACGCCCATGCGTAGAAGAAGTCGCTAGTGTAGCGACCAATCTAGGTGCCAAAGGGGATGACATGGTAGCAAACTTGGACGCAATATCACGTGATATTGATGCTGAACGTGCTAAACTAAACACATCTAGACCGTTTTCCGATAAACATATGGAAGAAACGGTGAATGACGTATCTGTTCCATTGAATAATTACGCTCAAAATCTTAGAATGGACCAAGACCGTTCTCCAGGTTCTACAAAAACACTTGGCAGAAATGAAACACTATTTAATACATCGCCACCTCCAGAACCAACGTTTAAGTTTGGAGGAACCCGTAAACGAAGAACTAAATATACTCGCATTTAACTAATATGCCATCTATGAATTGAAATGGCTTTGAACATCCCCATATGTAAGGGATAAGCTGTATACATTCCTTTTCAGGTAAATGAGATGGTATTTGAATACCAGTTTCTTTTACAATTCCACATCTAAAAATTGCACAATTCACCTGTTCTATTTCAATACTTATGTTACAATGAGGACAATTCATTTTAACTTATTTTAATAGGATAGTCCATATCAATTTTAAGACCCTTCCCAATTAGGATCCATTGCGTTTTTACTTGTAGTTTGTGTTTCTCCAATCGTATGGTATTCATCCAACATGGTAGTATCCCCAATGGTTTGGTTCATTGGATCCATGCCAGGATAAGAATTTGTATTATAAGGAGGATCGTTACGTGAAGCATCTATTAAATGAATGGGCGGAGGTTTCATTTTATACACTGGTGCATTTTGAGCGTCGTATGTTTTTTGAAGATACAAAATAGGGCATTGAATTCCTTGTGATTTTTGCCATTCTACAAATTCGGTGTATTCATCCAAATTATGAAATACAACTGGATTAACTCCTGGTATGTCTGCTAAATTTGTATTCTTTAACCATAATTCATTTCCTTCTTGAATTAATAAATTAGGGCACCGCGTTTTAAATCCTTCCGTAAGTGATCCCGACGTATAATTTAAACAAACGTAAAGTCCTGAAATAAAAGTAAGCCATATGAACCACCACGTCCAATTCATTCTATTCTATTTAAGAATATTTTTATATAAACTTAAAGTATGATAAGAATTCATACTTCCCAAGATTTACATAAGCTACAACATTTAAAAAATAAAAAGAAAATACTGGTACGGTTTATGATGGACGGTTGTCCGCATTGTGTAAACTCCCAATCAAGTTGGGATGATGCTGAAAAGAAAACTAAAATGTCTCCAGACGATGCAATTGCAGAAATTGAAGCGTCCTTTCTGGAAGACTTTAAAAAAATAGTAGGTCGTACTATAAACGTATCTGGGTATCCATCTATTCTATTAATTCATCCAAATGGTATACACGTTCATAATACTAGGGACACCTCATCCATTGTTAAATTAATTAAATCTATGAAACTTAAAACAAGGAATAAAAGGAAACGTAAAACTAGATTAAACAGATTTTAATTGTGAAAAAAAATGAATAAACGGATACCTCGTGAACTGTTGCTTTTAAATGGAACATTACAAGGTCAAACTATTATTGTATCTGAAACTATTAAGTTTGTACTTCCACTAACTTATCCATTTAAGGCCCCAACCATGTTGATACATTCAGAAGATCATATTACTATTTTATATAAACTTTATAGCAAATACTTTTATTTTATCGTCAAGTATGACATTCCCATTCGTTGTATATGTTGTAGTTCTCTTATTTGCATGTGGTCTCCATGTAATACATGTAAAGATGTGTATGATGAATACATGAATTATATTCGTATATTAAAGCCCGTTATTGGCATGTCTAACGTATTTAAACAAACCCCATTTGATGATAATATTTGTTTAATTATTTCGCAGTTTTTAGTCTAAAATAAAAATAATGGAAGTAGTATAATGAAATGGGGTGATACAACTTGGATTTTTTTACACACACTTTCGATTACTATACCAGAACCACAATATACTTCTATCAAAGATGAATTACTTAAACATATTAAATTATTGTGTAAAAATCTTCCGTGTCCTACATGTGCAGAACATGCTTCTCAATATATGAATAATATACGGGTTCCGGATACACGAGATGGATTTAAACATTTATTATTTACGTTTCATAATTCTGTAAATACTCGTCTTGGTAAACCATTGTTTGCGTTTGACCAATTTGAAAAATATAAAACTGTAAATCTAACCATTGCATTTCATTCCTGTATGAAACTAATTCAAACACAGCCTTATAACCCTAGACTTAGTATGAATAAAGTAAAAACTACTACTTGCTTGCGCAATTTACACCTATGGTTAGGAAGAAATGGTCTTATTTATAAATAAACCGTTTAGTTTTACGTTTGATAGTTTTACGTTTTCCACCTGCATCCCTGAAATCAGATGAATAATCTCTCCAATTTCCATCTTGACTCACAATTGATTTTAATATTTTTGACCCAGTAGTAGGGTCGCGTCTAAACGCATCAGCAATCTCGTCAATATCTTTGGGAATAACAATAGTATCATTATGTTGTACTGTTTTTTCAGGTGTATCTATTGTAATTTTTTCACGTGTCAAATTAGAATGTATAACTAAAAGTGAAAAGTTTTCTTTAACCGTTGGAAGTATACGTTTTGTTTCTTCTATAATTTGTCTATAAGTAGTACCGTTCTCATGATACTGATCATCTATTATACCCTCTATAGGTGACCTGTTTTATTATATAAATAGTATTTATAATAAAGTGCTGATTCACATGCAATTTTAACCCCTTTAGTTATTTCATGTGTGTCATTATCGTGAATGATTACGTCATCCACTATAAAATTAATTCTTCCTTTATGATTATATCGTAGTTTGATTGAAACGGTCATTCAAATAAACTCAAATCATTACAAATTAAGATAAAATGGATACGTATGGAAGAATTTACAAAATTAAATAAACAAGAGACAATTGCAAAGTTAAAACTTAATGGTAAACAACTTGAATTTGTACCACAGTTTAAAGGTGATAAGGACGTTGTTTTAGCAGCAGTAAAACAAAATGGAGTTGCTTTAAAATTCGCATCTGAAGAACTTAGACAGGATAAGGAAGTGGTGATGGCAGCAGTAAAACAAGAAGAATGGGCTTTAAAATACGCATCTGAAGATCTTAAAGGCGATAAGGAATTTATGATGGCAGCAGTAACCCAAGAAGGAGTTGCTTTAGAATACGCATCTGAAGAACTTCAAGGCGATAAGGAAGTTGTGTTGGCAGCAGTAACCCAAAATGGAGTTGCTTTAGAATATGCGTCTGAAGATCTTCAAGGCGATAAGGAATTTATGATGGCAGCAGTAACCCAAAATGGAGTTGCTTTAGAATTCGCATCTGACGAACTTCAAAGCGACAAAGAAGTTGTTTTAGCGGCGGTAACCCAAAATGGGGAGGTTTTAAAATTCGCATCTGAAGAACTTCAAGGCGATAAGGAAGTGGTGTTAGCAGCAATAACACAAGAAGGATGGGCTTTAGAATACGCATCTGAAGATCTTAAAGCGGATAAGCAATTCATGTTAGCGGCAGTAAACCAAAATGGATATGCTTTAAAATACGTATCTCCAGAACTTAAAGGTGATAAGGAATTTATATTAGCGGCAGTAAAACAAAATAGAGTTGCTTTAAAATACGTATCTGAAAAATTTAAAGGCGATAAGGAATTTATATTAGCAGCAGTAAAACAAAATGGAATGGCTTTACAATACGTATCTGAAGAACTTAAATCGGATAAGGAATTTATGATGGCAGCAGTAAAACAAAATGGAGGGTCTTTAGAATACGCATCTGAAGAACTTAAATCGGATAAGGAATTTATGATGGCAGCAGTAAAACAAAATGGAGGGTCTTTAGAATACGCATCTCCAGAACTTCAATGCGATAAGGACGTTGTATTCGCGGCGGTAACCAAAAATGGATTGGTGTTAAAATACGCATCTGAAGAACTTAAACAAGATAAAGAAGTTGTATTAGCGGCGGTAACCAAAAATGGATTAGCGTTAGAATACGCATCTGAAGAACTTAAACACGATGAGGAATTTATAATGGATGTAGTAACCAAAAATAAAGATTTTGTATTATACGTAGATAGCTTTAAAGATGAAGAAAGTAAAGAATTATTAAAAAGTGTTATAAAACTCGCTCTATCTAACGATGGATTATTGCTTGCAAAACTGCCTGACCTATATGTAACAGAAGAAATGTGTGTTACTGCTGTACGCCAAAATAATTATGCTTATCAGTATGTCCCTAAACGCTTCCTAACGCCAGAATTAGTTAAATTGTTACCAGTTAGACTGGGTCCTCCTAGTCTTACACGACAAGTTTCTGAAACTAAAAGTAATCAAACTTCTGCTTCAACCTGCTCTTATCATTCAATGTCAAGGCTATTTCTACAAAATCGATTTATATTTGTTAAACCTCTTAAAGTAGACGATATTTACGATAAAAATGATTGTAATGGGTTTTTAATACCGGTTAATATTGAAACAACTGGACTTGACACATTAGATGACGCGAAATGTTCGCCTGGAGGATATGATAAAATTTTATTATTTTTATACATTTATTTTTTATTGAAAGAAACAGATTCTTGTAAAAATAATATTGGCGATATTATCCCCCGACAAGTAGATGCTATTGAAATGCCGGATTTTTTAAAGCGTACCAAACATGAACCTCGCCTTTTATCTTTATTAAGGGAGATAAAACATTTATCTAGTGAACTTAGGTGGAAAGAATATAGTTTTTCGTTTAACACCATAGAAGAACCTATTTTATTTTCAGTCGTTCAAAAACTAATAAACTTGAAGTTTTATGTTCAATTAACCTGTTGTGGGGGGCGCGAAATACATCATGCTGTAACTATTGTAGGGGTACAAGAGAGTAATTATATTATTAAAAACTCATGGAGCGTACTGGTAGACATTGTACCTTCTATTAAATTTTTCTATTTAAAAGGATGGTCTACGCCGTGGATGGGAACCGAGTTGTTAATTTATATACCGATAATTTCAAGCGAACCAACAGACGGTGTCAAGGGAAAAGACTATGCTATAAGTAAATTAACCAGGTTTGATGCATGGTTAGATGATTATACGGCAGAAATACAACGCAAACCTAAAGGTGGTCGTAAAACAAAACGAAAGAAAGGTACGCGTCGTATAAAACATAAACGTACGAAACGTAAGTTAAAATAATGCGCATCGATTAAAATTTTAAGTTTACGATTATATTAATATTGTGAATGAATATGGAAGAGTTTAACACTTTAAATAAATAAGAGACGATTGCAAAGTTACAACTTCATGGTAAAAAGCTTAGATTTGTGTTGCCACAGTTTAAACAGGATAGGGAAGTTGTGTTGGCAGCAGTAACACGAGATGGATTGGCGTTAGAATGATTGCCATGAATTGTCCGTACTAAAAAATATGTGTGGGCCAATTCCTGCTATATCTACAGTTGTACACCACCTTTATACTTTTTAGTACGTTTCATACTAATAGGGTATATAATTTATGTAAGTGTAAGTAATTTACTCCAAAATGTTTGTTGTTGTTTATGATTTTTAGTTTCTTCTTGTAAGAGTTCAAACGCTCGTGTACTCGCCTCTTGACCTTCTCGTTCCTGCTCTTTATACAGTATACTTTCGGCTTCTTTACGTAACATGGGTTTGATTGTTTTATCTCGTTCATCCTTCGTTTCTTGAAGAGTTTTAGGTTTCCTATAATCTTCTTCCGATATTCCAATTATGGTATCCGTCGTGTAAATACTTTTTATATCAGAATGATAGGGTGTATTCGATGCTTCAATGTTTGAAATTGTAATAGCTCTAGATTGTTGTTTACGGTTAGTGTAACTTACATCCAAATCTTCATTTGATTTCAACCATTCACCATGTCCGTCATCCTCCTTTATATACAACGTTTCAAATAACGTATTGAACTCTTGATTAAATTTAGAGTTTTCAGTAAATGTTTGGGCGAGTAACCGTTTATCTGTATCTTCCATATCAGCTATAATGTCTGAAAACGATATATTTTCAGACATGTCAGATTGTGTCTTTTGTTTAAATCTATACACTGTATTCAATAATGAAAATGCTTTATGAAAAAAAATAAAATAGGATTTATCCAACCCTGATTTATCTGGATGAACCGCAACTACAATTTTTCTAGCCTCTTTTAAATTGGCAGCCGTAAAATTTTCAGGTAACTTAAATAATGTTAAAATGTCCTTTAGTGAATAATTGTCAATGTTTAAATCCATTTATTAAACGGTATTTTTTTGTTTTTAACTATTTTTTTTAAGTATCGTAAGTTCACGCATCCATATTTTTTCCACTGACGTTTTCTCAAGAACATTTAATTCTTCTTTTATCTCATCGTGTTCTTCTTGTAATTCAGTAACGTTTTCATTAGAAACGCTATCCATTGGCATTTTAGTTAAATAGGTATACCCGTCATGTTCTTCAATTTGAAGCCGTATAAGTTCAGTTATAATTTCCTTTTGTGTTTTTCGTCTAAGATCCAATTCATCCGCAAGAATGGCCTTAATGTATTTTACTTTATGATGAAGTTTATGCATGGTTTCCTTAAGGATTTTTACTTGGTGTTCCTTTCTCTTTACATATCCTTTCATACGAACTACATAAAACGCATCAATGATATCATGTACGGTTTCATATTTATGTAATTGATCATCCTCAAACAAGTTCATGTTTGTAGTGCTTAATGTAGTGGTTAACTTTAGGGTTTTATACACATCTTCCACTGGTTTTAACAACTTTAGTGAAATATCCACTACTGTATCTGTGCTATTATCTGTATATTCCTTAATAATTGTTCCAATGGAATCTTCTAAAAATGCCTTGTATTCAACCGTCCACGTTCCTATGGGTAATTCTTGAATTCGGACAACCAGCTCTTTACAATCACATGTTCCACTCACTACATATTTTTCATTCACCTTTTTAATTGTTCCTTTAAATCCTCTGTAATAAGGTGTAAACTCTGGATTTTCAATTATTCCTTTTAAACGGTTCATTAAATGATCAATCAGTTGATGTGGATGATAACACAATACGTTTGTACTTGTTCCAGTACCAATTCCACGACATCCATTTACAAGAACCATAGGAATAATGGGAAGGTAACAAACTGGTTCTACTTTGTATCCATCATCCATTACATAGTCCAAAATGGCATCGTCTTCCTCTGGGAAAATAAGACGAGTATATTTATTCAGTTGTGTAAAGATGTAACGTTCACTCGCACTATCTTTACCACCTTCTAAACGTGTACCGAACTGTCCGTTTGGCATCAATAAATTTAAATTGTTTGAACCAACATAATCTTGTGCCATGTTTACAATCGTGCTGTTTAAACTTGCTTCACCATGATGATATGCGGAATGTTCTGATACGTAACCGCTAAACTGCGCCACTTTGATTTCAGTTGTGAGTTTCTTTTTAAAGGCAGCAAATATAATTTTACGTTGACTTGGTTTAAATCCATCCACTACGTTACCAATTGACCGTTGACAATCGTAATTTGAAAAGTGAATAAGCTCATCGTTTATAAATTGGGTATACGAAATGTTTTTCTTGTCCGTATCCAAATATCGCTCTTTTGAATACGTTTTCAACCATTCTTTACGATGTTCTGCCCTTTTTTTACTAAACATCATGTCTATTGAATCGTCGCATTTATCTTCCCATGCAAACCGAACCACATGTTTTTCTTTATCTGAAAATAATTCAATGAATTCCTTTGACGTACTTGTACCCAACCCTTTGTAATATTTTACATTCCATCCAGATGGATTAGTTTCTTTCCAAGTTTCATATTGCCCTTCATTGTAAAATAGTAATTCTTTTGTTCCTTTTTTTGCCTTAATAATGGGTGTGTTCATAAATCCAATAAATCCAGGTTGTTGAAGTAATGATTTCCATAAACTTCCAAATAAATTAATGCCCAATCCTTTAATGTGACTGCCATCTTTATCTTGGTCCGTCATGAATAAAATTCTACTGTATCTCAATTTTGTATGAACTTCTTCCATGGTGTAAGTCTTTCCAATTTCTAATCCCATAATTTGTTTTAATTCGTGAATTTCTTTATTGTCATTAATTCTAGTAATGGTTTCATCACGAACGTTAAGTGTTTTTCCACGCATTGGGTAAACGCCATAGAAATCTCTGTCCTTTTTGGATAGACCAGAAATAACACTTGCCTTTGCCGAATCTCCTTCACACAAAATAAGAGTACATTCGCGAGATTTAGCCGTTCCTGCAAAATTAGCGTCCACCAGTTTTGGAATGCCACGAATAGTTTTTGTTTTAGACCCATCGTTCTTCTTTGCCAGTGCAATTTCCTTTTGTTGTGTCATTTTCACAGCAATGTCCATAAATCCCATCTTTGCCATTTTTTCAATGAACTTATCACTTATTTCACAAGAAGATCCAAACATTCCAGTTGGGGTAGTCAAACAGTCCTTCGTTTGACTATCAAAACTCGGGTTTTCAATGGAACAAGTGAGAAATAGAAATAAATTGTCTTTCAATACGTTTGTTCTAACCTCAATCTTTTTCTTTTGAAGAATGAACGCAGACAATTTACGAATAATTTGTGCGGTTATGTAATCTACATGTTTCCCACCCTTTTGTGTATAAATGCCATTCACAAAGGAAACGTGTTTGTATTCATCCGACATGGCAACGATGTACTCCCATCGAGGGGCTGATTCTTGAATACGTGCTTCTTTTCCAATATATAGATCTACGTATTGTGTAAACGTCTGAACTGGTATCAATGCATCATTAAATGTAATTTTTACTTTTTTATCTGTAATGGCTGCAATGTCGGCCATTCTTTTTTTGAATAGCGAAACCATGTCTTCGTGTAATCCAGTAATACCAAATCTGGCGTAATCGGGCGTAAATGTAACGGATGTATATGATTTCTTCGTGCATTTTGTAATGATGGGAGGTTCAATGATACTTAAATTATCTCTAAACACCTGTGTATATTTTAATTTACGCACTGCATCGACCGTTTCAATCTTGGCATAGGTAGACCATATCAACACTAATTTTACGCCAATTCCATTTTTACCACCTACAATTTTTTTGGTGGCACTATAATTTGTAGACGTTAACAATTCGGCAAATACCATTTGCGGAATATATACTTCATATTTTGGATGAATGGCAACGTCAATTCCAGGACCATCATTCATAATGGTAATGGTTCCATCATGAACCGTACAATGAATAAACGTAACGGGTGTAGACGTTTCTTTCATGCGAACGTATTGATCATTTGCATTTACAAGAACTTCATCAAATAATTTATAGAGACCTGAAACATAAACGTGTGTTTTTTGTGTAATCGTTTCATTCATAATCCAGTTCGTAACGTCAGATGCTTGAGCTGAACCAATATACATGTCAGGGGCATGTAAAATGTGTTCCACTGCGGTTTTTCGTTCATACAAGGCAAGGTTCATTTTTTTAAATTTAAAAATGTGAAAATAAAAAAATCAATTTATTTTACATTTTAATATTATTTAAAACTATGGCTAATGGTTCGGGTGGGATTTCTTTTGGGTCACAATCAAGTCCTAATGTAGGATTTTCTTTTGGGTCACAATCAAGTCCTAATGTAGGGTTTTCTTGGACACAATCTACACCTGTTGCGTTAAACATAACAAAACCAGTAGCATGGGTAGGTATACTTGCACATTCAAGTTATCATGAAATACAAGAAATACCTATGAATGGTAAAATAACTACAATTTTATTAGCTAGTTTAGGTAATTGTAGTAAACTTGATATTCCAAATACAGCAGAAACATTTAATTTAATGATTAGAAATGGATTAGATACATCTCCTTTTGAAATTTTAAAACAATTGAATGACATCGTAAAAATAAAATTATCAAAAGATGAAGAAGCAGAAGGATTTAGAATATCACCAGAAAAATTAAGAAATTATAATAAATGGATACATGATCCTGGAATGATTAGTAAAAATAGAGATGTTTATTATGAAAAATGGTACGATTTTAGATATGGTTTTACTATAAATGGATTTGTAAAATTATATATTGAATAGATGGAATTTCACAAGTAATAGACATATCTATTTCACAAATACCAGGGTTTCCTACACCTACAAAAACACAAGTATTACACTATATTTTATCATTATATCCAGTAGTTGATGTTACGTTTATAGATTTTTCATGTGCAGGTATGCCATCTCAACATTTTAAACCTGATATTTTAGGGGGTAAAAAATATAAACGATCTAATCGCATCAAACGGCATCGATCAAAATTTACACGATATAAAAATTAACGTCTAGACCTTTTGCGATTAGTTCTGTTTCTACCATATTTTTTAGATGAACGTTTATTTTTTTTAGATTTACGTCCACCTACAGTCGGTTCTTGGCCCATCAGTCTAGCATCTAAATGGTTCCATGGAATAGACTTAGTCGTATCTCTATGCTCTTCTATAAACTCATCTGTTCTCGAAGAATCAAACGGTCCTAAACTTTCATCATAATCGGCTGGTTTAAAAAATGTATCTAAGTTATCAACCTGATCTTGTGGAAGAAGATAATAATCACTCGCTCCCATCCTTATTCCCCATCTAGTGACAGCATTAACATATCCGCTATATTCACCTAACGTATTCATATCATCTCTTAAATCCGCTTCCTCAGCTTCATCATCAATTGATTGTGCTTGATTTCTAACATCTAATTTTCTTTTATTCATAGGTTTTTTCCCCCATTTTATTTTGACTTTTTCAAAATTTGTATTAATACCAAGTTTATCTAAATCTTCTGGCGTTATATGTGCTCTAGTAGGTAGTACAAAATTAGCGTGGTCAATAGTTAAATTATTCATACAAATTAAACGTTCTACATAATCTTTCACCGCAAATTTTAAATAACACTGATTATCACTCAATTTAACAATTACTCGTTTTCCAGTATGGGTTTTAGTTTCTGGATCGGTAGCTAACTTATTAAGATGTATTAGGGTTAGCGGACATACAGGATCTGCACTGCCACAAAACTCTGATATTGGACCTTTTCGTATGTAGTACAGGCCATCCGTTGTTTTTGCAGCCATACTTTACACATATATAAAAACATAAGACTTTTAAAATAAAGTATAAATAAAACAATTGTATTACAATAAAATGCATGTATATACAAAACAAAATGATTTGTTGTTGGACAATTTAAAATTATACTATGAAGATAAAAATTATGCCCAATTAGATAAAATTTTAAAAATTTTAAATGGTGAATCATCCATTTCTTTACGTATTATTGATTGGTTTGTTACAAATTATGCAAAGCAAAAATACGTAGTATATACGTTAAAAAATGAGAAAAGATTTAAAGTATATAACGATTACAAATTAAAATTAAAAGCTTACTCTAAAAAAAGATTTGATCCCTTTTGTAGATGGGAAAAAATAGTCATCCCTTATCGAAATGAAACTTTTATTCAAACTACCATTGGTCAACTAAATTTTTTTAAATGGGTGCTTGATAATGAGATTATTGAATGTATTGAAAGAGATTATATTGATATTGAAAGGGACATGAACCAACGAAATAGTACGGCTAAACCAAAAACTGAAAAAAATCGTAAAAAGCGTGAAGAATTATCCATTTCTGCTTCAAAGAGTATTAAAAAGGAACTCATTGAGGTATCTTTAACGTTTAACTGATTTTCTGGTACGTTTACCTCCACGGTTTGCATCGTACTGATGAGGGATTACGCCACTTTGATATTCAGACTGTCTCGGTGTAGATTTAGGTGTTAAATACTTTATAATTACACCAATTCCTAAAACAGTAACAACTGAACCTATTGCGATCACTCCGCCTAAATATTCCATTTCTTTTAGAATTTAAAATAAAATGAAAAAGAAATGTATTTTCTCGCGTTTTTCGCGTTTCTTATTTTCATTTTATTTGCAACGATACACAAAGAGCCATTAGTTTCTTCTCCCTATGAAATGGTTCAAGAACAGTCGGGTATACTACAACAACTTCACGATACAATACTTAAAATAACATTGACAGAAGCTTATGTTAATTCATTACAAGATGAAAACGACCAAATGACAGATCAATTAAATCAACTACAACAAAACTTACCATCTACTGCTGTTAAAGATGCCTATTCAGAATAATATAATAAAACTAAACTGTAATGAGTATTTTTAATGAAGTTTCTGCTTCGAATAGTGAAGACAGAAACTATCCTTATCATCAATATATTAAATCTCCAGACCAATTGGGGGCTTCTTCTAAAGGAACTATTACAGCATTAGGAAATGATATAAACGCAATGAAATCATATGTACAAGTATTAGTGACGGGACAGTCCAGAGGTCAGAATGTATCACCTCTTGGAAATAAATATTTTATGAATACTGGCGCTACGTGCATTTCGCCAGATGGAAGTACGCAACCACGAAGTATTTATATAAACAATGTACCGAGTGGATCTATTCCATTCATTTCATCTTCAATGGGGGTAAACATGAGTAGTTTTAAAGGATTAGTTCCGGGAGTTCTTGAAGACCTATCTTATATTAATCCAATGAAATTATTCACGGCGTTTTCTACTGGAACGGATTGTCAAAAAATAACTATGGAGACGCGAGATATCTCAAATAATGTAAGGGATGAAAGTAACTACGTATTAAATGAAGATATTATAGAGTATAATTCATGTTGGTTTAAGGATAAAAAAAATCCGGTTTCTAAGGTTAAATGTGTTGAGGCAATGACTTTACCGAAAGATCCAATGTTGCAAACTTATACAACATGTATTGGATTACTTGGAATTTACATCTTGTATAGTCTTTTTAGAAAGACTACGTAATCTTGCTTCTCGCATTTGAGATAGTGTTAAATGAATATCCGCAATTTCTTTTACAGGTTCTTTTACAGGTTCTTTTACAGGTTCTTTTATCTCTTTTACGCAAGTTTTTATACGATCCATTTCTAGCGATGTAAAATAGTCAATGTCCTGTAATTCTCGAGTGGTTGACCAATCCATGTTTTCATACAAATTGAATAAATCTACAATTCAATTTTATAAGTTTAAATGAAGTGTTTATATTCTATGTCAACAAATAATGATTTCTATAAATTTAATAGGTGGATTAGGAAATCAACTATTTCAAATATTTGCTGCCATTGCTTATGTCATGGATAATCATGAAAAGCTCGTATTCCCAGAATATAAATCTGACATTGATTTTAGACCGACTTATTGGGATACACTTTTAAAAAGATTAAAAGATGGAGTTGATCCAAAATTAAAAATAGAGGGTATGGCCAAAGTGTCAGAAGAAGGGTTTCATTATACCCAGCTTCCAAAAAAAACAAATGTCATGCTTGTTGGCTATTTTCAATCCTATAAATATTTTGAAAAACAGTTTGAAGCCATTTATAAAAAGTTAAATTTTAAAATGGAACAAGAACTAATTAAAAATAAATACCTTACCTTAAACGAAACCATTTCTCTTCATTTTAGAATTGGAGATTATACAACGCTTCAGTTACATCACAATATATTAAAGGATGACTATTATATAAGTGCTATTTCCGAATTAATTAAAAGAACCAAAAAATCAAATTGGAATATCATTTACTTTTGTGAAGAAAAAGATAACGTTCCAGTGAAGCAACGTATGCGTAAAATAAAAAAGAGTTTTCCAGACTTGACATTTTATAAAGCGGAAGATAACATGACGGATTGGGAACAATTGTTATTGATGAGTTGCTCCGATCACAACATTATCGCAAATAGTGCGTTTAGTTGGTGGGCGGCCTATTTAAATCAAAATACATCTAAACTAGTATGTTATCCAAAGACGTGGTTTGGTGCAGCAAATGATGATAAAAACACAAAGGATTTGTGTCCTCCTTCATGGATTTCAATATAACGCTATGTTATGCCCAAAGTGTGTTTATTCGTATCGCATAATTCAAGAATTCAATGTTTACTTGACAATATCCAACCTTCTGTTGAAAAATTAAGGTTTCAAAACTGTGCCATTATGGAATTATATCTAAGCCGAAACTATATTCATTTAGACCTTGTTTATTCTGGAGAAATTACGGAGGATGAAAAACAAGATTTATCTCGAAAATATTATTCAACTGAAGCAGACCCAGAGGACCCAACATATGAAGCTAGTAAATATAGGAGATATCCACGGATTGAATTTAGAGGAAATGTATGTATTCCAATTATTCGAAAATTAAAATTAGTTCCTGAAGATTTAACAGAAGATTATGTTTTTTATGGGGTTCGACATGGTCAGAGTGAACATAATGTAAGTACTAATGTAGCGAGTATATTTCACATGACATTGGATACATCTATCGTTCAAAGTGGTATAACTGCTGCTGAAAAAGCAGGAAAATTTATACAGGATCTTGGAATTTCAGATAAGTTACATCGTATTTATGTATCGGATTTAAAAAGAACAGCTCAGACAGTAAGAACCATCATGAAAATAATAGAAAGGAGTGGTATTACGCCAATTGTATTGCCTTGTGCAAGTGAAGTGGTAGAATCGGGACAACATGGAAATTGTGATAGAGCATCTGCGGATTTATATACAGTACAAAAGTTAGGACGTGAAAATTATCCTTCTTGTACTATAGATGACATTGTCCGGAACCGCTATCCATGTGATCTTAATTGGGAACTATATTTATCTTTTTATGGTGGTAAAATGAGAGGTGAAACTGATACTGTATGGGGAAGAACATTTTCTCGTAAAGTCATAAAACAACATTGTGAAAATACAACAGTAATCGCAATGGCTATTTATGAAATAAATCACAAAACTTATGAAAGCTTAGACAGGTTTATTAGAGATAGGGCTTTAGGTGGTGGTAGAAAAACCTCATCTAGAATATTTCCCGTTTTTCACAAACGTGTCCAATACAAAAAGCGTAAATATTCCCAAAAATACATAAAGAATTAATTCTTCCGTGACCTGTCCCGTTTTTTCATCGCGTTGTTCTTCTAATAAATAAATCATGTAATTTAATTTATCTAGTAAAACAGTGTCCTGTGATTTATAAGGGTTATATTCAGGCTCTTTAGTTAAAGATGTATTCGCTGGGGGTTGAATATCAGGGGGAACATAATTGGCTAAGGGGTCATCCTCCGTATCTAATGGCTTTGAGCTAATTATTTTTTGTCGCGGTTTTCGTTTTGTGTCTTCTGGAAATGGAGACGACCAATTCATTAACATTATTTTTAGTTTATATTAAAAATAATATAAATCTGACAGAAATAAATATAGTACTTTAGTAATGCTTGAGTATGTCCTTTCATTATTATTCTTAGGGTTGCTTATACGGCCAGTTAAAATGAATATCTTAGTGAAAGCAATTGAACTTGGTGTAATTGTATTTATATCGTTTAAAAATCCTTTATTGGGTATTTTGTGTGCTGCTGTGTTTATAAAACAATTTCCAGTAGAAGCAATGACAATGACGGTTAAATCTCCAAATAGAATGGCTATAGATGAACAAATCCGTCCTAAAAATTCAAATGCTATTTTAGTAACAAAAGGTGGAGGATTGCCTCCAGAAATTGCAAATACAGGACAAATGGCAAAGCCTTACAATGAAAATAATACTGGTACCTATACACCTTTTTAATTTATTTACTTAGTAACATGTATTGGGCTTTATTTATTTTAATTTGTTTATTATGTATAGAAACGGGACGCGAACCATTTACACTTAAAGAGGTATCCATTGACGTAATAGATAAGCTACAAAATTATTCTACTCGACCATTATATAAGGGACTGATATGGATGATACCTTACAAGCAACACTATCGCAAATGGTCAAGGTATTTGAATTAAAATAATATATAAATGTATGAAAAAGATTATTAAACACGTTCATCTTCATGTAGGCAAATTAAACGAGTCTAAATTTTTTACGGGTGTAATGATGATTATGTTAAATATTGGTTCAAAATATATTACTGTAAAATTATCAAAATCACAAGAATCATACATTCGAAATTATATAGCACGTGAATTATTAATTTTTTCGGTCTGTTGGATGGGTACTCGTGACATTTATACATCTATCATATTAACATCTGCGTTTTTTATATTGACCCAACACTTATTCAATGAAGAAAGTAGTTTTTGTATACTACCTCAAAAATACAGACAATTCCATTTATTTGATACAAATCAGGATGGAGAAGTCAGCCAGCAAGAAATCAATGAGGCTGTCAATCTATTAACTAAGGCAAAACAACAGGCTACTACTAAAAAGAAAGAAGACGTTCATAAATATTTTTTATCCAATAGTTAAAAGGGGTGACTATTTTTATTGTATCCAAATAAATTAGACATCGCTAATATATTCCACGCAGGCAAATCTATTTTAAATACTTTAATTCTATCCATTTTTTTTACTAAATTTAATTGAATTGCCTTTTTAAGAGCTTCGCTACGATGGTGTCCGTCAATTACTGATCCATTTTCAGAGACGATAATTGGATTTTTATTTGCCTGTTTTAAACTATTTTTACCCCATGAATTTAAAATTTTCGTGGTTATAACATTATTTATTTCACTTTGGGTAGGTTCAAGATCTTTTATAAATACAGTTGTAAAATTTCCAGTTACATAAAGATTGAACCGTTTATTTATTTTACCTATCATAATCTTTGCATCTTTTACTGAATTAAATTGGGGCATTAATCGTCTGGGTAATTGGCCGAACCCATCTAGTTTTAATTCTGTATTTATACATTTATTATTATTACACAAATCATTTTTTTTGTTTACATGTTTAACAGGATGGGTTAACGCTCGGGTGGTTGCTTTATCAAACGTTACATTGATCCCATACAAGTGTTTTGCTAAGTCAGACGGTGTTCTTTTACGCGTTTTACCCATTTACTAATATTTTATTATTATTGCGTTTAAAAGTAACTACTTTGTAGACGCCTATACACTAATGATTATTGTTTTATGTGTAAGCGTATTGCTTTTATGGATACGGTGCAAATTCTGGAATAGACAACCCATTAGTCACATTTGTACGTTTACAAAACGGCGTATTTTATCTACTCCTATTTTTAATAAGTATTGTGATACATTACATGTAGTTGAAACTACTCCTGAAAAGGTGATACCTTATATACAAGAAAATTCAGCTGGGTATGAAAAAGAGAAAAATCTTATGGGATACTTAAAATATGCATACATTACATCTTATGTGCCTTTGCAAGGATGCATGACAAGTAGAAAGGTAAACTTCTTTTATCCAATGAGAATGAATGCCTATTATCATGATTTTATACAAGCGGATACAGATAAAATTAGACGATCGTTGTTTCAAACACATGAGTACATGAGAAGTATAAAAACTAAATGTCTTATTTCTATTTTTTCAACCGAAAAAAGAATTCCATTTTTAGTTCCAGTCACTAGATATAAAGTAAATTGGGTAAAAACAACTTCATTTAAAAACTACAATATTCACTCTTTTGTAAAGGTCGACTCTACTAACCTATACACTTTATATGAAATATGGAAAACGCCTTTTCTTTGTCAAATGACCCCAGACTTAAACCATCTGCTTCATATGATCCAATCTAAAATATTATCTATTTATTACTACTATACTACAGAGTTGGAATTCGTTTTAATTTTTAAAAATACATTATGTTTAGAAAAAAACAATTGTATTTTAGATTGGATTGGTACAATTTCCTTAACAAAAAAAAGCATTCATAAAGAAATATCATCGTTATTCCATTCATTGCGTAAAACTTATCCCATTGTAAGAATTCACCAGATATCAGATACGCCTTTTTATGAACCGTATAAAACAACCGAAAAAATGTATTACATTTATAATTATGGAATTGAACGTATTTCTCCTAAAGAATGTTTATTTATTTAAACCTAATTCATGCAAAATAATATATATAAATAAAATACTTAAATAAGTGACGATAGTAAGTGTATAATGGCAAAGAAGACTACTGAAACCAAATCAAAGGTTGCAAAGACCGAGACTGAGCCAGTCAAGACTGAAAAGGTTGACGTTAAGGTTGATGTAGTTGTAGAGAAGGTGGTTGAGGCTGTAAAGGAGGAGGATGACGATCTCACTACTGCTTACACTGGTTGTATTAACAAGCTCTCTGCTATGCGACAGAATATGTCTTCTATTCTTATTGAACTTCGAACTCTGCAGAAGCGGTCTGAGCGAGAGTTGAAGGCAGTACAGAAGGCTGGAAATAAGCGTAAACAGCGAAATGCTACCAGGGCTCCTAGCGGATTTGTGAAGCCAACTCTCATCTCAACCCAGCTTGCAGATTTCCTTGCTAAGCCACATGGAACGATGATTGCACGAACTGAGGTGACCCGAGAGATTAATGCCTATATTCGTGCAAACAAGCTACAAGATCCTACAAATGGTCGCAAGATTAATCCTGATACAAAGCTTAAGAACTTGCTTACTCTTAAGCCAGAGGATGAGCTTACCTACTTCAATTTGCAAAGGTACATGAGCCAGCATTTCCAGAAGGCCACTCCAGCAGTGCCGGCTGTATAAACATATTAAATGAAAGCATCAACTTATTTTTATTTTTAATTTTTCCCATAAAATTCAACCATTCATAAAAATCAATAAATCTTGACTTTTTATATTGTTCGAATAATTTTACGTAATAAAACAGACTTTGACTAGATGCATAATAATCCGTTCCGGAAATAACACACAATTGTCTGAATTCGTGAAGGGTCATGTTTAATGAATTCAGTATAATTTCTAAATTATACATCATGGCGGTCTGTAAATCAATATCAACATTGCGAATGATACGGCCACATCCATAAATAAACATGTCCATGTCATCACTCATACACGCATAAACTTGATTAGTTAGCATGAGAGTGGCACATACTTCATCTGCTTCATTTGGTGCATCTATATATACTGCACCAAACGAATCCATGATTTTTTTTACTTGATATACGTCAACTTTACTAACCTTTGTAAACTCTCGTTTTAAATGACTGAGTGAACCTTCCGTTTCTGTCTTTTCCAACTCTTTATATTTTTTCCATGCTTCATTTTTCCGTTCCTTCCTACTATCCAACGTTTGTTGCTTTATATCAGTAGGTTTACCATCGAACACGAATATAGGACATATTGAAAATTGTGAAAATAATTTAATCATTTTTTCCATGTCTACAAGAAGAGACCCAGATGCCTTATATTTGTATAAATAAATAGAGGTATCAATAACTATTTTTTTATTGGAAAGAGTAGCTAGATCAATTGTTTGAATTCCAGAACAGTTGGTTGTAATGTATTTATTAAGATGGCGAACTCCCATTTAAAATTAGGGTTTAAATGGGAGTTAATCAATTTTATTTAAAATCATAGTGTAATGAAACGAATTTTGTTAGTGTTAATTGGATTGGTTGTTTACTCCATATTTACAGTAGACGTTTTAACAACAAAACCATATTCTTTAAAACGTGACGGGTGTTGTTTGTTAAAAAATGTATTAAGTAAAGAAGACATTGACATACTACTAAGAGATTGTAAACATTCTCATTATAAACATGCGAAAGAGTATATACTGGCACATAAAACCATTTTAAAACGAATACAAAAACACGTTTCTACAGATTATAATTTTCAAGATTATATCGTAATCATTCAAAAGTCATCCATACATACGTGTCATAGGGATTACAATGGTAGCTTATTTAATAAAGGTCAAAAACATCCTTCGTATACTGTATTGATTTATTTAGAAGAAATGGAAAAATGCCTTGGCGTAATTCCTAAAAGTCATAAAAGCAAATACAGTTACAGTTTGAATTTAACAAATAAAGTAGAACATGTTGTTTGTAACAAGGGTGACCTATTATTATTTGATGCCAATTTAATTCATGTAGGGGCACTAAATGAAAAAGAAGATAATGTGAGAATACAAATGAAAATAACACATAAAGATGATGTTGACGTTCTGGATTATTATGAAGATTACAATAAGGTATTGAATGAACCTAACCATTTACCAAAACAGGTTGTAAAGTTCCAGAGAGATTTATCCTGTATGGTTCCTTACATTTCAACCTTAACACAAACTGACGCAATGAAACAGTCTATGAAAAACACACAAGGTTCTATAAGTAAGTTATTCTCTTATGTATTTTACGGAAATAGTAACTTTTATAATTTGAAAAATGCATTTTAAAATAATGTGTTAAAAAAATGCTAGATTGGATTGTATCCATCTTTATCATATGTACATTTTCTATTTTTTTGGCAGTGGATACGTTTAATGGAAGCGTTCAATCCGTTCAAGATAACTGGAGTTTATACCGTTGTAATCCAATTATGATGCCAGTAGCAAGCTATTTCGCACCTAAAGGATCTACCGTTACCACTCAGGATAACTTTTCTTATTGTGTTCAAGGAATGATGACGAATTTTGCACCTGGAATTACACAACCGTTTAATTATCTTCAAAGTATGACGGTAGACATGATGGGAAGTATTAACGAAAGTCTGTCTGCTTCAACCGAACAATCGTCGTATATGTCATTTAATATGGCAAACATTTTTGGGTCTATTTACGGAGTATTTCTAAATGTAATTGTCGAATTTAACGTGTTGGTTATTAAATTAATGGATACCCAAGGTAAAATATCTGGCATTATAACAACCCTACTGTATATTATGACAGCAGTTCAATATACATTTGAAAGTATGTGGGCTGGAATACCAGGTAAAATGATTAAAACGATTGGACGTATCTAACAAAAAAATAAAGCGTAGTAGTATGGCACTTTCACCTGTTATTATCGGTTTAATTGTAGGGGGGTCGTTATTGCTTGGAGGAATAATGCTTAAAAAAAGTGTAAATACAAATCAACAAGATACTGGATTTGGAACTGGAGGAACTAGACGAAGACGTTGTTTAAGGAAAACTAGAACGAATAAATAAAAATAAAATAATAATGTATGTCTGCAGAAGGTATAGCTATAGCAGGAGCAGTACTTGTTGGAATAATTTTTATTGGTGCAACAACATTTGCCCGTAGTGGAACAAGTATGTTTTCACCCAGAGGTTCAATTACAGATAATGAGCGTAGAAGCTCGAGTGCAGATTCTGAAAGCAGTTATGTTTCTGCTAAGGGAAGCTTTGGCGGAACACGCAGAAAGATAAAAGGGAGTAGACGGCGTTTTTAAACCCATTCCAAATATATGGATATTGATGTATTATATAAAAATAGAGGATATTTAGAAACATATGGAAATGACGTATGTATAACTATTTTGCTATTTTTATGTACGGTTGGAATTACAAGTTATTCTACGTATCAATCCTTACTGTTACAAATAAAAACAAACTGGAGTGAAAATAGATGCAACCCGATTTATATGCCATTTGCTGGAGTTATAATGCCTCAACCTGGTATATCTGCAACAGATACAACAATTGATAATTTTTCATATTGCATTAAACAGGATGCTTCTATGGTGTTTAATATTGCCCTAATGCCTTTAGAATTTGCAATGTTTATTGTAATTGATTTTATAGACTCCGTGATGATTTCCATTATGGCATTTATGAAGTTTATACAATGGCTTAAATCTCAGCTTGGAGGAATTGTTGCTTCTTTATATACACAAATTTTAAAATTTATGATCCCATTGATTGAAATAACCATTCATATTCGTGACATGCTTGCCAAAATAAACGGAATTGCAGTTACGTCATTATTTTTAACTATGAACGTTTACAACACTACCATGTCAGGAATTATTAACGTCATGAACGTACTAACAGATTTATTAATTATTCTTATTTCCACGATTGTAGCAATGCTTGTTTTATCCTTTATATTACTTATGACACCAGCATTCCCAGTAGGATTAACACTATATGCTACGGTGACTGTAGTTCTTTCATCCATTTTAATACCAACTATTCTCATGTATACACTTATGCATGAATTCACAAATTCTATTAATGAACCTTCGCCAAAGCCACAATCGGTTCCATCTATAAAGAAAAAACGGTAGTATAATCTGTTTAGTTTTTTTTAATCCAATAACCCGAACTATTTCTGAAAGCGTTTCAAATCAAGGACATTATGGACATGCCATTCAAATGCAAAAATTGTATTTACACAATAGATTTTTATTTGTAATGCCAATAAGAGTATTTACAATAACCATTGCAATTAGTTTTTAAAACTTATGAAATACAGTAAAACGATTGGATACGTTAATACAAGATATGTGTATACAAAATTCATGTGTAGATCAGTAGAAAGTCTCGTAGAAATATGCGGAAGGCCAAACGTAAATCTAGAGTAAAAAAATAATTAATTCGTTATATTCTTTACATGTAAGAACGCATGGAACTATATGTTTCAATGGATAAATTAGATAGAGCACAATTTAAACGGTCGCCATCTTTATGATGCATCACGATTTTTTCATTAATGTTTACATTCAAAAACGCCAAGAACATGATCCTACTACGCATGTATTGGCGTTTTTGAATTAAAATGACATTGTATCCTTGATTATGATTTGCTGTATTTTTGATACTCTTCCACATGCCAGATTTGAATTGACGTTCAATTTCACCAGTTTCATGAATGCGAAACAATGAATCCATGATACACATTTCAATCATGGTATTTTTTGAAAGGATACCTTATAAATTTGTATTTCAATTTATTTTAAAAGATTGAACTAAACTTCAAGATCATGCGCGTTTACAATACCTGTAATAAATTGGTGTGCTAGTTTTTTATTATTTTCAATTGCCAACATCTGGATGTAATTTTTACATCCAGGTTCATCTTTAGCGGTTAAATGGTGACATTCATTTATTTTCATATTAAATGTATAAGATGTAGCGAAAACTTTATAACAAGATGCATTATAATAAACATTCATTGTTTTAAATTCGTACTGTAATAAACGTTCAAGTATTCTCACCTGTTTACTTGAAACTTCATATACAAACCATCCTCTGGTTCTCCAGTAACATATGTTGAATCTCTATCTGGAATAGATATAGTTTTACCCATTTTGTATAAATCTGCATAAGCTGATACCTAAGATATACCCCAGGTTTTATACTATTGTATTATAAACTATAAGTCAATTGAACCCATATTTAAAATATTTTTGTATTTTATGTTGAACCAGATTGGTAGAATTATTTGCGTGGTTATACTCGTAATCATGGTTTTATATATCGGGTTACAATATAAAAAACGTGGTTGTTCATCCATTGCAATGGCAACCATTACTGGAATGAGTAAACGGGATATTCGTTTTGGGTTATCTTTTAGAGATTACTATATAAAGTCCTCTTATAACAGTTGCTCGTCCGGACAATTTAAAAATGATTGGGTTGATTTATGTGCTTTAACCAATGTTATTAAACAAGGGTGTAGAGTACTTGATTTTGAAGTGTATATGGTGAATGACATTGCCGTAGTGGCATCATCAAATTCTTCTAAATTTACTGAAAAGGGAACGTATAACTCCATTGCCATAACGGACGTCATTAAATTAATTTCAGAACAGGCCGTTTCCAGATCAATGTCTACCGAAACCTGTCCGAATTCTTTTGATCCGCTATTTTTACATTTTAGAATAAAAAGTGAACATGCTGATGTTTACAATCAAATTGCAGATGCAATCGTTCATTTTTTAGATTCTAGGTTACTGTCGAATGAATATAGTTATGAAAACAACGGAAGTAATTTAGGAATGGTTCCCATTAAAAACTTATTAGGAAAAGTAATTATTTCAGTAGATAAAATAGAAACTAGTATCGGTCCTAAAATGAATGAATTAGTAAACATTATGGGAAATTCAGCATTTCTTCGTTCACTATCTTACAATGACGTAGCACATACACCAGACATGGATGAATTGATTGATTTTAATAAAAAAAATATGACCTATTGTTATCCAAATTTATCCTATACGTCAAATAATTACAATAGTTCAATTGCAATGCAATATGGTGTTCAAATGTGTGGTATGTGTTTCCAAACCAACGACACCTTTTTAC